CCAACACATGGTGCAGTTCCTGCGCTTACAGTAAACCTGGTATCACCATAACCTGAGGTATCTGAACCTAAAGTTATTGTTGCAGTCAAAACGTTACCGTAAGTCCAGATGCCCCAACCTCCAGTTTGCTCTCCAGAGTCCATTTCAAACCAAGTAATATTCCACATATACGGATCTATATTGCTAGCGGAACCAGGCTCCCATGAAAGGGTTACAGCGTTTCCAGAAGCTGATGCACTTAGATTTGCTGGAGGATTAAAATACGGCGCTAATGTTGTAGTAGTTGGCACTACTTGGGTTTTTGTAAATGCAGAAGCTGGAACAATTTCCCAACCATTTCCTATGTTCCAATACAAAGTGGTCCATGCTCCACCACCATTTTCGTAAAACCAAAAAGTTAATTCTTTTGAAACTCCTGCGGTAAATTGTTGAGGAGCTGTAGGGTTTCCTCCGCCACCTTTATCTCTCCAGTTGTCGTCAATTAATACGCCATCTAAAATTAACTTATTTCCGTCATCTGCAGTTGGCAGGAAAGGAATTGCACCAGTAACTGGAGAGGTTATATGTCCTTCGTATTTAACGAGAAAATCTTCATATAATCCAAAAGGCGGAGAAGAATCAAAATCTTGATCAATATTAGCAACGGTCATAGTTCCAACTGATGGCCTGCCAGAGATATCAGGCAAGGGGGGAGAGCCGTTATAGCCAAAATTATTATAAACAGTTACGTTAAGACCAGGCTCTGTAGTTGCTTTTGAAGAAGATGGAAATACAAATACAACTGCAAAAAGTACAGCTAGAATCCAAGATCCTCTACGTGGTTTTATACGCATTTTACCCCTCCAGGTATTCACAAATTATAGTAAGGGGTATCTATTTTTTTTACGGCGGCTAAATTGAAAAGACCCTCGGCACTAAGCCAAGGGTCTTTTCGTATGCCTCCGTTGCAAGGACTTATATCATATCACGTTACTCTGGTTTTGGCAACGCTCTCCATGCAGCTTCCATCTTTGCAGCGTCTTTTGCAAACTCTGGTTCAAGTTCGATATGAATCCACTTGCCGCCAAAAGAGCCTGCATTTTCTTTTTCATTGTAAATCTTTACGCCAGCTTCACCCTCACCGCGTGAACAGCGATAGCCACGACCATAACCGGGCTTACCATCTTTTGCATTAGCGTCAAAAGCGTAGTCGTGTATTTCTACTAGACCAAGTTCTTTAGTATACTTAAGGAACCATTCCCACATTGCTAAGCCAACCTTGCGGTCACTGTAGCCAATGTCAGCTGCAGCCCCAGTTGCATGAACGCTAAGCCATTTCTCCATTCCTGGATCGCTTGCTTTCTTTCCTGCTGTGTGGGAATTTCTCATTAAGCGATTTGCATATATTCCCATATTGGTCGCTTTCCAGCGACGATTACATGCTTTTACAAACCATTCTGTTCCAGCACCGGCTTTTTTTCCGTCAAAGGCTGGGTAGTAAGGGTATTTTCTTGGCATTTGTGTTTCTCCTTTTAATTTAAATATATTGTTATAGTAACAATACTGGGGTAATTATATCTTCCTATTTTCTATTATTCTATGGTTTTGTATCTCATTAGAAAATCTATCATAGAATGTTTTTTTATTTTTAGAATAGGTTGCATCAAACCATGGGGCAGTGATTCCATTTTTTCTGGTAGATCCCCATGAATCTTCTGATGTAAAATCTATAAAATAATATCCACATTTTTTTCCATATTTAGTATAAGCCCTGAAGCATAGATCGTGGTCATCCATAATTTGTGGTGAATAAATCTCATCTAAATAGTTTAAATTACTCAATACATCGTGGTCAATCATAAGAGGCCCTCTATTTACACAAGATCTTACGGCAAATGTTTCCCTATCTGTGTTGCTAGCATCTGCGTGATCCACGTCCAACACTGTTAGCTCGCTATTTATTTCCCAATTGTGTGCTGTTTTAGCAGTGACAGCAAATACATCATCAAAAATAAATGGTTTTAATAAATTTTTATTCCATGAATATTCATTTATTATCATATCATCTTGGATGATTATGACTTTATCTCCCTGACTTTTCTTTAGGCCTATATTATTAGCTTTAGTTTCAAAAACATCATCTGCATAAAATATCTTTGTATTGTCTTTTAAATTAGATAAAACTATTTCTTCTGAGTTGTCTGAACATCCGTCCAGAATAATAATTAACTCATATTCCCCAACTGTATTTTTATAGATAGATTGCATGACATCTTTAATCATCCAATCTTTATTATGAACAGTCAAAATCAAGCTGTGCATATCAAAGCTTTTTAAATACCCTATTATGACCAAGGGCTATAAGATGCTGGTATTGATTATTGTTAATTAAAATATCATCTATAGCTCTAGCAACATCTTCATGACCATGAAATTCTGGAGATGATCCTAAATTTATTCTAGACGAGGCGTCGTCCAATATAAGTAGGCCTTGTCTCTTTAAGCACTTGTGCGCTAGTTCTATATCACTTACAACGTCCTCATAGTCATGACTGCCATCTATGTATATCATATCAAATAATTCAAGATTAATAATTTCATCTTTTATTAAAGGGTCGGTTGAGTAACCTTTAATAATTTTAGTATCTGATATATCAAGTTGTAAATCAAAATATAATTTATTTATTGCTGCAAAATAATCTTGATCTAAGTAATTAGAATACTTATCTCCACTACTGTCCAGTGGAGAAACTCCATATATTGTTTTATTCATCTTGAATATGCTTGCTATTAGTTCAACTAAGGAAAGCACGGAGCCTTTATAAACCCCTATCTCAAGAAAACTGAATGTGTCTGGCATCTGATTAACCAGATGCAGCCAAAGATATCTGAACGCATCCTCTCCGTAGCCACTAGATGTTTCTCTGACTATATTAATATGATTAGCAAGTTCTTTTATTTCAAGAGAACGAACTTTGAACATGTCATAAATCATAGAATTATAATGTTCAGAGTTTTCCCATTTATTGCAGACTTCTGAGAACTCTTTACTGAGTTCTTCTCTTATTAAATCTTTAACAGTAGACATTATTTTGTATGTACTTCCATATGTAAGGGTTGGATATGTTTGGATTTGTTTTTAATACTAAGTTAGTCAAAATGCTTTGATCATGTCTATGATCTTTAAATCCAGGCAGGTTATCTTTTCCGCATGTATTTGGTGTATCGGTTATTAAACTCGGCATTTTGCAAAAGTGTAACCATTCCTTACAAAAATTTATGGAGCTTTTATTTTTAAACCATGCAGACAGGCCAGCTTCAACTTGTGTTGCATTCCAATACTCTTCTGTATCGCAATCCATATAATGAAAACAATCTCTCTTAGTCCATTCTCCATGGGGGAATTTATTTTCTAAAACTAAACAGTAATTATCTTTATTCATAGAGTCCTGCAAGTAGTCAAATATATTAAGATCAACTACATCACCTATATCATGATACAAAAGAATGTCTCCATCTTCCATCTCGCATAGAGTCTCATGGATTATATAGGGCTTCCAAAGCCAATACCCAGCACCTCTGTTTGAGTCAAGGATATCTTTATTGTCTAAATAAAATAATGTAGTATGTAGTCTTTCTGAAGTGTATCTAATATAGATAATATCTTTTTCAGAACATCTATCTTTTAAATCTGTCTGAATATGATCTCTATCTGGAGTTGTATAGGTTATTAGATACTTTTTCATTTATATAATTCCTAAAAATTCCTTTATTTTTAGAACGTCATTGTCTATATGATTCTGCATATAGTTTGTAAACTCCGCTCCGTCAACAGAATATCTTTCTGGAGTATTTGTTTCTGCGTAAGATGTATCCATCTCAGACTTTCCAGCTGAATAATGCAGGTGTTCTATTACTACATCTGGACAGTAAGTAATTGCCTCAAGTCTTAAGCCTAACTGCATCCAAAAGTCATCAGCATAGAGGTGCTTCTTAGGGTGAGTTGGAAGAACCATAAGTCCATTAATAGGCTTAATAATATTTGTAGAAAACATGACTGCGGTACAGAGCTTTTCTCCTTGTATCAGATCGTTGCCATAAGAAAATCCATAGCCCTTTTTCTCTATTGGCTCTAGTAAAATCTTATCCCAATCTTTTGTTCTAATCCTATGGTCGTCACCCATGAACGCAAAGTAGTCATACTCATTAACGTACTTTTGTGATATTAAATTCATTGTTTGGGGAGCATATACTCTTGGTCCAACCTCATACATAACTCCATCAATTTTTTGATAATTATGCTCATCATCCTGGTCAAGACCAAACACTATATCGCAAATTGAAGAATTCTCTAAAAAAGTTTCATATAGTTGATTGGCTTTTTCTGGTCTACCTCTAGTGGGAACTATTAATAGTATTTTTTTCTTCATCGTAAACTCTTTCAACGATCCAATTATATGTTCTTTTGATTCCCTCAGACAAAGGAAGAGAATAGTTCCAGTTTAACTTTTGTCTGATTAAATTGTTGTTTGAATTTCTTCCTCTTACTCCAGTTGGACCAGGTACATGTGACTTAGTTAAGTTCTTTCCCTCTATAGAGGAAGCTAAGTCTACTAATTGGTTAATGCTAACCATCTCTTCTGAGCCAATGTTTACTGGTCCAATAAAATCAGAGTCCATAAGTCTACGGGTAGCTTCAATGCATTCATCTATATAAAGGAATGATCTTGTCTGCTCTCCATCACCCCATATTTCTATAGAGTCTCCATTTGATGCCATCGCAACTTTTCTACAAATGGCTGCAGGTGCTTTTTCTTTGCCACCCTTCCAAGTTCCTTCAGGGCCAAATATATTATGGTATCTAGCAACTCTTACTTTTATTCCATAGTTTCTGTAAAAAGAAAAATAAAGTCTTTCACTAAAAAGCTTTTCCCATCCATACTCACTATCTGGATTTGCAGGATACGCAGAAGACTCTTCGCAGTTTGGATTATCTGGATCCATCTGATTGTATTCTGGATATATGCACGCAGAACTACTGTAAAAAATTTTAGTACCTGGAGCATTATTCTTAATTGAATTTAATACATTTAGATTAATTGTTGCTGAGTTATGCATAACATCTGCGTCATGATCACCAGTAAATATATATCCTGCACCACCCATATCTGCAGCAAATTGATATACCTCATCAAAACCAGTTGAGATCTCATCAACAAACTGTGCGTCTCTTAGGTCTCCGATTAAGAACTCATCTGCAGGTGAAATGGAAAAACTAGGAAGCTTTAAGTCTACAGCTCTTACCCAGTACCCCTCTTGTTTTAGTCTTTTTACCATATGGCTTCCTATAAAGCCACCACCACCTAATACTAGTGCTTTTTTTTGTTGTGATTTCATATTACATGACTTTCTTTAACTGGTTGATTTGTCCATGTTGCCACTGATTCATCTGCCCTACTAAAATAGTAAACTTCTTCATCTGTTAGGTTTGAACTATTAGAATACCAAGGCAGATGCCTAGCAGAGTATGGTGGGGCCGATCTAAGGCCAGAAACATCATGGTCAGCCCCTGCTACATATAGCGCAAAAGTTGTATCTATTGGGGCATCAAAGAAATGATCATCTAGTCTTCCCCAAAATTGGCTTTCCCATCTTTCAACTTTTTGTTTATTTATATAATGATCTGGTAGATCATCTATTTTAAGAGATAGTCCTATTTTTGGCCTATGTAGGTTAGCGTACTTTTCAAGACTTTCAGAAAAAAAAGAAACTACATCTAGTGGACAATCTTCTGTAGGTAGTATGTCGCAGTCGGTTATAACATATTTATTGTACTTGCCATATTTTTCCACCAACCCCGATTGCCAAGGAGAAAGATGAGAATTTATATCACTATTAAAAACAGTGTGATTTGTATTTCTTAAATACTCTAACATTGGTTCATATTGACTTTGATTGTCACATATAATAATGTTTTGATGACCAGCTTTTTCTAACCAATTTATTAATTTTGATAAATATGAAACTCTATCTCTGGAAATAATTATAATTGGAATCTGTTCTGAAGGAATCTCTTTGATCATATGTTTTGTATAACTTTCTCTTTTTTTCCACACTTCTATTCTACTGTCTGGGTCCATCCAACCAGTGCCATAGTCCCAGCCTTCATGGTACTCGTGTCCCCACATACATTTTACTGCTTCTTTTTCGTTATAATAATAACCATTCCATTTTTTGTTAAAAAAGTCCCAAGATCTTGCACCCATCTCTGCCCATTCTCTGGATGCAATGTTTCCACTAGCATGGCCTCTGTGAGAGACAAAAGAACGGGCTGACGCATAGAGGTCTAAGCCAAAGTTTTTAATTCTAATTGAGTAATCAAAATCATCTGCACCCAAAGGCATTCCGGTATCAAGAGGTCCTATTAATCTCCAATTAGAAGCTTTCATTACCATGCAGGCTCCAGCAATGCTGGATATTTTTATAGGTTCTTTGGATTCAATTTTTTTATATAATTCTTCAACATCAATAACCCCATCAACATATTCAGGGTAGTAATTTAAACAGTTTTGAAGCGGTGGTAAACCAAACCCAACAGGCCCTACTGCACCTGCGTTTTTTTCATATAAGTCTTCTACCATTCTTCTGATAGAGTCTTCAGGATAATATATATCATTATTTGAATAATGTATTACATCTTCTTGATCATAGTATGTCTCAAGTGCGCAATTAATTGCAGGTGTCCAAAAAAAATTTGCTGGACTTTCATGAATAATTATGTCGGTACCAAAATTTAACTTGAGTTCTTCAACAGTTCCATCGGAAGATCCATTGTCCCAAACAACTATCTTTGTTGGCATTGTTTGATGCAATAAAGAGTCTACTGTCAGGCTAGTGTTTGTTTTGTCGTTGTAAGATATGATAATAGATATTACTTTTTTGTCTGAAACTAAAGACATAAAACATCCTATTTAGTAAGTCTATTTAATTCTTTCTCCATTTTAGCATATTTCTCCAGTGTACCCACTGCCATAAAAGCCACATAGCCATAAAACCTGGCTTATCGAATACTATTGAATAAATAGCCCACGGAATAGAATGAAGAGCAACGATCATATGACCGTGCCACTTCTTGTTACCTACTTGATAGCTTCCGTAAACACCTACTAGCTCCATCATAAAAAGAAGCCATGTCCACATTGTCTCACTCATTTTTTTTCCTAACTAATTAAACCTTTTAATATTAAAAAATGTAATCTACTTAAATCTGCTGGAGTGATACTAAAAACATATTCAGCATTGTCTACAGTAGTTATTTTTATTGCATGTATTTGTACCAGATCTCCATTAGAAGAGATGGAGTTTGTTTCTGTAGAAATAGAAATAGAATTTATAAGCGGCATGAAGCCACTAAAAAAATCATCAGACATTTTATTTTTTCTTTTTACCTTTTGCAAAAGTAGCTATGTTTTTTGGAGCCTGACCCTTGACGCCTTTTGTCGGTGTGCCAGACTTTCTTTTTCTTTGAACTGCACTTTTTCTTTGTGCCGAAGACATTGCTTTAGCCTTTGCTGCAGGGACACACTTAGCATATCCAGAACCGCCGGCACCAGAAGTGCCGCAGGGTTGAAACTTGCCCTTCTTTTTAGGGGCACCTATGTTAACCCACTTTTGATCAAACCATTTAGTGAGACCAATACCTTTAGGGCCTGGCATATTATTTCTTCTTAGCCTTCTTGGTGGAGACAGTTTTCCATCCGCCTCCCATTGACTTATATTTTTTAGCTGCCCATGCATTGGCGTATGCGCTGGGGTAAACATCAAATTTTGCCTTAGCTTGTGATTTTGCTGCAGACCAGAGCGCAGGCTTTGTTGGCTTATTCATTTTTGCCATGTTATAACTCTTTATCTTCTTTTTTTTGATTGTCTCGACCTGCTAGATAGCCGCCGATAATTCCTATGAGTCCCACTAATGCGTTTTGCACCAAAGCAATTGCTTCAGGATTTGTTGCTACTGCTTCACCAGTTGATGATTGTTGAAGTAGTAGTGAAGAGTACTCACCCACAACAACAAGACCGATAAAAGCTAGTATTCCAAGAGTTATGTATATCATTAACTTATCTTTAATATTCATAATGTATCTACTTCTTTTTTCTTTTAGCAGAAATCTTTCTAAGAGTCTTAGCTAGATTAGCCTGGCGAACAGTGGTAGCGCTATACTTGTCTGGATTTTTTGTTACAGCTGCAGCCATACCCGCAACTGATTTGCCAGCTTTCTTTGCTTTAGCAGTAAATGCACCGGGTCTTTTAATGGCACCTTGAATCCATTTTTTATCTGACTTTTTTTTAGCAGGCATTACTTGCCTTTTTTCTTCATTATTGCTTTCTGAATAAAGGGAGGAAGCTTCTTTTGTGCTGCTGTCATTTTGGCTGCACCTTTTTTAGCCGCGCCCTTTTTAGCCGCGCTCTTCTTCATTCCACCCATTTTTTTTGAGTCCATTCCTTTTTCTTTTTTCATTCCATAAGCCATTTTATGCTCCTTTGTTTTTGTTTGTTTTTTCTTTTTCGATTTTCTTCATGTGCCAATCAATATGGCCATCTAATTTATCATCGACTTTATCTACTTGTTCATCAACGTGATCTATCTTGTGATGTAGATTAATTATATCATCTTTAACTGTTACCAGCATACTGGCAACAACGTTGTGATCAGCCTTATTCTCTGCTCTACCCTTTTGTATAAGGGCTGCTATAACGCCACCAACGGCAGCAATAATGGCAACGGTTATAGCTTCCATATTACCACTTAACCCTGTCTGCCCAGTAGGCTGCCGACATTTTACCTTTAGAAATATTCTTAGCGTGACGGGCCTTAAAAGATTTTCTTCTAGCAGCATAGGACTTTGATTCGCCTTGCTTTTTAGGGGAGCCAGAAACACCCTGTTGTCCAAACCTAATTGTTTTAACTTGATCGCCAGACTTGGCAACTACTATATGAGATTTTTTCGGATGACTTGGAGTTCTTTTCGGCTTATTGAAGCCAGATACTCCGAGCCCTTTTTAATCTAGGATCTCTTTTTGCTGCCATTTTTTTTCCTTTTAGTTTTAGATTTTTTCTTATTTATATCGACCAAATCAATTCCGTACATTGAATTGTTTGTACCCATTCTTGGTCCACTGATGTATATTTTAGACTTAAAACTCATAGTATTTTATTCCTTAGGAGATTCTGGATTGTCTTCGCCCTTTGGTTTTTTTGGAGGTTTATTTCCCTTATATACTTTTCTAAACTTTGCTAAAGACATATATAAAATAGTAAACAAAAAAACGGCTTTCCAAACAAGGAAGCCGTTTTTTCGTAAATAATATTAATTATTTTTTCTTTGGCGTTGCCTTTTTTGGTGTCGCCTTTTTGGTAACAGCTGGTTGTCCAGATGCAGTCTTCTTTGGTCTACCAGGCTTCTTTGCCTGCTTAGCCTCTTTGACTACCTTTGCTACCTCTTGTTCTACTTTTTCTTTAATTTCTTCAGCTGACTTATCTGCTACTGCTGCCACTGAATCAATATTTGAAGATACTTCATCAATAACTTCTGATAAAACTTTATTATCTTTTATAATGTCAGACTTCTTAAGTTTAGAAAGAAGTGATTTAATTTTAGTAGCTAGTTTCTTGAACATAATTTACCTCTTGATTTAATTAAATTAATTAATATTATTTATAATATATTAGTACCCATAAAGTAACAAAAGTCCCAGATTATTTCTGTTGAGACTCTTTTATTATGGAATATCTGTCTCCAGTTTCCTTTGAAACTAAAGCAAAGCCGTAAGCTGCTGCTTCCTGTATAGCCTCTCTCAAGGATTCTTTATCAGAAAGATCTACATTTTCCATGGGTAAGGCTAATCCTGCATATACATCTATATTTTCAAAGTTTCCTATATTTATCTTTCTATTAACACCACATATTAAAACTGGATTTGTAGTGATAGAAAGTGATCCGCCTATAGTGGAAACCATAGAATCCAATGGGGAATCTGATGATTGTTCTTGTGCTGTCTTATTTATCTTGGGCATTTTCCTGGACTCCTATTGATTTAATTGTTTCTTGGACTTGATCTTCTACTGACATATTATCTGTATTAATAATAATACTAGATAAATCTTTAACGTCTATTAATGACTGTTCAGAAGAATGAGAGCTTTGTTTATCGTTCATTAATTGACCATCTCTCTTTAGTAGTCTATCACTAAGAGTATCGTCTGATGCGTCAAAATATATAACTTTTCCATTTACAGTATAGATAATTGAATTAGCTTCATTTGGATATCTTACATCAGAAATGATAACATAAAATGGTTTTTCTTCCTCGTCTTCTTCTAAGGAAGAAAGATACTGAGAATGAATTAGATGAGATTTTCTTATCGCCCATCTAGCAAAACAGTCTGGGTATCCCTCTCTGCATATGTCTCCAGCTTTTTGAAGAAAGCTTCTTGGCTTAGATTCAGAACTATCTATTTTAAGATTATAGATTTCGTTAACCTTAGCCACTAAATCATCGTAGTCTGGAATTATACCAATTGGAGACTTTCCATATAAGTCAAACAAAGTTTCATGAATTGCGTACTTAATTCTTGATTCTTTATTGTGTCCTTCGATATTCTTTTTTGCCGAAAACATTTCATACAGCGGCAGAGCAAAGAATATGTGATCCCACTTTGCCCCGTATTTAATTGAGTCAAAAGAACCTTTTGGAACTATAGCCTCTGCAACGGATGTCTTTCCGCTACCAGCTCTTCCAGCAAGCCCTATTATGTGCAAATTTTTACTCATAGACGAATTATATCACTTTTTTTCTTCTTGTTCTTTTCTTTTTTCTAGCTGATCTAGAAATTGTTTACATAAGAAATCTGGCTCCCATACAAAATTTCTTGGAACTTGTAATACTCTAAAATTAAACTCAGATCTTATATCTTCTATTGTCATTAAAAGAGGTATTAAAGATTTGTTCTTGCATTTCCATTTTCCATTAATATGATTTGCTACCACAGCAGAATCAGTATAAATAATTGGATCAATAAAATCAGACATACTACATATCAATAATGCAGATATAACAGCTTCATACTCGGCTTCGTTATTTGTTCTTGGGCCTAGACCTCTAGCAAACTGAGCAACTTTTTTTCTATTCTTATAAACTACCGCAGCACATGCTGCTTCACCAACCTTTTTTTGACCCTGCCCCCTAGATGCCCCATCGCAAAAAACTTCTATATGCATACTAGTCTACTTTTACTCCGCATTCAATTCCTCTTTCTTTTGCGGTCTTCGTTAAATTCTCTTCTTGTTTGGAAGAAGAGATTAATAGTGTTGTATTTAAAAGGAATCTTTTTTTCTTATAAGATATTTGAGTTGGAAAATTTATACTATCACGAACCTCTGTGTACAACTCTTCTGGAGACTCAACTGACTTATAGTGCCCTATATATTTTAACTTCATATTAAAATTCAAAATCTTTCTCTGTATAAAATCCTTTTTCTTCTCTGGCATTAGCTATCTGCATTGACTGCATTTTGTCCATAAGTTTTCTTGCAGACTCAGAAGCTATTCTAGAAGATGTTTCCATTGATTCGGCTAAGTGAACAAGAGATTCGGCTACCACTAAAGCTTGATACTCTTCTTCTGCAGCTGACATTGCTGCAGCTTCTCTCTCTGCCTCATTCTTGCCTATTCTATTCTTTTTATATATTGACTTGTATCTACCTTCTGTGAGTTTGTAATGAGCTCTAGCCATGCCGGCAAATCTTGCCCCTCTACCATAAGCGTTTGAAGTCTTTGCTACCAAGCTTGCAATGTCGTGTATACCGAGATCAACATGATCCATATCTGGTATCTCTACAAAATAGTTTTTGTAATTTCCTACGCTAGCGTAGGCATCTATGACTTCTTTAATTTGTGGACCAAGAAACTCTGCTAACAAAGTATTTAAAGCTTGGTAATTATTCTGCTCAATCATTTTAATGCCTTAGTAAATCCTCTAGGTTTGAAGTTTTTATAATATTAGAAATTTTTGTTCGTATCCTAGAGAGGTGCTCTCTCACTGTATTTGGATGTTCTGTTATTATATCAGCTATTTCTGATGATCTTTTGCCGATCGACGTATCTCCATTTAAGAAGCTGCCTTTCTTGTATTGAAAGCTCATTAAAAGGTTGAGCAGCTGTATCGCCCATAACCCATATCTCATCGATCTGCTCTACGGCCAGCATATTATCGAAATCAACATCTAAAGCTGGCGCTTTAAATCCCACCTGAGTTTCACCTTCTTCTGGCTCATAGTCGTCATCAGTTATTAAGGGAAAAGATTTTCTTCCTAACTGATCTATCAAAAATGTATCTACATTTTTTTTAAGAAGATAAAAAAAGTAACTATACAAGAATGCGCTAAATGGTATTGGTCCTTTTTCTGAATCTTTCCTTTGATACCTAGCAATGCATTGAAAGAATGTCATGTCAACTGTCTGTCTAATATCTTCTTCATCGCCATACCTTTTTGCCATGTAAGTTATGCCGTTGCATTGCTTCTTGAACTACTTTTGATGTTTGTGAATTTACCTTGTTTCTTATGAGATTTCCTCTTGCATAGTTATCTTTAATAAATAGAGCTATAAATCTTCTTATATCATAATCATTTAAGTTATATTTTCCGTGATATAACATTGTTGTATACTTCATAAGAAAATTGTTAAAAACTTTTATAAGTTCTACCTGAGCTTTTGAGTTGCCCTTCTTTGCTTTATCTATTAGATCCTGCATCTCGTTTTCTTCGAGCGTATAATACTGCTCTTTGTATGCTGCCATATTACTTTCCTTCCCAGTTATATATTTTGTCAGCGTAGAAGTCCCTAATGTCTTCATAATAAATTATTTGTGGGACTTCTATTTCTTCAACAAAAGATTTAGCAGCAGTAGAATATTTGCTAATAACCATTGTCAGCTTTGCAAATTCTTCTGGGTAGTACCTCTTAAATCTTTTAAGTTTTATTTTACTTTTGTCATCTAAGAAACCTTTTATTTCAATCCACTCTTCGGTTTTTGTTAAATAAAAATCTGGAGTATATCCTTTTGTTCCTCTTTTAACCGGAAAGGTAAACACTCTAGGTTCAAACTCTATTTCTATTTTATAGAGCTGAGATACCCTAGCAAAGTTTGCTTCCCAACTTGATCTAACATTCATTCCGGATATCTTCTCTGTAACCAGATTTTGTATGCCTGTACGCGTTGCCTTTTCCACCTTTTGGTGCTACCATGTCATTCTCAATGATGACCTTATCAACACGACTGGAAAGTATCTTTTTAAAATCTGGGTGTTTAGCTCGCAAAGATTTTTCGAGAAAAAACTCATTTGGCTTGACATGGTATATACTCATAGTGATATCCTTATAAACGTCTAATCGTAGTATACATTATACATTAACTTTTATAACAATACAAACCACAACAAAAAGGAAACAAAATGGACACATTAAACATGATTATCAATAGCTTCGTAGTAGATGTACAGTCTTCTGCTGTAAAAGCACTTGAGGAGATTGGCATTCCTACAGATGAAGCCATCAAGACAGTAGTTGATTCTGACTACTCTTTTGACCTTGTCCAGGATTCAATCAACAATCCATTTGAGCCATCAGAGCTCGTCTGATTATATTAAATTAATTTTTTAACAGAAAGACCAGGGGCTTAACGGCTCCTGGTCTTTCTGTTTCTTGCTACACCAGTAGCACAGGCTCCAGACTTAGCGTGATCACAGAATCCACACACTCTTTCATTGGAAGTTGGCAAAAAGTTATAGTCGTTTAGTATCTTATTTCCGCTTTGGACTATCTTTGCTTTTACTTCTTCTAGCTCTTCAGCGGTGTACGTATGACCTTTTCTTTTGCCAGATCTTAAATAGTAAAGCTCTGCATAAATTTCTTTTCCGAGGAAAAGCCAAAGAAGCTGCTACAGCATATATTCCGTAGCTGTAAATTATCTTTAATATTTTTTGCAGCTACTTCCCACTTGCCAGTCTTGTAGTCTATGATTTCAACTCTTGAATCAAACTCATCAATTCTGTCTATATATCCATTTACATAGAATGACCCTAGGACATACGAAAAAGACATTTCTTTTGAAACAACATTAAAATCTTCATCAGAATGCCTATCGTAAAACTCTTCTAAGATTACTTTGCCTACGTCAATTAGTTCAGGATTAATAATAGATTCTGGATCATAGTGGGACTTCTTTTCTTGATACGAATACAACAGCTTTTCATAATCTACGTGCTCAGTAGATTGAATGTTATCCTCGAGCACTGCGTGCACGATGTTGCCCAAAGTTGCTGCTTCATTAAAAAACCTTGGTTCTTTTGTTATATAGCTATAGAAGTACTTTGCGGGACACATGGTGTATGTATCTATCCTGGAATAAGATAGATCCATAAGAGAAAGCTTTGTTAGTGAATCTATCTTATCAACAGACGTAATATTAATTGCCATTTATATCTCTACCTGTAGGGTCATAAACAATATTTCCAGATTCATCGAACTCTCTGCCGTCAGCATCTAGAATGTGATTGTTATATATGTTTCTATAAGATCCATTTCCAATGGAAACCCATCCTGTGGAACCTATCTCCATTTCTTCATCAAATCTATTCATTATTAGAGTCTCCTTCTGGATCTAATGGCAGGGCTGAAACTACTTCTTTCCCTATTGTTATGTAGCAGTCTTTAAAGTTTTCTATGTTTAGATAGTAGTTAAGAACATCAAAAAGATCCTTAACCTCTGATCTATTAACGAAAAATCCAACGACGCCACACTGTATAAACATTCTGTCGTCGTAGCCATGGGTTGCTTCAGAATATTCCACTAAAGAAATATTATTTTTTGAAAGCTTTGCTAGTTCTTGTTTCATTATCTTTTCATTTCCTAAATAAGTTAATCATTTCCGTAGATTGTTATTGGGTTCCAATCTGGGTCGTTCATTTTCTCTCTCATATCCTTAAGGTATGATTCCCAATCTCTTTCATCTTCAGACATCTTTTCGTATGTAACAGATCCAGCGTATGGATTTGAATTAAATCTAGTCATTAATATTCGACCTTCTTTTGTTCTCCATCTTAAAACCCCATTTCTACAATCACAGAAGTCTTCACTATGAGGCTCTATAACTCCAGATGGGTCGTATCGCCCACTGCATCCGTTGCACTTTGTGTATCTGCCCTTGTCTTGGCATCTACCGCATGAAAAACAATATGACCAGCAGTCTCTCTCTGATGGATTTTTAAAGCTGCCATTAGCTGCCATGGCTCTCCTTTTGTAGTATTTGAAGTATTAATCGTTCTGCTTTTTTATTTGTTGTTTTATTAAACTTATAATAAAATTTTCTATCGTTGTTCTTTTGCACTAGATATACTTGTTTATTTCCATTATTATTCTTTATTATATCATAAATACAATCTAACTCTTCTTTTGTTATACAGTCTGTATCTACATATACGGATTGACCGCTATATATAGTTGAAGTGTCTACTTTTTCAACTGATGTTAAAAATATTTTATATGTGGAATTTTCGTCATCCGTCTCTTTATTGACTGTGCCAGTAATATAGGCTATTTCGCCCTCTTTAAAAAATTCATCTGAATAGTTTTTAGCTTCTCTAGGAAACACTACTACTTCTAATTCTCCAGTAGGGTCTTCTAGGTTAAACTTATACATCTTCATTCCTTTTTTGGTGATAATTTTTTTGGAAGATGTAATAATTCCACCCATTTTAATATATGCTCCCGCATTACATTCTTGAACTTGAATAATTTCAAGATCAATATTTTTTTGCACGATGTCCCAGATGCCTTCAAGCGGATGTTTTGAAACGTATATTCCAAGTTCTTCTTTCTCTTTCTCAAGAATAGAAAGCTCAATAGATCTACTAATATCTTCATCGTCTTCATTAGTCTTGTCAACAAGATCATCCATAGCACCAGAGTAGAACAAGTGTTCTAGTGTTGACTTTTTTAATATTATTGGATTACATCTTTTATAAAAATCATATAAATTTTTATAAGGGTTGTTAACATCTCTTGATTCAATAATGGCTTCTGCTATAGAGGCTCCTATTCCATTGATGGAACCAAGTCCAAATAATATTCTATTTCCATCAAATACTTCAAATTCAATTCCAGAAGAATTAATAGATGGAGGAGAAACTTTAAGGCCTAATTTTTTACAGTCATTTAAATATAAAAATAGTTTGTCCTTGTTTCCAGCAACTGATGTCAAAAGAGCTGCCATATATTCAGCTGGATAGTTTGACTTAAGATACGCTGTTATATAAGAAATCATAGCGTAGCTTGCAGCATGTGCTCTGTTAAAACCATATCCGCCAAAGTACTCAATATCTGAATATATTTTATTAGCTGAAGACTCAGATATTCCAGAGTGTTCCACGCAACCATCAACAAACTTTTTTCTAAACAAAGCTATTTTGTCCATAAGCTTTTTGCCAATAACTTTTCTTAGATCATCAGCTTCAGCAGAACTAAAGCCAGCCAATTCTCTAGCAACACCAAGAACGTCCTCTTGATACAGCATGATTCCAAGAGAAGGGGCAAGAACTTTTTCTAATTTTTGGTGATCATAAGATACCTTTGCACGCCCGTGCTTTCTGTCAATGTACAGTTTGTCCATGCCAGAACCCATTGGACCAGGCCTATAAAGAGAGATTAATGCCATAATGTCTTCTATATTTTGAGGCTGAAGTTGAACCATTAGTTGACGCATACCAGATGACTCAAGCTGGAAAACCCCTACAGCATTCCCTCTACATAGTTCTTCGTAAGTTCTCTTATCGTCAAGAGGAATAGAATCTAAATCTATTTCTATGTTTTGTTTTTTCTTGATTAGCTTTAAACATGAATCAATTACACCCAGGTTTCTTAGTCCTAAAAAATCTATCTTTAAAAGTCCACACTGCTCGACTCTTCCCATATCCCATTGAGTCACAACTGGATTGTCTACTCCTTTTTGCATAATAGGAAGGTAGTCTGTCAATTTATTTTTTGATATAACAACTCCAGCAGCGTGAATGCCTGTTTGTCTTACAAGACCTTCTAGACCTAAAGCTGTGTCGACTATTTTTTTTGAGTCTTTGTTTGATTCATATTCAGATTTAAACTCTTCAACTTCCATGCACTCAGACAAGCTTTTGGACACGCCCAAAACAGGAGGTGGAACAAGTTTTGCTATCTTATCTCCACCAGAAAAATCATAACCTAAAGCTCTTGCAGCATCTCTTAGAGATTGTCTTGCTCCAGTTCGGTTAAATGTACAAATATGAGCTACTTTATCTTCTCCATATTTGTTTTTTGCATATTCTATTACCTTATCTCTATGTCTATCGTCAAAGTCTAGATCGATATCCGGCATTGATTTTCTTCCTTCAACCAAGAATCTTTCAAAGAGAAGACCAAATCTAATAGGGTCTAGATTTGTAATGTCAAAAGCGTACGATAAAACACTTCCAGCAGCAGAGCCTCTACCCCAACCAACTCTTATGTCATTTGTTTTTGCCCACCTAACAAGGTCAGAAACAACCAAGAAGTACTCTGGAAAACCCATGTCTTTTACGACTCTAATTTCATGAAGAGCCCTATCTAATATCTCTTGTGGAAGAGGGTCTCCATATTTTCTCTTCAAGCCCTCCCACGCTAATCTCTCAAAGTATTCTATTGAGCCTTCTTTTGTTGGTATTGGAAAATTAGGAAAGTGTATTTCTCCAAAAGAAAGATCTACATCTACCATGTCATTAACTAACATTGTATTATCTAACCAATCTTTTGGAAATCTAGATGCCATCTCATCATAAGATTGAAGATAAAACTCTTCTCCAGAAAAAGAAAATCTATCTGGAGTATTCACATTTGAGTTAGTTGCAACGCATAACATAATGTCATGGGCTTGTGCATCTTTTTTGTGCACATAGTGACAGTCTCCAGTTGGAACTATCTTTGCTCCTATTTCTTGAGCTATTTCAATAAGTAAATTAGATATCTTTCTTTGCTCAGAAAGACCATGATCTTGTATCTCTATAAAATAATTCTCTTTGCCAACGATATCCTGCATTTTTTTAGCAGCTGAAAGAGCAAACTGGTAATCGTTTCTCAAAAGAGCTTGAGCGACTTCTCCGTTTAGACAGCCAGAAAGGACTATAATTCCTTCACTATATTCTTCTATTAAAGAGTGGTCAATTCTTGGCTTTCCATAATATCCATCTATAAAAGATTTAGAGGATATATTAATAATATTATGGTACCCAATATTGTTCTTTGCAAGAATGGTTATATGATAAGGGCCTCTTTGTTCCCACTCATTTTTTGCAGGACCAGATCTTTCTTCTTCATCTCTATCAAATCTAGTTTTTCTAGCCTGATAGAATTCCGATCCGAGTATCGGTTTTACCCCAATACTTTTACCTGCATCATAAAAGTCAAGCCACGAGTGTATATTGCCATGGTCTGTCGTTGCAAGGCCTGACATCCCGTAATGATTTTGCCCTTGTTAAATATTGCTCTATGTCTCCATGCCCATCTAGCATAGAAAAAACGGTATGATTATGCAGGTTCGTCCAGTTCTTCATGGAACTATTATAGTCCTCTTTCTCTATCGCTGGAGTCTAAAGAAGAGTCTCTTCTTTCTCTATAGGTGATAATTACTACTCCGCCACAATATGTGCACGGAACGGATAGTCCTTGTTGCGCAAAAGAACTCTTTTCCATGTAAGACATTGGTTGATCAGATTTGCACTCAGAACAAACTCCAATAACATCATCTGGATTATTTATCTTTTCCATCATTTTCCTTTCTATTTGTTTTATAAGCGAATCTTATTGGTGAAGGAGATGACTTTTCTTGAGTCTCTATATATTTTTCTCCTACTTTAACCCATTTTTTTCTTTCTTCTAACTGACAGCTACCACAACCAACGCCAACAGAGTTAGCTCTTTCACATGTATATGGTCTGCCACCAATGCCCATTTCTCTTCTCTTTATCCAATCATTAATATGTGCAGAGGATTTTTCAAAATTATAGTCATGACACATACTTAAAATCTCATGCAAAACTTTTATTGATTCTTCTGTATAAGTTAGAATAGAGCAAAGAAATAGTCTTGCCTCATGCTCCAAGAAACCCTGTTCTTTTGCTTGCGTATAAAGTCTTGCAAATGCTGAACAGCTTTTGAATAGTTCTTTTGGTGTAAAAACTTTTTCTGAAGCTTTAAAGTTTTTAAGTGCGTTAGTGCCATTTTTGTTAAAGTAAGAAAGAAAGTCTTTACTTCTTTCTTTTTCTTCTTCCATTTTATAAGAGTACTCCCTATACCACTCATTGGCTTTGTAGGAAAAAACATAAGGTTCATAATCAATATTCTTTTTTTCTTTAGAACTATTCATAATAAAATCTATTCCATAGCTAAATTCACTAAAAGTAAATAAGGTTTTATATAAGCCAGTATCTTGATGCTTTGACCCAGGAAGTCTCCACATTCTTCTAAGGTCATAGACACTCAAATCAAGTGTGTTTAAAGATAAAATTTTCTTAATGTCTGATGCTATAAATTTATAAACTTTAGGAAGATCGTTACCTGGAGAAATTCCAAGTGCTACTGCATCACATTCTATATGAAAACCTTTTTTGCCAGTGAAGTATATTCTAATAGCTTCTTCTGGAATTTTCTTTTTTAAAAAATCAATAAGTTTATTTGCTTCTAGATAAGATTCGTTTATATCTTTTGAATCTAAATCAAAATATAGGTTTGAATATCTTGTTGACGAATCTACATCATGACTGTTGTATAGCCATACAGAAGTATATATTCCGAGTGTTTGCATGTTTATCTGAGTAAGCATCCACGTCTGAATAGTCTATTACTAAAGGATTATTGTCTTTTTTATCTCTAATAACCCTAGACAAAGATGGTACATACCTAGCTACTTCTACATATTTCCATGCGCTCAAGTACTTTGATTGATCTTTTTCAGGCTTCACTTTATTTTTCCTTTGCCAGAATCTTGTGAATAGTTATATATTACTACCTTATCTGACTTCATTTCAAAAGAGTAGGTTCGATAGTAAACGGATTCTTCTATTAGCTTTTCTATGTTTGAAACTAAATAGTTTCTTTTAAACATTTTTTCTTCAGAAAAATCAGCTGACTTTCCATCGTTCTTCATTTATGTTTTCTCCGTCGACTATGTAGTGAAGCTTTGAAGCTAAATTGTCAGCTGTATGAACAATCATATCTAAGTAAGTTATTGGAACAGTTTCTGGTATAGGAGACCATGGGCCTAAGTGACATCTGATAAGTCTCAAAATTGTTTGTACGTCTTCTTCATTTAAAAAAAGAGTAGAAGACTGAGCTTCGCTTGCATACTTTTTATCTTCTTCTTGACATTTTTTAATTATATCTACAACAGTATACGGATGCATCTTATCATACCTAACAGACCCGTCGACCTGTTCTTTTCCTTTTGTTATATCATGTAAAAGGCAAGCAGCTATAACAAGATCAAACTCTTCTGAAGACACACTATGAGACTCGCAAAGTATTTTTGCCGCTCTTACTACTCTCTTTGTGTGCAGTACGTTTCCGCCAGCAAATCTTTCATCTGGTGGATGATGTTTACCTGAAAAACTAGCGGGTATCTTCCAAAATAGATCAGCCCTTATTAGTATAGATCTCACAAAAGACTTCAAGCCTTCATCGCTTATTAGTTCAACTTCTTCAATGATAGATTCTAAAAATTTATCTTCTTCAGAAATCATTGAAACAATAGGTGAATCGTCAAGTAGATCATCTAGTAAGTCTTTTTTATCATTTTGCTTTGACATTTTCTTCTTCCTTTAGGTTCCATTTAGACCATTTTGAACAGGGTGTATCAAACGGACATTTCTTGCAGTAGTAGGTTAAACCTCTTCTTGGTGCGTATACTTCAGAATCTTCCAACTCTTCCACCCAAAAGTTTACAAGGTCAATATAATCTGATTCCTTATCTAACAGATTTAGATTAGAATCATTAGCTAATATATCATAATATCCATAATATACTGGTTTGTTAGTCATTAATTTCTTTTTACTATAAGCGTACTGCATGCATGCAAAATCGAGAACGTACAAGTGCTCATGAGATGTTTTATAATTAAATACCCATTTAACTACATAAATACAATTATTTTTAGTATAGATTAAATCAAAAACGTCTGATACTACAGTGTTATTGACGGGCAAAAAGTATTCTTCAGATATACCAATTGGAATAATATCTGGATCAGAAAAATAATTATAAAAAACCAACAGACAAGCAGCTGCTTTAGTTGTTAAGCTAGCCATATTACCATAGGCTGATTCATGCTTATCATTAATAATATCTTGCACTCCGGAACCTTCTGGGAACCAAAGCTTTTGCCATCTATTTAATAATGCCGAGTATGACGGTGGCATTCCGCTTTGCTTTTTATATAGAAAAAAGCTCATTACACTTTTTAATGTATTTTCAAATCTAAGAGAAACTAAATCCCTACTAGGAATAGTTTCATTCATCTTTTTTACATACCTATAATCATAAAGTAGTGCACATGTTTGAAAGTCTTTTAAAGACTTTGGAGTTACCTTGTTCATTAAGAAAAATCACCGCCCAATAGATCGTCAAGTATAGAAGAAGCTGTGCTATAAGATTCTTCTGTTACTACATTATACTCTTCATATGTTTTTTTAGAGTCTACATATCTGACTAAAGGTGGATCAAATATAAAAGTTGATCCAGTAATTCTATTTTTTGGTATCTGCAATTGCATTAAGTACTCGTCATCTGAATCATCTCCAGATATTAATCTTTTTTCAGTAATAAATATTGTTACAGCGCATTTCTGTTGAATAGCAAGAGATCCACCAGTATCAGACTGTTGAACTACTTCTCTTTTTTCTTTCATTCTATTAGCATTTTCTTGCGCAGTAATAATTAAAACGCAATTCATGTCTCTAGCTAATTTTTCTAGTCTTACCATCATTTCTTCAAACTCTCCCCATCTAGGCTTACCTTTTCCACCCCTAGTAAACATAGACTGTATTGTGTCAATAACAATAACATCTGGAAGCTTTGAATTATGACCCATTAAATCCCTAAGCCATCTTTCAAGGTCTTCAAAGTATGGAGTATCTGGATCATGTCTTACCATAAATCTTTCACCCCATTCATCTAACTTATCTTGAAAAACTTTTAGATGCTTTTCTTTTTCTTGAGTAGACCATTTTGACAGCTCAGCATAGACGTTTTTTCCTATAATTTGAGTCATTAATACACGCTCCCAATGAGCAGTGGCCTCCTCAAAATTCACAAACAAAGCAGAATAACCATTATCAACCCAGTTATTTACTAAGCACTTAGCAAAAGTCGATTTACCCTTGCCAGATGGTGCGATTATGGCATGAACTGCCCCTTTAAAGAACCCACCTTCGTCTGTATACCCCATTGCTCTATTAAGTGCTTTGAATTGAGTAGGCATGAAGTCTGGTATATTTAAAAGTTCTCTTGCTCTAGAGGAAATGTCAGATGCTGTCGTAACCTTTTCTAGTGGGTCATAATTAATCTGGCCTTCTATTTCTCTAATCTTGGTAGTTAGTATAGATATTCTATCTATATCCTCATCAGACTTATTATTTTTTTGACTAATAAGTATCTGCAGTTCTTGTAAGTATTCAAGTTGCTTTCTTTTATTTGCCTTGTGTTCTATCAACTTTAAAACAGATTCTTGGTCTGATAAATCTATTTCAAGGAGTATAGAAAACATTGCATCAACGCCAGGAATACCACCGAGTGCGTCATATATATCTGTTTCTGTTTCAAGCCACGATTTAAATGCTATTGGATCTACAATGTCTAATGCAGTTGCTTTATAGTATGCAACTATAGCATTATAGAATTCATATATTCCAAGCTGACCATGATTCAGTCCTACCATTTCTGCTGGAAGCTGTTCAACAAAAAAGGATACAGAACCTTTATTTCTTAAACAAAGTGCAAAGATTTGATATTCTATTGGATAAGTTTGTTTTTCATCTTCGTTTGTCATTTTTCTTTTTCATCTCTTTGTACATTTGTTTTCTACTACTATTATATCTCTTTTTTGCTTTTTGATAATACGGGTTTGTCGTTATTGACTTTTTGTCTTCAGTATAAAAGTCTGTTGACTTTAAAGCTTCTAACATTCTTTGATAGACCGCATCTTCTGTAAGTTTGTCATTATATCTAAATATAACTAGAGCAATTCCTTGCTCTCTACAAAGCTCTATCTTTCTTTTATCTCTCTCAATAGATCTTTCAAAATCTTCTTTAGAATTAAAGAATCTACCAGTGTAATAAAAATGCTGTCGTCCATGATACTCTGCTCCTATTTTATATTTTGGACAGAATATATCAAGCTTTAGTCTTTCACCAACATGATATTCATTAATTATTTTTTCATTGGGCAATAGCTTTTGCATTATTGAGGTTAATGCAGCTTGTCCTCTAGACATTTTTCTATGCTTAGATTTAGCCCAAGAAAGACCTGATGACTGAATTTTCTTGTTCAAAAATGATAGGGTCCAACCAAGTTCTTTAGCTATTTCAGTTAAGGAAAGCGAAGACTCCATCAAGAGATCTGTCATATACTCTATGTCATCTTCGTCGTATTTGGTTATATCCTTAGGCATATCACTGCCTATTCGTTATGCTAAACACCTTACCAAAATCTAGTATTGACATATCTGTCTTAGACCACACCTTAGAAGCTAGGGCAGAAGAAAGAACTGGACAGTCAAATATGCAGTAATCTAATTCAGATGAATTATCTACAATTGAATCTACAATTGAATCAATTCTGTCATAAAAGTCATTATAAGGAACATGAATGATTTTTGAATTAATTCCAATAATATTTTGTATGTTCTTTTTTTCATGAAAAGTTACAACAATATTTTTACTGTACCTAATATAGAAATTAATAAAACTTTCAAAAGCTACCTTATTATTTGTAAACATGTTCTCAAAAACTCCAGCATCATAGACTGTTGAGTTTGACAGTTGTGGAATATTGTTGACATCAATTCCAGATGTCGGACTAAAGATATAGTCTGGTAGCGCCTTAAAAAAGTTCTTGTCATTTAAAGACAAAGTGTTTTGCACTGCTTTAGTAAAATACTTTGGTGGTCTCTTCTCTGCTGGCATTCTACCAGAAGCCACCATTAAAGCAGACTTAGGAAAGGAAACGTAACCAAACCTATTTTTATTTGACATTAAGTATGTTAGGTCTATAATGCTTTCTTTAAAATTTTTAACAATCATACAAGCTCCAATGTTTGTTGTCCAAATACACCCCATGGTATAAGAACTGGTTCTTTATCTAAAATAGATTGTAGGTGAATTATATTATGGAACTCACCTTTATCTAAGGTCATGTATCTTTCATATTTAGACTGTTTATCTTCATCTTTTATGTAACCCATATGCTGCATTACAAAAGGGTTTTCAAACCAATAGTTTCTACTTCTAACCCAAGACTCTACGTATGTAGGCTCTGATCCGCAAGCCAATCTTTTATCTCTGTAAACACCATCTTTAGCAAATCTGAAAATTCTAAAAGTATTATGAGGTGCCCACATTTTATCAACCCTATAAGATGTTGAATTCCACATTTCATATCGTCTAACATTAGCAACATCAAATGGAGACTTAGTTAAAACATCACCTATTGATTCGTTTGTTTTTGTATATAACTTTTCGTCAGCATCTATAGCAACAATCCAGTCTCCTGGCTTTGCGTGATTTGACAGGTTTTTCCAAGCTTCGCTTCTTAGCATTCCTTCATGCTTTGTGAATAAAACCTCTTCTGTTTTATAAACCTGCGCATATCCAGAAGCTATCTCTGCAGTATCGTCAGTAGAACAGTCATCTGTAAATATTATTTTATCTACTTGAGTAGATAATCTTTTTAAGACATCTTCAAGATATCTATTTTCTTCGTTTCTCGCTACCATAACAGCGTAGATCATTTTAATCTCCAATTGATAAAGGGTAAGAGGAAGCGATAAACCTCCTCTTACCCTTGAACAGTAATACTAGGCTTCGATTTGCTTGTGGGCTTCGACTGCTGGAATTCTCTCAACATCTGTTGTCTTAAGAATTACTTCTCCTCGCACATTTCTGCGCCCATTGGCTAGCTTCTCGGCGTCGCTCTTGCTGTTTGCCTTGACTAGTGTTACAGTTTCTACTGTAAAGTATTTGAACTTGTTCTCTGACATATTGTTCCTTTTTTAATTTGTTGGATAATGGATAGATATATAGTCTATAGCATCTTGCAGGTTGTTTGCAAGTTTGGTTGCCATATATTTCATATATGGTCGATCTTTATTTTGAGTAGAGCACATGACTACACAAGGTTGGTCATGCATTTTGGCCCAAGCCATTTCAAAATCTGTTCCTATGTAAGCCCTATCTTCTAGTAGATATTCTACTAAAATTAAATCTGACTTTTTCTGCATGAACAAATTTTTTTGAACAATTTCATCGGGTGTCATATCTGATTCTTCTGGAATAGAAGTTGGATCGTATATTTTATATCCCAAAAACTTGAGGTTTTCTGTTGCAGATTTACGCCAACCCTTGGCGTAGTCTCCAACATAGTCCATAGCTCCAGCTAAATAAACTGTAATGCTCATACTGGCCAATGATACTCTAAATCTGATGGTTCGTCAAAGAACTGTGAATAATACTCGTAATCTTTTCTTAGAAGATTAGATCTATGCGATTTATGAAAATCTATGCCACCAAACCAATGGGGGAGTATGATATTTTTATGATCAACTTCTTCAAACTTCATATTATTTTTATAACCACGATCTATCCACTCTAAGATAGTGTAGTTCTGATATAGCTTTAGCGCTTCTTCGTACCCTGTCCACATGCGAGTGACAGGATGGTTACGCCAACCTTTAGTAGGCGTTCTTTCGAGTAATATATTAAGAACTTGAAATGTTTCAACACGTTGTTTTCCTAACCGACGATAGTCTAATACTTTTACTGACTCTACAAAATCTGGGTATGGTAGAAATGTTTGCATTATTTTTCTTTCTTGAACTCGGTGAAAGTTTTATCTCCAACACCATAATACTCTCTTGCTAGTCCAGAAGCAACTATGTCCGTATTTAAACATGCTCCTGCTTCATTCCATACTCTAGCAAGAACTCTTCCATATTTCTCGTTCTTATCAATAATTGTTTCAATTTTTACTTTATGATTTGCTGCTGTCAACCATTGATCAGTAAACTCTTTAGCAGCTAAGCCCATCTTCTTTTCTTCAATATTAGAAGTTCTGCTCTCTGGGGTATTAACGCCATAAAGACGAACTCTTCCCTTCTTAAGGGTGTCAAATCCCAAGTCAATAACAATATCAAATGTATCGCCATCAACTACCTTTTTAACTTCTGCGTTATATATCCAGGGGTTTAATTTATCTGTCATTTTAATCTCTTTCTATTCCAAAATGGTCACATGCTTTTCTAAAAATTTCTCTACTAATTGGAAAGTATTTATCAACCTCACTAATACCTTCGTTTGGTCTTGGTGTAGATGCATGCCAACTGTGACCTATCGACACTGTGCCGTCATAAACAACATTGTATCCCAAGTGTCTTGCAAAATATGCGCACCAAGTTTCTTCGTAGTAATGAGGCGTTGGAAGAAACGCACCTTTAGCTTCTGGGTGTATTTTTTTATATTCTGGATGATTGGTCATTTCATCCCACACATCTCTTCTAACAAAAAAAGCTGAACCAAAAACTGTTACACAATTTATTCTATCCTTAAACATTGTGTCTTCTTTATCCTCCAGCATCCACCCTCTTATAACTGGATTGGAGCCAGTTCCCACAACTCCTGCGTGTGTTATTCTTCCGGATTCGTCTCTTTGTTTTACGCCAAGAATATGAACACTACGATCTTCATCAAAAATCTCTTGCACTCTTTGCACATCCGAAGAAGTCATCCATATGTCTCCGTTTAAAAGAGCGACTATATCTGAATTGCATCTACTGGCCATATCATTGCAGGCTGCAGAATATCCTATATTGTTTCTTAAGTATAAATTATCTATCTGATAATTGTGAGAATTTGATCTCATAAAATCAACAAAGGAATCTGTTGATCCATTGTCTGTTATATATAACTTCCAAACTTTTTCAACACTATCTAAATCAGAATGAAGAGTATCCATCATTCGTTTTAATAAGGGTGCTGAGTTGTAATTAACAACACAAAGGTCTATCATATTTTTGTCCTAACTATTTCGTAAGCGTCTTTAGGGTTAAGGCCTGCATCTATTAAAGATAGATACTGTTGTATGGCATTTGTTAAGTCTTCTTCAAAAAAGAATTCTTTAAGTCTGTTTCCAAACTTTGATGGATCTGATTCTGTATCTACGGTGTGATTTTTCTTAGGCTTTGAGTATTTCAGTGCTGTATACATTCCGCACAAAGCTGATACAAAAATTAATGTTTTAGTTCCAGTCTTCATCATCATCATTCATATAAGAAGGGTCAAAATAATTTTGCTCTACGTTAGACCTAATAAAAGCTGCGATTTCTATATATTGTTGTTTAGTATCTTTATCTTCTTCTTTTTTGGATAAAGATTCAAATACTTCAGCAGCTGCTATAAACCAATCTGCTGTAGCAACTAAATAAGACTCGTGTGGCTTAAGTCTAATGTTTACTTTCTTTTTTGAATTTAATTTCTTACTCATTTTCTTCTTCTACTTTATAGACACAAAGATCATTTGTGTCTGGTTCAAATGTAACAAATAATATTTTTTTTGTATTTGGATCTACACCAGCTGGTGGTGGAGATTCTACTGCTATTTTTTTAGATGAACAACCATAAACCTGGCTGACACCTTCGTATACTACTATATAATTAAGCTTTGATGCTGGCATTATACGCTTTCTTTTTCTATTTCCACTACTTCAATGGAAGCTTTGTCAAAATATTCTTTTATTCTAGGCCAATCTTTATAGTTAGAGTCTTTAAAACAAACTACTTTTTTGATCGTTGTATTACATATTAGCTTAGCGCAGCCGAAACAGGGTGGTCCATTAACATAAATTTTTTCTGGTTCCGAACTGTAATCACAGTGTATTATAGCGTTTTGTTCGGCGTGTACTGATATACAATTATCGTATACGGAACCATTTAGACTATCTTGTTGGAGCCTTGGACAGCCACCATCTTTACAGTGCTTATAATTCTTGGGTCCACCATTGTATCCAAAACCAACTATATGTCCGTGTTTATCCAAAAGTACAGCTGCATACTGCTTTTTTCCGCACGTAGAAAATATATTAGCAGCGGTTCTACATAGCTCCATATATTGGAGATCTTTTTTTGTGATACTCATATCAAATATAATATTAAACCAGAAAAAAATCCAACAATAAGCGACAATACTATTAAAATATATTTAGTATTTTTATCTGTTTCTTCCCTAATTGAATTATTAAGTGAACAAATCCAATTAATTAACAAAGCAAATATGAGTAAAGAAATAAACTGCATTACTTAGATCCTATTAGACATGAGAGAGAAACTGGATAAACAGGCTGTACCAACCTATAAACTGCATCAGCGTAGTGTTGTATTTCTACCTGCGACTCTTCTGCCATTCTTTGCGATAGGAACAACGCTACAGACTGAAGACTGCACGACCATCTATAAATGACATTTAATGAGTACGCAGGCAAAAATAATCTAGCTTGTTCAGGAGCTATTCCATTATCCATAGCCATCTTGTAAAGAGCTTCGCCAGACTCAATATATCTTCTTAGTTCAGTTGTAAAAACAGAACCTGTCCAAGGACCAACTAATCCAGAAGAACCTTGTTTTTTATCTTCTGAAGCCATTCTCCACTCATCTGGTTCAGGAACATAAAAGTCTGGTTCCATAGTTATATATCTTCTTGAAGATTCGTTCCACGCATCCATTGTGTGATCAGAACCAACAACATACTTCCAATGCTGTCTAGCAACCATAAGTGGAGCTTTAAACTCAAAGGTCATAAAAGCGTGTCTAAATGGTGACATATGATTTTCTCTTGCGAGAAAGTTGATCAGTCTTGCGTCTTGTGTCGTAAGTTCATTTGTTCTATTTTCTTTTGCAAAAGACGCTCTCGCTGCATTTACTACGGAAATATCACTACCCATATAGTCTACAAGTCTTACGTAACCATTATTTAGGACTTTGATTGTACCCTCGTTCTCTGTAAGTGTTTCCTTACTAACAACATCTGGTTCTATTACTTTCATTTCTATAAAATCATTCTTCATAATCGTCACCTGTTTCATAATCATCTGTGTCTATGTCATCATACATCATATCAACATAGGAATCTAGATCTATGTCTTTGTACTTATTTACTATCATATCTTGAAGGTCTTCTGAAAACGTATAAATATCATCTATAGAATCTGCAATGTCTTTTTCTATTGAAAATTCAGGGTCTAATATAAGATCAATAACTATATCATTAATATATATAGATGTATGATTTAAAGATTGTATTATATTTAAATATTTTTTTATATGTTCTATTTTTTCTTCGTTAACTATTTTTTCAACGTTTTCTATTTTTTCGTTTTTAGCTATTTCAGAAAAGATTTTATCAATATCATCTTCAAAATCGCCCATGTTACTTACTGTTTTCTTTTATAAACTTTATTTCGCAAGAGTCTGTTGTGCAGTATGATTCGCCTATTGCGTCTGCAGCCATACCTGCATACACGCCAGTTAAATCTATGGGGAATAAGTTATTTCCTGCTTCGACATACTCAGACTCTTCTATCTGAGTATACGGCATCTGAGGGTACGTGTCGTTTCCACTAGCTAAAAATGACACAGTCTTTAACTGACCATCATACATATGCAGGACCGTCCCAACATGATGTTTTTCTTTATCTTTATCAAATGAAACTGTCACAGAAACAGAATTGTCAGACCAATATCTTTGAGCAGCAGCTGCTAAGGCAATTTTTTCAAAGATAGTTACATCTTTTTCCGATCTATTGGATCCAGATTTAATTGGAAAATACACAACAGACGTAGTATCTGGAGACTCTGATGCTGGCTCTACCCTATAGTTGGCCATTCTAAATAATGGAAGCATTGGGTCGTCATTTGAGAATCTAATCGTTCTATTGAAGAACTTGCCACCTGGAGTCCAGTGAACTCCTGGAGACTCTCCAGCAAGAATGGACACAGTACCGGATGGTTTGATCGTTGTCATTTTGATTGACTCACGAATACCAAGCCACTCTGAGTAGACATTGTCGTATCTTTGGATTGTCTTATATCCTTCATCCATCCAATCTCTTAAGACTGGCATACCGTTGTTGTCTGCAAAGTCTGCAACACCAGACATTGATGTTCCAATTCTTCTATTTCTTTGCATGATCGCGTTTGTTTCTTCCCAGTGTGTTGGTAAAAGCGTAACAGTTTTTGCATATAGGTAGGCAAACTTTAAGGTTCTCTTATAGTCCTCTATCGAATCATGTCTACCAAGATATGTTTCAACAAGTGTACAGCACTCGTAAGACTCCAAAGACTGCTCGGCACATGGATTGAATCCAGAAACTCTATGGTCTTTATTGTTAGCCGGATCAGCAAGTCTTCCATACTTTCTTGCCATATCCATCCATATTACTCCTGGCTCACCATTTCGTGATATACCATCTACTATTGGAGAAAGATCTTGGCCAACAGAAACTTCAACTGAATTATTTGACATCCAACCCCAACCAGGGTTTTCTGAATCATAAGAGTTTCTTTCAGGAAATACCTCTGCGTTCTTTAAGTTAAGAAAGTTCTGATCATCTATTCTACCTATTAGTAGTTCAGCAGAACGACGAACATTTCCAGAAACAACACAAACACCAATAAGGTTTCCTATATCTGCAATATCTTTTCTTGTAAGTCTTTCCCCATTACGATTTTTAAAAATCTTTCTAATGGCTGTGTGAAGTTTAACAAGTGGTGCTGGCCCAGAAGCTGTACCTCCAAAAGTTTTAATGGGAGTACCGAGTGGTCTTATCTCATCATAATTAAATGACATTGGATTTTGATCAGGCTTTAAGTAAGAATTAATAAGAGTGACAGTTGAATCTCTCCAGCCTTCTCTGCTATCTTCTATGGTCTCTACGATTTCTGGTTTATTTGGTTCATATATAACGAAGTCTTTATCTGCACCCTTATCATCAAAGCCAACACCAACACCCAGCATTGATGCTTCCATTAGGAATCCAAACGGCTTTGCTGGATTATGCTTTGTCATCTCAACCGTGCTAACAAATGCACAGTTCTGCAGTGCTGCTGAGTTCTTTTGCACATTAACTATATTTGTGCCCATCATCCATAAGCCACGTCCTGGTGGTGTCCATTTCAAATTAAACAAACGATCAAAGGCTTCTTTTGCAGAAGCTTGTGCTTTTGCGTCATTCCACGGAAGTCTGCTTTTTTTGCAGTGATCTTTCTGCAATGAGTACATGCCATTAATTACTCGTTCGCAAACATCTGTCCAAGTTTCTTTTGTGCCATCTTCTTTAATTCTTGAATATGTGCGAAGAAAGGTGATCTCCCCAACAGAGTTGCCTCCAGCATCTACGTACCCAAAAGGTGCTCTTTTTTGGCGATACTGCTCAACAAAATCGTCAGAAACCTTAAAAGAATACATTGAAATTGATTTTGTATTTGGTACCTGTTGCTCTTCTTGTGTAGCGATTGTCATTTTATCTCCTTGTTTGGTTTCTTTATATAATCAGAATTAGTTTTTCTAAATTCCATGTTTTTGATTTTGTTAATTTTTTCTACTGTATAAGCTCTATGTATTTGTTTTTCAAAGAAGTACCCACTTCTCCAATTAATAACTTTTTCTAAAAAGTTTTCATGATTTATAAAGATACTGCATACGACTGCACCACCATATATTCTTACAATATTCTTTAACTTTTCTGTGACTACTGTTTTATTTTCTTCTGTAATTTCACCAGAGTTATATGCTCTTTCGTAAAGCCAGTTAAAAGCTTGTCTACTCATTGGGGAGTAATCTATCGGATCTATAATACCAGATTTAATAACTTCTTTTCTATAATTTTTAACTTCAAGATCTTTTTCGATTGTCTCTTTGAATAAAGAAAACCAATCTCTTTCATTAAATTGAACCCATCCTGTACACCAAAATAAAAGCCTATGTGGAGGATTCGGAATCGTTGTATTATCAATTACTGGCAAAAGGATTGCACATGATATAGCTTTTTTAACCATCTCATTTGCTTGCTCTTTATCTTTGGATTTATTATAAAAATTGTTCCACAACTTTATGATATGTGGAACCCAATCTATGTCGGCAATATATATTTTTAAATATTCGTCTGCTAATTCTTGTGATAAAGAATTTTCTTCTATTGTTTTTTCTAATAAACCTTTTGACACCTATTACTACCTATCTAAAACCAGAAAAACCTATCAACTTGCCCATTAAATGAACAATCCCGTCATAAAATTGACGGGATTGATTACTGGTCTCGCCTTGCTGACTATTATATCAACAAAACATGCGACCCATATGTTGTATTTGCTATTGTAACGATCTATTATCCAAACAATCTTTTTCTTATTTTCTTTTCAGCTAAAAGATGAGCTGTTAAAACGCCCCATGCCATGATTGGCAAAGCTGCTTTAAGAGGAGATTCTGTAGCTCTCCAAAAAGCCCTTGTCATTGTTTCGGCATTTTGTGTTTTTATTGCGTATGTATCATAGCAGATTACTAATCCAGCAATTGCTAACCAGGCATAGGCTCCTGAAACTCTGTCATCTTTTTTAAGATCTAAAGGAGTTTTATAATAATTAAAGAGCTTTTGCTGAGGGAACTCCGTACCACTCTTGAACTTTTTCTCTTCCATATTCACCAGTCTCATTTGCCTGTCCATATCCATCTGTAAAGATTTTAGAACTTGTTACGCCCTGAGCCTCTGTTGGTCTAAATACACCAAACGAAGCTGGAGCACCTTGTGCCTCTGTTCTGGCTGCGTGACCAAAGCCGGCAGCAAAAATTTCTGCTGAAGTTACTCCATCAAAGAAGTAATTGCTATAAAGGCTGTAATCAGTTACACGATCTGCATGGCCATAACCAGATGGAAACGCAACTGCACCATCTAACCCCTTGTACTCTTTTGGTTTAAATCTTGCACCGTCGTATGTGGCTGTTCCATCAGGGAATGTGCCAGATAATGGATGAATGTAAAGAGTGGTCCCATTAAATATTTGCGAAAGGAATCTATTACCAGGACGCTCTCCAGTACCAGGTACGTAATGGTTGTCTGGGGCTCCATCAAGGAGGCCCTTAGCAAATAAGGGGTAGAAAGAATATGTTCCAGCCGTACCCTTATATGGGTTTACCATATCGGCTGTGCTACGACCCTTGAGAACTGGTCTAGGCCCAACGTAAAAAGTTGCCATTTTAACTCCTTGTGGTTAAGTTATTTGTATTTATATAGTAATCAATTTTCCTAGAATTAAGTGTATTTGATTATCAAATCAGACAATACGGGGACTGTTCCATCATCTAGCTGAGCCAGGCTTACCTCAACCCATATGCTAGATGATCCACCCTGCGGTGACTCACTATATCCTCCTCCAGAAGTCGGATACAATACCCTATAGTCGAAGCATAGGTCTATTAAACTTAGTGGAACGTTGTAAAGCTTAGGGGTTACACTTGAGACAGTATTAATTAAAGTATTTTCTGGAGCAGTAAATTTAATAAAAGCCTTGCCTTGTGGCAAATACTTATCGACTCTGATGTCAAGATCTGAAAGACCATATGTATATATGAACTTGTTGTTTTCTTGAAAGTAATTTCTCTGTCTCATTAATATTCTAACTGCTGTGACTGGTCTGTTGTCTGTCTGTTGAATGTTAACATTAAAGTATAATGGTCCAGCACCCAGCACGGCGTCTGAATTGACAGCCCTATTCCAACCACCTGGAGCCACGTACCCAACAGCATTGGTATCGTCGTTATATAAAGAAAGTTCGTTGAGTGGTCTCCAACCATCTGATTGAGATAACGTTGCTGTAGGGTTCTTTGTATACTCTACAGAAAGGATGTCTACTGAGTTTATTGGATAGGGTGTAAATCTTATATTATTAATCTTTTGATTAGGAATATTTTGTGGAACTCTTACATAAAAATACATTCCTGCACCTTGTGGGTCAGCAGTTTCTGATATAACCGACCTTGACCAAACCTTGTCGTATGTGTCATATAGGCTAAAGTAAGGTGGGGTTGTATCCAAGACGGCTCCTGGAGCATCTATGTTTGAATTGCTGACTATATTAAAGTTAATATAATCAGGAACCACTTGCTTTCCATCCGATGCGTACGATTTAAGGGTTGATATAGAGGAGGCAGAAACATATGGGAGTGTTATAAAGTTATATATTGAGTTAAAGCTTAACTGCTCAGCATTTGGTATCGCATAATTGGTAAGTCCAGCAAACCTTGAGTTTTCAATCTGAGACATAGAATGTATAGACAGCATCTTTTCTGAGGCTTCTAAAGCCTTCAGTCTGTCTTCTGCATCTCTGACTGCTTGCGTTAAAAATATATGGTCTTTAACTAATCTTCCAAAATAATCATTTATTTTTTTATCTATTAAATTATATTTATTGTATAAATAAACAAGATCTTGATAATTCTCTTCCACTCTTGCGTTATATTCGTCGCTAGAATAGTTTCCACCGTACTGGTTGGTTCTTTTCTGTGTAGTTATTTTATCAACCATTTTGGTCTCCTAATTTTCCATTCTATTTATTTTCTTCATAATTCTAAAAAGTCTGCTAGATATCTCCACTGTGTCACTTAAAGTTAAAGTAGATCCATTAATTTCTGGAGTTTGAGATTCGTCATTATAGTACCAAAAACTAGCCGAAAAAAATGGAGTTGAGTCTAAAGTATTAGGCGTAGCTGCTTTATGGAAGTAGAAGGCAGCTGTCATTGTTTTTATGATTCCTTCGGCATTTACTATTCTTTTTTTTAACTTTTCAACATCTTGGATAAAAGAATCTTGTTCTAAATTTTCTTTTTGACTATTTCTTGGGCCCCTATAAATATTTCTATATCTAATAAATTGAGGCTGTACAATGTTTTTTGTGTTATCGAATTCGTTATACATATATGGTGACATGATTATCCTCCGAATGCATCAGATGCAGATATAGATATTGAATCTGCTATAGTTTCTGATCTCTTAAATTTTAGTCTATAAGAAGTTAGCATTGGGGTTGATTTAGAATCCCTTAATGGCCTTCTCATTTCTGCTTTAACTCTAATTGAATTTACTGTATTAAAAGTAGAATTATTATTATAAAAATATATTCTTGAATCTGGAAGAATCTTTTTATTAGAAACTATATATTTTTCTGTATCTATTTCTATAATAGAAAAAACATTATTTAGAACTGAATTACTATCTCTTAACATATACTTATTTATACTAGACAGATAATTTTGATATATGTAACCATACTGATTTATTCTGGCTTGCTGTAACAAGGTAATAGATCCACTTAGTCCACCGTATGTTTCGCCAGCATTTTTTGGTGCTGCATCAATTAATATTGCTATATTATTTTTTCCTTTTTTAAGATTCCACAATATATTTGCAGTGTTTATCTGGTTTGATATGGTAGAAATAAGGCTTCCATTTAGGTATATTGAAACATCCCACAAAGATGAATTTTGATCATCTTTTGAAAATGTTTTTTCAAAAGTAATGTCCTGTGGACATAAAATATCTAATGATATATATACGCTTCCCCCAGAATCCAGGTTGGGAGCTGTCCAGAAAGAGCTTGAACTTGAAATTGTATTATTGGATTCTATTACCTGCACTGTAGTATCTGCTCCACTTAGAATCTGATTCTTCCATCTTTGATTATCTCTAGATAATCCCTGGATATAAGGAACCCTATACCATGAGTATCTGTTAGTTCCTTCTAGTATGATTGGTTCTATGTAATCTTTTTCTGAATTAAGTTTTGCTATTCTATATAAAGATATATTCTCAAAGCCAGGAATATTTCTTGTTGGACTTTCGTCAAAATATTGGATGTTTCTAGCTGAAGATCCAACACTGCTTGAGTTCACTATATTTAAATATTCTAAATTAGATCCATTAAAATCAATAAAGTTTGGATTAATTTTGTTAGCAAAGTTTTCTGGAGAAATTGGTCTCCAATCAAAATCATCTACAGTTAAAGCGTCTGGATTATCTTGGGCGATAAAGAAATCTATAGAACTCTGTAAACCGGACTGAACTTGTGCGTCAAGAGAGACCCTATCAATTGTATATTTAGTGTTATCAGTAGAGTTAATTGTAATTGGGTATGACACATATGTTGCCGAAGTATCATAATATGGTCCTGATATTGCGAGTTCCCTGATTGAAAAATCATACTCATAGACGGTTGAGCCAGAAGATGTGACCATTCTATCTGGTTCGTTTTTTATAATAAAAATTGATATTGAACTTAACGTTGTGCTTTGAAAATTAAAGACAAAATTATCATGATCTTCTTCTGATTGTGCTGTGAAAACTTTTGGTTCTCCAGTATTTGTTGTGGAGTCTGCTATTTGTAAAATTATTTTTGAAGGCTTTTCTGAAACAAGTCTTCCATATATCTTTGATATTGCTGACGCAGAAAGTGATCTAACGTCTAGCTTAAGAGTGACTACTCCTGGGCTTGTTGCTGCATATGTACTTGTCCAGTATGTGTCTGATAGTCCATCAAACATTAATGATGATGTTTGCCCAGCTGGGGCAGACTGTTGTACAACGGTTCCATTTAAATAGATTGAATAAGAAACATCGTTAGATCTAGATGTATTGTTTCCAAAATTGTTAAATCCGGCTTGATGCAATAACGGGGAGTGTTACGCATCTAGCATCCTGATCAAAGAACGCATTTGAAAATTTTGTATCAATTCCACTTAAATCTGTGAACTGCTCAGATATAGAAGCAAAGTATCCATCACTATTGGTAATAGAAAATATATGATCATCTATTTTATTCTCTAAAGAAGCTCTTCTAGACCTAAGGGAGTCTATCCTTGCGTTTAAAGAAGTAACTATTGAAAATAGATCTTCAACTGATTCAAACACTGCATCATAAAGTACGTCCATATTAAATATAGACATAGCCATCATATGGTTAATGAAGTCTATGTTTATTATATTTTGTGATCTTAAATTTTCTGGCTCCAATGACATGGGCGCACCAGGTGGATTTTGTCTAAAATAAGCCGCATACTCATCCTTTACGGTTTCTTCATCTATTCTATTTCCGTAGGCATACGCGAGTTTATAGAGATTATTAAGGAATCTTCTTTTTTGAATATCTTCTATCATGATCTTTTAACCTTTGCTGCCAACTGGTATGATTTTACAATTGGAGTTCCACTTACAAAAGATGGTCTTTCTATCTGGATTTTTACTCTAACAGATGTTATGTTAGGAGTATTTAAAACATACGCAACTCCTGGTATTCTTGTTTCTGCGGAAGCATTTTGACCAAACGCGTATATTTCTGGTATAGATTGATTAAAAGGATCTTCAACAGGAGATATTGGCAGCCATTCGCCACCATCATCTATTGATATATAGTAAGACAAGTACCTATTGTTTTGATTTATTTGCTGCGAAGCGTACTCAGCTGGTATAAAGTATTCTGAGTTAAGCATTAAAAACTCTATTGGATATGGAAAGTTAAATGGTTTAGATATAACTTCTGCCATTGTTTGATAAGAATTGCTTTGTATTTTAAGATCCCTTAATCCAATTGACCATCTTCTTACATTCAATCTTTGGCCATTGTATATATCTCCATCTTTTAATATCTCGTACTTTTTATTTAAATTTATATTATAAATAAAATTCGGATTAGCTACTACCTGTTGTTTTTCTGACAATATTTCGCTGTCTGTAACTTTGTAATTTCCCAAGTAGTATGCTGGGGTTGCGGTACCTTTATAGAAGTCTTGTTTATGCACTCCTGTAAGTTTATACTTTGTCATCCACCAGTCAAAAGCTTCTTCGGTAATTCCAAAATTTTGATATGGGGTAGCTGCAATTGATGCGTAGTTTGGAGTTGCGGCGTATGGTAAAAGTCTTGAACCAATTACTGGATCGTTTATGTCAGTAGATGACAGAAACTTCTTTGTTTCTTCTCTAATTGCAGTATTGCCGTATAACTTATGCGTTGCTGGCCACCAAGTAACAAAAGGAGTTGCACCGCTGGGAGCTAAAGATAATTCGTATTGCCATTCCGTTACTGGTGTTGCTCCCGGAAAAGGAATAACCGTTCCTGTTGTAATCGGCTTGAAGCCTATTCCACTTGAGTCTGGAATTTCTAGATATTTGTAAACAGGGTTTGCGGTTGTTCCAGTTCTTTTGTCTAAAACTTTCATAACATAATAATCATAAACAACTTCTTTTTTAGCGATGATAGAAACTGCTTGAGTTAAATTTGTTGATATTTGATTAAATATGGTATTGGCGATTGGGTTCATTAATCTTGAAACAGAGTTTTCTATACCAGATACTTCTGAAACTTTTGGATCTGCATACACTAAGTTTGGATTAAATCTTGCATTTGCCGACCAGGATGATCTTGTATTTGGTATTAAACTTACTGCCGATGTCAGGTTTATGTTTTGCCTGTTTAATCTAATTGTTTCATCTAATTGAAATTGGTAACTTGTTCTAACAGAAGAAACATCCCAGTAAACATGTTTGATTGTTACGCCTACGGATTGGCTTTGTTCAAACTTTAATGATATTTTTGATACTCTTCTTTCTGAAAAATCTATATTAGCTTCTTTAAAAAAATAATAGTTAATATCAACATCTGCGGCAGGGACTACAGATGAACCTATGTTTATTGGTTTTTGTAAAACATTTTCTACTTGAGGAAAACTTGAGTCAGAAGTATATACATTGACTTCTTTTAGTAAGATTGACTGAACCGCAGATTCTTCATGGCCAAAAAATGGCGTCACCTTTATAGAGTTAGCTATATATGGACTTCTTTTTTCTAAGACAAGTTCCATAACAAGTGGGCTGTTATCATTAGTAGACCATGGAATAAATGTATTTTGATTATTAATAATGTTTCTGTGTTTAAACTCATAATCAAAATCAGATCCATTTAAATTTGATATATTAAATTTTTCGTATTCAAAATATGTATTTGGTGAATCATCTCTGATTGCGTCTGTAACAGATGAAGATAGTGTTCTTTCAAAGAAGTACTTATATTCAGAAGCCGTTTGAGGTAGCGTAGTTGAACTTTGTTGGCCATTAAAATAAGCCATATGGCTATTCCCTAAAATGCCATTTGATACTATATTATTATTTTGGTCTTTTTCTTTAATATAAACATTGTCTGCAGCCCATTTTGATCCTGCTACGACAGGAAGGGAAAGTGATCCGTTTACCACATCAGCTATCGGCATACTGTAATTAGTGGTAGTATCAACTTTTTCTAAGTTATCAAATGAGTCCCCATAGTAATACACGTCGTCACTAAAACTCTTTGAGTATAATTGTAATACTTTTACTTTTGAATTTATTTTTTCAAGAAAATTAGATTCTTTAGCTATCTCAGAACTAAAAAGATTGTATGCAGAAATTGTTTTAGCAGCTAGGTAATCTATCTGCCTGGAAACTATGGCGGAATCCGCTGTAATATCTGCTGAGTATTTTAATATTTGATTTGAGGTCGGAACCTGTCCGCCTAACCAGCGGATTGTACTGAGTTATAACCCCCGAAGCTGCACCTTCGACTTCACTTAGTAGTTTTTGATATTCGTTAATAAAATCTTCATGAGTTTTAAATTCATTATTATAATATCTATCAAAAAAATTTGAAATCTTATATACGGCTGAATCATATGTTGACGTATTTGGTGATACTTGTGCCATAATTTATACTACTTTCAAGAGTTTGTCAGAAAAACTATCTGTTTTCTTAATCTGATATTTTAACACAAAATTATCTACGTACGCGCTTGATTCTATATCGCTATCAAAACTTCTTATTACAATTTTGTATCTCATATTTTCTGGAATATATTCATATATTGCCCTAAAGTTTTTAACAGATTGACTAAAAACCAGATTTCGCCCCTGCTGAATAAAGTATATTTGAGAACTTCCCAAGCTAGGCAGTGCATATTTTACATTTCTATTTGGAAGATAGTTAGTTAAATTGATTGCGTAAGATCCATTTTCTAACTTAACTTGCACAGGACGATATTGATCTCTAGTGCCATTATAATTCATTCCAGTTACATCAGAATATGAATAATCTACTGAAAACTTTGAATAATCTATATAAGGATCATATGTAAGGGTTGCTTTATTTTCTGAACCCTGAGTAGACAATGGTTCTCCTGTGCCATTCTCATCAAATATTATTCTAGAATAAAAAGCTTGACCAGAAACTAAAGAAAAATCTACTATGTTTGGATCAGTTATCTGTCTATCAACCTTGTAACTAGCAATGTATGTTTTAGATGGGTCAAAAGATGATATTGTAATTATCCTACCAAAAGATGTTCCGTCTGCTGCCATCCTAGACATTGGTATTCTTTTTCCGTTTTCGTAAACAATAAGGCTAGAAAAAACTGCTGCAAATCTTAGTCTACACCTACCGTTTCCTAGGGTAGGCATCAGCATTTCTGTCGTTACGGAGTTTTCCCCATACGGAAGAATGGGAATCCAAGCGGAGTCTTCTGAAGCATCTTGTGCGATAGTCACAGAGTATTCTATTGATGCAGTATCTTTTAAGTCTAGATTTGAATTTGTTGATTTAGGAATTTCATTAACTGACTTAATTTTTAGCGCTCCTATATAGCCACCAGTTTGTATTCTTCTTGAAATAAAGAATGTTTTTGACTGCCTCAGATTATTTCCAACATTTGAGTTTGAAGGTGAACTGTTAATTACGCTACCAAATTTAATACTTTTAATTGACATTGAGTATTCGTAAGATCCAGTTATATCATTATTGAATAATTGGCCATGCAGATCAGATAGGCTAGAGGTTGCTATCATTTGAGATTCACTATGTGAAGATTGGGAATATGGTTGATTGTAACCAGAGATAGGAAGCGCTCCGTTATGATCAATATCTGAAACTTTTAATGGATTAAAAGAATTTTTAGTTGATATATAAACCGATGGAGACATTCTATACTTGGAGCCAAGAACATATGAAACAATTGATTCAACGAAAATAGTTACTGGGTTGTTTGAACTAAACTTGTTTTTAGCATCTAATTCTATGAATGATTTTTTATCAGATAAAAATTCACTTAAAGACCCATAAACTGGCTCTGTTTCAGAACATGGGTATCTATATGTATACATTGTCTGCACATATCTTGGGTCACTATTTTGATACGCTATATTATTTCTTATTAAAAAATATGAATAAACAATATCTTGGAGTTTGTCGTGACTATTTTTTCTAGCTTCTCTTATTTTAGATATGTAATCATTGAATATTTTTGCCTGTTGTTCTGAGGAAGAAGCGGTTAGTTGTATTCTTTTATATCTTGGTTGATTAAAAATTAGTTTAACAGATTTAACTGTTCTTTCTTCAAAAGAAATATCTTTAACAGAATCTACCAAAATAGGAGAATCTAAAACCAATGTTTTATTACCTTGATCTATCCCCAGTGGATATAGAATAACTTGTACTACCTGAAAGTCTACACCCATATTTGGCGCTACTCTAATGCAGTTTATTCTTTGTGTTGAATCAAAGTCAAACACAACGCTAGCATTTGCTCCAGATATCTGTGAGTAATCATAGCCAACATCAGATTCAAAATCTGTAATTCTAGATCTTAATATTGTTGGTGATTTGATTGTTACATTCCATGATTTAAAAGAGTTATCAGAAAACATATTTTCTAAACTAGAAGAAGAAGATATGTACGAACTGTAATTATTTTTATAGTCTTTTATAGTTGGATTTTTTTGTACAGTTAAAAAACTGTTTCCATTTTTCATGGTTCCAGAAACAACATCTACCATTGCTATTTCATTGTCTAGAAAATAAGATCCATCTCTATCTTTATATCTTTCAAAATAATTATCATTTTTAAACAAATTAGAATCATCAGAAAAAGTCTCTACAAAAGATCCATTAAATAAGTCATCTTCTCCAGAAATAAAAGAAAAATTATCAACATATATTTCTAATTCTTTAATATTTTTTTCCAGTTTTGCGACTTCGGAACCAAGAACATCAATCATACTATTAAGAGTTGAACCTATAAGATTCATTGAATCAAAGTAGTTTACTGTTTCAATATTCATATTTCTAAAAAAGTCAATAAATGTATCAACGCTTCCATTTGTATAGGGTTGAACACCTATCCCAACATACCTATTTAAGGCACTTGAGTTGACCAACTTTTTAGCTATATCAGATATATTTCTTTTATCTCTTTTTGCCTCTATTATTAAATCAGAATATATTTTTCTAGAACCAAAAGAATATGAATCTATATAAGAAGGTAATTTATTTTTCATTTTAACTTTCCTTCCATGATTGGCCAGAATAATCTTGTAACTCAAAGATTACACCAGCAGTTAGAGAAGATCTTACTATTTCCCTAATGGCTGATTCACTCATGTAATTATTTAATTGCGCAGGCAATCTTACGATCACGTATCCTCCGCTGCTGTATGCAAATCCTCTTGGTCCACTAATGTCCCAGAAAGACTTTGCTTCAGGATGCTGCTGCATCAATTCTATCAGATTTGCGTCATACTTTATTCCGCCACCCTTTAATCTTAGGTCTTGAAGCTCTAAAGTATCTAATAGACTTTCATTTATAACATATATAGTAGCTAATAGCTGTGCAAAAGGATTGTATTTTGGATGAGTTGGATTAAATATTCTATTATCATTAGTTAATTTAATTGTTTCATCTATTTCATAAATATCGTTATTTGCCCTTTGAGCTGCTTCAAAACCAATGATCTGAACACTTCTAGGTATCATATATATATAAATTGGTTTATTATATTCAATTTCAGAATTATATATAAATGGATTTATTTTAATAATTTTTGAATCTATTATTTTAATTGGTACTGCTGCTGCTTTAACCGCATACTTGACCCTAATATCTCTTGGATCATTTGGTATAACATTTGCTTTAGTATACACTATCCCAGAATTTGAATTAAAAGAATCAATCTCAGAGAATTTTAATCTTCTCCATTGTCCATTCTCTTTTATGTCTATGAATACGAATGGTTTTATTGGTGAAGAAAAATACTCAGGATCATCAGATGGTTCATGTATATTTGCAAATGGAACTTGTCGCAGCCTAATTGTTCTTGAATCAATTAAATCAGGTATTTCATCTACAACGTCTATATATGGTTGACCTAAAATTTGAGACCACCCTACATTATTGTAGTATGTTGTATCATAAAACGCCTTAGTTTGTATTTTATTTGATACTTCGTTGTGATACTTTGACATCCATAATATGTCATCGTTTTGTATAATGTGAGGATTAACCTCAATATTTTTATTAAAAGATCCAGATGTTACAGAAACATACCATGGATCTCTTTTATCCAAAGATGACTGAGGAGTAATAACTTTAATAGCAACTTTTTCATCCATGTAAACATTGTATATTGGAGATATTATTTTATTTGGAACCTGTAAAGTAGAAACCGGTATTGCAGAAAAACCTGTAAAATCAATATCGTCGCTAACCGTATTCCCGTCATAATCAGTTGCTATAGCTCCTATGTAAACATTTTCTGGACCATTTCTTTCTTCATATTCTGCGTACGAAATGTTTTGCCCTAAAAACTTTCTACTTGATAGATCATAAAAACCATATATAATTCCTTGGCTATTAAAATTGTTATTAGTTTGTATTGATATATTTGTAATGTTTACAGATGACGTATCAGAAGAAGAACTTGCTGTTATAAAATTAGGAAAACCAACCGGTCTGCCGTTTGCATCACTAAAACAAACAATCCCATCTATGTAATTAATTGAATTTTTGTTTATTGGACTTACTGCCAGGGCTGGATTCTGATTTGTTCTTAGGTTAGCAACATATAAATGTCTGTGTTCTCCAAGAACCTGCTCTCCTCCATACTGTGTGGTGGAGGAGAGTGCTGATACGTTTAAATCATAAGTGGTTTGAATTGTATATTGGTTTGCACTTTGGGTATTCGTTATAGATCTTGTTATGTAGTTAATGTATTGATGAGTTGTTGATGGAGTTGATCCCGTTTCTGCAACTGCAAAATTACTAATTGTTGCTGCGCTACTTTCTATCGATGCTTCCTGCATTTTAAATTTAACATTACCATAGTTTGCAACTGCTGTAGTCTCATAATCTGAAGTAGATATCGGAATAATTCTTCCTGGAATTATTGAGTTATCTGATACAGAAGTGTATGCAAATTCTCTTTCCGTGCTATCGGTTAAGACTTCGTATATTCTTGAAACATACAAATTTGTTAAAGATCTAACTGTTGCAGATGTAAATGATGTAGACTGCGGTGAATTAGCTGTAGTTATATTATTCTTTGTATAATCAAAATATACATCCGCATACACATTGGCGTTGACGGTGACTTGTGGTGGAGGTGTATTTCCTCCACCATTTCCAGGATTATTCTGGTCGACTTTACACCAGAACCAAACTCCCTCTATAAAAATTCCTTTTCCAGTTCCATATTTATTTACTGGAAGTTGTGAACCTCTTACTTTGAGTATAAGATATTTCCAACCAGTCCCAGAAACTCCATCAAGTGGAAAATCTTGTGCCTCAGTAGCTGGTATTTCAACAGTCTTTCTTCCAGAAAGATCTTTTGAATTTAGCCAAGAAGATGAAAGGTCGTCTATAAGGAATTGAGCTAATCCAGTTGTAATATCGTAATCTTTAGCACTAAGAATAATGCTGTCAACATAAAGTTTTGCTCTACCAGCCTTTATCTCAATACTTTCTATAAACTTTGCGTTCAAAACAGATGCTGGTATTTTTAAATAAATAGTTGCTTCTATTTCAGAAGGAGCTTTTTTAGAATCTGTATAACTAATTCTTCTAATGGCTCCAGTTTTTGAAACTTCTTTTGGATCCGCAAATTGTATTGCTTTGTCTACAAAGGCAATAATTTTTTCTGCTATACCTGGTTTTTTTCTGCTCTCAAAATAATTTTTGATTTTTGTTTTTTCTGAATCTAGTTTTCCTTCATCATTCTTTTTTATCCAAAAATAGGCAAGAGCGCTCTTTGTTTGAGAGTCCACTTGACCATCAATTACTCCAAGTCCATACTTTTGTTGGAAAGATCTTACAGCTGTGTTTGTGTTTGGACCAAAGGTTCCATCACTGGCAATATTGTACCCATCAGCTATTAGCGTAGACTGTATATAGTATACATAGTCTCCCGTTTGAAGATCTTCAGAATTTACTGAATACTGTCTATTCTCACCTGTTATATCTATGTCGCCAGTATACGGATAGTGGTTCCACTCATCTTTGTAACCTCTAACTGTAAAGTTATGAGATTTTTCATAGTCAACAAGATCCTGCCTAACAGCGTATGTTTCAGGTATTTTGATGCCCATAATTGCAGAAACAGAACCAGGATAAACTGCTCCAGTTACACCAACTACAGTTGCTTTACTTGAGCTAAAAGCTTCTTGGCTAAATTCCCAATAAATAATTTTACTTTGATCTGAATTTGGTGCTTCTGTGTCTGTGCCAGGATTATTTGAAGTTGCTGCTCGTTGATAGGTTATAGGTATTTTAATTCTAAAAGATATTCTATGAGATATATCAACAGACAAAGAAGACTCTGAACTGACAACTTTGTTCCATGAAGTTTTAAAATTGTATTGATAATTATAAATATTATCATTAATTACATTTGGTTGATTTATTACTCTATTTTCTACTAATCTATATCTATCTGATATATAGAATTGTCCAAAATCTCTAGGCACATTGAATGGCAGAGATATTGTAGAGGTTTTAAATGTTGGTATCTGATTAGCTTCATCTAAAGTAAGCTTATAAGTTTTATATGGAGTTGTAATTCCAGAGTAAACAGGGCCCTGCATAATTGTTCCAACTTTAGGAGATATTGTAGAGTTTGTAAATTCGACGTAATACTCTATAACATCTTCTCCAGATGAAGCATATACCTCTGCATATTGGCTTGGTAGTGACCTATTAAAGTCTTCTAAAAATATTTGTTTATAGTTTTTGGGTCCAAGTATCCTGAAAAGATCGCCGTTCTGCTCTCTATATATATTATATAGAGCGTATTCATCAATGTCATCATTCTTAATTAAAATATCATTATATGGGTTATTGTCATTTGATGTTGGGCCGTTGAGGCACCAGTCTGTTTTCCAACTTGTAGCATGAAACAAAGTTGGTAACGTTAAGGTTTGAGTAAATGTGTTGGCAGCATTTGATGTTGTGTAGTACTTTGAGGTAATTCCAGATATCATGCTGTTATAGAAAAACTTTAGTGGTCCTTCAGAGTCGGATGTCAACAACGTAAAAGATGTATTTGCCCCTGATGCGTTTGGTGACGTACTTTGAAGGTAGTCTGCTCCTGCCTTCTTGTTTATTCCAACAGTATTTATGATTATATTTCCAGCAGTTATTGACGATGTTTCTTGAGAGTTCTTTTTAAACTGAGCAATTACAGGGCCAACACTGTTGGATACTACTGAGTTATTAGAAAAGTTTGTTGGAAGAGCTTTTAGTGCATTTCCAGAATTATTAATTAACCCATAAACTCCGTATCCAGCATCAAACTCGCTAGCAGATATATCCCAAGATTGATTCTCTGATTTTAAGTTTAACTCTGAATAGATACTGCTTTCAGACCTATTGTAAGTCAAAGATCCTGTTGCTACTCCAGATTGAAGTGATCCTGGCACTACTGGAAAAATGCTTTTTACCGAGTCTGATATCGAAGTTCCTTCAGATTCTATGAATAGACATCCACCTGAATTAATAAAATCTCGTATTTTTTCAACATAAGTTGTTATGTTTGTATTTTCATTTATTACAAGAACAAGAATATCAAACGACCTTGCTTGCGCAGTCGTTATTGTTGATAAATCAACAGTCCAATAGGTATCGTCTGAGTTTGTTTTCTGAATCTGTCGAGCATCAGCAATTGGATTTGTGAATACATAATTATATATATTAATTGGATTATTTTGAGAATTAAATTTACCAAATATTTTATGATGTTCAACATATGATTCTTTTGTATTAGATTTTATAACTGCAGCTTTAATTATTCCCGCAGATCTATCGGATCCATTTGACGACCCATCTATTCTATTTGCGTAGTCTAAAGTTCTTTTTACTTTACCAATAATTCTCCAGTTAAAAACTTCATAAGACCTGTTGTCCGGCAGTGCTTTTCTATTAACATATATATTAAAACCTCTAGAATCAAATGCTCCACCAGTAGAAAACATGTCTTCTAATTTTTCGCTACTTTTTGTAGCAAAAGTTTTATTATACCTTGCTGCTACATCAACTGCAAAAGTTTCTTCGCCTTCTTTTGTAAAAAGTGGTACTGCGTTTATTTGTTCGGAGTGTTTTATGTTTTCATTGGTTATTTCTAAATCACTGGTTAATTCAAGCTTTGGATAAACTAATATCAAATTAGATGGGTTGGGATCCTCTATTAGAACTATTATCCTACAAATCCTATCAAACTGAGATATTCTTTTTTCGTTGTAGGACTCTAAGAATATATCGTATTTCTTTTTTCCACTTTGATCTACATACGGAGATCCGTCAGCATAGGTTACATATATGTCATTTATTGATATATTTAAACTTGCCCTAGATTTTCTTTGGGTATCTAAGGAATTTTCTAGTGAAGCTATTCTTCTATTTCCATAGTCTATAAAATTAATAGAGCTACCTTTTACGTTTTCTTGTGCGGTAAAATATCTACTGACATAATACGAGTGGTAGTAATCTGAGCTAGACAACTTTCCAAACGTATTCTGATTTAATTTGATTACATCTACGTACTTAGTGTCAACTGGCTCAGACGCCCTAAAATCAGAAACATAAACATTTTCTGTTGGGAATCTTGTTGATCCAGTTATGGGATCGTAAAGCATGCCGACTTCATTTGCTAAAACAGAAGATTGTTTGTTTTTAAATTCTAAAACATTTTCTTTAATTGCAGTAGATGAATCTATAACCACTAAAGAAGAACCTGGTGTTACATCTTCTGTTTTTATATATCCAAGATTTATTGCATCAGAGGGTAAAGTTAAACCCTTTTTGATCTTTTTTTCATTAGAATTTTCTATATTATTATTAAATTTTTTCATCTTACATCCATTTTATAATATTTAACTTGGATACACATTGTTTTGATTCTTATACTCATAGTAACCATCTCCAAGTATTCCAGCCTGATACTGCGCATATCTGGGGATCTTAACCCAAGATGGTATATTTAAAGTATTCTTAGCAGATGGTATTGATTCATCTCCTGTTATATATGAAACTTTGTAGACTGGCGTTGCATAGAAATAGTTTATTTGATTACTTATAAAAGATTCTTGAATTGGATAGACTCTAATGCTAGATGAAGTGATAACATCATCTGCGTCCTCGTACCAGTGGACTATGTCACCAACAATCGTTTCTGGGCTTATATTTGTCACTGAACCATCTTCCATAACAGAATCAATAACCATAAACCAGTATCCTGGTGTGGCTGCATTCTGAGAGGTAATTGGTCCTATGGAGAAACTTCCGTTTTGAGAACTGAGTACTGATGAGCTATAAGGTAGATCAAATGCGTCTTTTAGTGTTCTTGCTTTTCTATAGTAAACTCTTATATTATTAACTGTGCTGTCTTGAGAAATAATTTTTCCTGTTACATATAAAGAAGACTGACCATCTGCCCTTATTGTTTGCTGTGAATTTTCTGCTATAAGTCTATTTGTTGTTTGTGCTGATCTTACAATTTGATAGTTTATAGTTGCACTATCGGTTGCTACGCTTTGTCCTGAGGCAACTCCAGAGATTAGAATTGTGTCATAACTAACTGTTGCTGGGTAGGCCCCTTTGTATCTTAGTTCTACAACAGCAAATCCTTCATCGTTTGTTGTAACAGTTGATGGAGTTGCAGATAAATTGCTTGAAGATATTGAATAAGTTTGATAAGGCTTTGGATTGAGATTTTTATCCAGGCTTTCTATGGTGAGCAAAGAGTAGTCCGCATTGCGATTATCACTTATAACAGCTGGGTTCATCTGCGCAATAAATCTATCGTATTCATAATTTGAATTGGTTAAATACACAAAGTGTTCACTATTCAAAGATACTATTGGAGAGTGATATAGCCCTGTTGGCGTAGCTGTGTCAAATATTGAAGACTCATATGTAACATTATATGTAAAAGGACCCTGTAAAGGTGTTGCTCCATACATTGGTGTTGAATCAAAATAAATCTTTGTACCAATTACTCCATTATTGTAATCTTCATTGTCTACATAATATGAGTTTCTAACTCTATATTTTACCTTATATTCTCTTCCCTCTTCTAAGATTATAGGTGTTGCGTGATCGCTGACTGTAATCTTTTCTGTTTCTGAGAATTTGTTTTCAACGACAAAACTATTAGTTACTGAATCAAAAACCGATACGTCGTATACATTTTTGTAGCCTAAATAAAGATTGTTAGAATTTTTTGCTTCAATATACTCTATATTATAGAATGAATTTAATGACCTATCATTTTCTTCTACAAAGTTTGTTCTGGTCAGAAGATTTTCTGGATATTCAGAAATATCTATTATTATGGGAGCACTCTGCCTTGCTGCATTAGCAAGCCTGAACGAATAATTTGGAGTTGATCCGCTATTAACAAAAGATTCTTGTTTTGGCCTAGCATAGACATAGGTCTCTTCTTCGTCCAAATAATACCAGCCAGTGTGGATTTCTGATCCAAGATTTGGATTAGTCCTAGTATTAAGTCTTGCTCTTATTGTAACATCTTCTATGTACCCATCTGTCAGGTCTCCAGAGAATTTCTCTTCATAGAAATCAGAAGGCTCTACTTCTGTATTGGGAATTCTTAAATCATCATCTTGACTAACTGTAAAATATGGTTTTATATTATTTTTATCTAGCCACATAATAACATTATTAGACGATTCCTGGTACGGCATAACCTCTATATAATTAATGATATAGTTTGAAGAATTATTTTGATTAAATCCAAATTCATATCTATGAAAATCTTTAATTACAACAACATCGCTTAACATTACCCCTGTCTTTGCGTCCTCTTCATTCTTGATGATACCTCTAGATGATATGTCAAAAGTAATCGGTGTTGCTAATTCCTTTTCAAAATACTTCCATTGCCCAACAACAAAAGGATAATTATATTGAATTTGTCCATTGTTTGTATAGTATTTATTGCTGTCTAACAATTGATTTTTTTCCCAATATATATTTATATTTTGTGGTGTAGCTGCGCCGCTACTAATGTCATATTTCGGAGTTGCAAATAATTGAATAGAGCTTGTTGACTCGTCTTTTCTAATTAATATATGTGGAACAAGAATATCCTGATCAAACTCTGGATGATAGGAAAAACCACCGTAACCAATTGCCCCATTGTCTGAAGGGGTTGCATAGTCTGGATCGATATATGCTGAAGGGCTAACGTTATCTATGTGCAGATATTTTGGTGTTGCTCCACCCCATCTTTGGTATATGTTTTGAGTAAAGCTTGAAAATGGTATGGCCTGAATTGGAGTTGCTGACTGCATAGAGTTAGCATAGGGGGCCAGTGTTATTCTTCTTCTAATCTTAGGTGTGTAACCTGTAGAAACGCTGTATGAATACATATCTGAAGCATATCTGAGATTAAAATTATTAAAAGATGGACTTGATTGAGACAAAGATGGGGTAGAATCAAAGTATATTCCTGTTGGATAATTTGCTGAATATATTTGACCCAAAGAAGCTAGTGCTAGATAAGATTGATTTGGAGTTGAATGATTTATTCTTTCATATCTTGGGGTAGAAGAAGAATATCTAAAGTGCCCATACTTTACTGAGCCAGAGGAAACTATATTTGACGGTATTCTATATGTTGAAGGAGTTGCAGAAAAATCACGATACTCTGAATTGTTGACTTTACTCCTGAACCTTAGTGTTGGTTCAGTTCTATTGTCTATCTGACTAAATATATTATGAATTAGATAATCTGGAGTAGCAGAAGATCCTCTAATCGGAGCATCGTTTCTTACATATTTAGTAGCATTTGCGTAGTAGACAATTCCGCCAGTAGTTAATTCTATGGTGTAATTTACTGTTGCGGTTGGACTATTTGAAGACAGATATTCATACTCTGTATAATAATCAAAGTCAACGTTTATGGGAGGATAAATTTCTTTTGATCCAATTTTTTCGACTCCAGAAAGAACAACTTTTGCGGATTTTCTTAGTACTTGGTCATCGGAAATATTATTTAATATATTTTCATCACTAGAAAAATCTTCATTTTCTGTAATTTGAAGTTTAATATCACTTAAATCTCCAACTCCATGTTGATAATAAGATGATGGAGTTGCCTCCATAAGTGGGCGATCATACACAAAAGGAACATGAGAAACTCCTTCTGATAATTTTCCTGCATAGTCCCATATCAAATCAGACCAAGAAACAAAACCCCAGTTTGTCGGATAATCTCTATTCATTCTTGAAACAAAATCTGTAAAATTATTTGTTGGATTTCCGTTTTCATAAAAGAACTTTGAAAGCTTTTCTATGTCTTGCATTTCGAGAACTTCCGGAGTTGCTCCTGCAAAATCAGAATCTGGAGTAGATCCAATTGCTTTCCATAGGTCTAATTCTCTTCTTAATGTTCTCTTAAAAGCATTTATGCCAGTACCTGGAGGATTTTTGTATACATCAAGAATTCTTTTTTTATAATTTTCATTTGATTCGAGTTTTAATCTCGGAATACCAACTCGAAGACCAAAGTCATCAAACATATTAAATACAAGAACTTCATTTTGTTCATAAGATATATTATTTATATAGAACTTTGTATATTTTTCTAGTGTAAGAACTACTTTATCAACCGGATTAAAATAATAAACATAATCACCAACTCTATGGTTGATGAAATCAGAGTAATTCACGATTCCACTTAGTTCAATATCATCAGCAAAAACTGAATGAACCGCACTAGGCACGGATGTCGTTGAATATATCCAAGCTAAAGAATCTGTATTAGCTCCAGATATAGACTTGTTTAGATCAAAATAATCTATTGCTGATTCAACTTTATCTAGGTGATCACCCACAGATGCATTGATTAATTTTCCTCCAAGACTCTTTGGTTCGTCAAACCTTGGGGTAGCTCCCTCTAAAGAGTCTTCATATATTTTTGTCCACGAAGGAAATTTTTTAACTATGTCTCTAGTTGTAAAAGTTGTGTTTGATGGATTAGCGTCTGCTATCTGAACTTCTACTAATAATATGTAGTTTATTGTAGGAGTTGCTCCAACGAAATATGATTCATCAAGATCGCTAAAAAATTCAACCTCAAACTTAACAAATCTTTTACATCTTTGTATAAAAAGATAGTTTGTTTGCTCAGATACTTGATTGGGAATCCAAAAAGGCGTAGCCGACTCTATAACATCATCTGACTCATAAACCTGAAGAGTGTATTCAATAGGCTCAGAAGATGGGTTTCCTAAAAATGTAGATTTATAAGCTACTAAATCTATTCTAGATGTTGTATCAACAAATCTATATACAGGTTGAGAAGATACATCTGGTCTTAAAATCCAATATGGAGAAGCTTGCTCTAGATCAAATATAAAATACTGACCAGAAGTTTGGTCGTATCTAAATACCTCATACTGTGTTGCATTTGTTTCTTTGACTATTTCACCAACATCAGTAACAAGCACTCCGCCTTTCTACTGATGGAGTAGCTGAGGTTAATACTTTATTGCCAACAAAAGTGTAGTCACCAAAAGTATTTAACCCATATCTAGATCTTAAGGTTGAAAAGTTTGTATAGCTAGAGTTGTCATATAGGTCAATTGGTTCAGATGTCCATACTTTACCATTTTTGGTAAAATGTATATTTGTTAATGTTAAAACATAGCTTTTCATCTAAACCTCAGTATTTTTTATACGCCGTCTAACCAAATGGAATACTCAGATGTAACTCCATTTTGAGGATGTACGAACATAAGATGTTGACATGGTCTACTCATAGACGAAAAGTACTCTTGCGCATATGTATTGTTACTCTCTGGTGAACCAGAGATTCTTAGTAGCCCGCTACCTATAGTAACCTTTACTTGCTGGTGATAATGTCCCATAAAAACATCATCAAAATGGTCTTCAATTGCTCCATCTTTCCAACCCATTACCTTCTTAAAGTAACCGTGGAATGCTGTTGGCGAAGGCATTTGGTCTCCATGTATCAGCAGTGTGGAGTAGTCGCCTATTCTATCTACTGCATAGAAGCTTCTTTCTCCTCTGCCGTCTGGAATATCAAACGTAACTCTTGGCTCATCTTTGAATATCCAACTAACAATCTTGTACAGAAGTCTATCCATATTTGTCTCTGGATCGTGCTGCTTTCTTGCTCTACCGCCAACAGCGCCGTGGTTTCCTATTACCCCAGTGATATGAATATGTTCAAAATGCTGCAGGCTTTCTGTAATGAATTTAGTCAGAATCTCAGGACCATATATCCCCACCTGCCTATAAAGACCAGCGTCTAAAAGGTGGCTTTGTCCCGGAAATATCTCTTCCCCCTCAACTATATCGCCCAAAAGCCATACATGTAGTCTGTCGACATTGTGATGGTGTCTTTGAATCTCAACTATTTCTAACATTTTTTGCGTATAAAGTTCTATTCTTTTTGCTAGAACTTCTGAATTATATGTTGAGGTTACCTTACCAAGCTGCCAGTCAGCAAATACTGCTACTGCAGTTTCAGGGGCTGATCTAGAAACGTTCTTTAAAGACTTTTTATAGTCAATCTTTGGTAGTTCAAAATTCGAGAAGGCTTCGTATGCTGCCTCATACACCGAAGCAAGTGCGTCCTCTTTTACGTTCTTGTGTTTATCTGCGAGTCTTGCTAGTCGCTTATTTTCTGTTCTTAAAAAGTTTACTAAATCCTCATTAACAGAAACAAAAGAAGAAGAATAGTCATTATTATCTGATTGGTATTCTTCTGAATCTTCATTCTCATATTTTGAGAAGACGTATTTATCATCGAATTTTGACACAATTTTTCCAACGTCTAATTCATTCTTTTCTTCAATTTCTATCTTTTGATTTAGAAGATGACCATGATCGTCTGCTCCAGAAGCTATAGCTTTTGCTTTAGCCATATTAGGAGCTTTTACTATGGACGTTGTTTTAACTAAAAAATAATTTTCTGAGGACATTTAAACCCGCTTTGTTAATATGATGTTTGACCTATTATAGTTGGATATATTGATACTAATCCAGCTACCATGTATGACCTTTCATCAGGCAATAAAAAGTTTTCAATAGGTATCTCTACACCGTTGATTGTTATCGAGTTAATTATAACATCTGTAATGAGATCTGACGCTGCAGAAATCTGAGATTTTAGACTATTTATATTCAAAGGGTCTCCAATAGACATGGAGTTTAAATATCTTTTAGCAAAGTACGCAGCTTGGTTTCCTATCGCTTTTGTATTTGCAGCTGTAGAGCCTGTAGGAACCATTATATTTGCTACCACTGAGACAGGAACCATTTGTGCCTGTCTAATATTCATTCTTACGCCAACAGGTTTTGCGTCTTGCAGGGCAAGAAAGACGGATCTAGTTATAGTTTGGCTTGACTGAGTTGAGTCAGGAACTATGATTACGTCAAAAGAACCTAGGCCGAACGATGCATCTCGTATTCTTACATCCCTAACGCCATTAACAGAAAGTGCATTTAATCTAATTGCTTCTGATGTTCCAGAAGAGTTCATCTTAACTGATCTAACTATTCTTCTTCTGTATGATTCGTCGCTTTCGTAATCTATTTGACTATGTATTTCTTTAGTATTATATACTGAAACGACAATTCCTGGAGGAGATATAAAGTTATGTCTTATAAGAGAACCTATTGCTGCTGTATGCGTCTGCCCAGAAAATGCTGGAACTAGTTGTCCATAGGCTCTTGTGGTAGACCCATTGATTACTACGTCCCCTGCTAACTTATACTTAAATTGAAAAGATGCGTTGTTTGACACGTCATTGTATACCACTGTGTCTTTAGGTATTATAATGTCCCTACTGTAAGGCTTGGATATTGAAAATATAACGTTAGCTATTTGTCTGTCCGCCACTATCTCTGGAGAGACTAGTTTTCTTTTAACTGAATACAACTCTCCTATAAGGTCTAGGTTTCTTCCAGAAGCTGTTGCTAGCATGGTCTGATCTATATTATATTTTAGTATGCTGTAAAGGTCGCCCATCTGGTCTGACACCGCCTCAGCAAAAGCTCTAGCTATAGAACCGGGGCTAACAGAGGTGATACCAGCATTTCTCTCTAATGAATTGAGTATCTGAGCCAGAATTTCTGATCTATCTTTTGAGTACACTACGGCCATAATTAAAATATCTCCTTACAGATTTTGGCTAACTGACAAAACTATTGGCTCTCCATATGGTGTTACAATTTGAACGTCAAATCTAATGCAGTCGGGAGCAGTTGGTATTGCATTGATCTGTATATTTTTACCCCTAAAGACACCTTCTCTATCCAGGGCTTCTCTTATTAGTCTTTTGCCGTATTCTCCAGTCTGAGGGTCCTGCGGCATTCCGTACAAACTATTGAGGGAAACTCCTAATCTAGGATAGATCTCAAAATCTCCAGGTTCGGTCATCATTCGTATGTAGACCTGTTGTATATCATTTTGAGCGGTAGACTGAACTAAGGCAATGTCGTTATTGCCATTTAATTTAATGTCTCCATCAAAACCGAAAATAAAACTCTGGCACTACTGTAATTCTCTTTCTGCTTTATTTTTTGCTTGCATGTAGGAATATCCTTGATATATTAATTTTTTAATATATTCAATTTTTTCTGTATTTAAACTGCTAGCATCATTTGCTAAAAGCTTAGCATCTTCTTCTGATAAAAAGGAATCATAGGAAAGATTGGTATTTAAAGTAATTTCTTTAGATATATCAACGCCACCAAAATTTACTCCGTCTGTAATAGTAACGTTTTCGTCTTGATTACCAGATTCTTTTGCTAGTTGTATCTTGTATATTTTATCCCTATATCTATGATACGCAGCGCTTTTGTGAAAATCTTTTAAAGAAACTAAAGCTGGCTCTGTAAAATCCGTTGCTGCATAATTAAAGTAATTTGCATTCCATCTAATGCCATCGTCCTCTGTCGTGTATATCTTTAATGTGTCTGCAAATATGCTGACAGATCTATTCATCCCACTTATTATTATTCCGACTCCTGGAGCTGCCATTATTTCAATGTCCCCATTATCGGCTAGCTTAATAAAGGAATCATTATCTGGATGATTTAACCCAACTTCTCTTCTAGAAAATTCATTTCTTTTTTTAAAAACATAATCAGACTGAATTGAATTAACTGGCAATCCAGCTCTTTGATTAATTGGTTTTTTATATAGATTTTCTTCTAGTGCCATTTAAATTAAATACCTTGGTATATGCGTTGATGCCATATTATTATAGAACAATGGACTGTTGTCGTTTGGCGAAGCGTAGAAATCTATTATATAAGGAAACCTTTCATTAGAATCCCTAAAACCAACCACACACTTTGCGCCCATTTCTGGAGCGACTTGCTGTATGCCGCTGAGCCATTGGACATGGTACATCAGATAAAACATCTGTAATTTGATCTGAATATCTATCCTCTAATAGAACTTTTGCCGTATTATTATCTTTATTATAGGATGCAATAACTCCATACCTATTTTTGGATTTCTGCATTTCTGCAGTTGTGATCATTTCTGAAATTTTTTTATCAAATTTTGGGTAATTTGTAGCCATTTATATAACCTAACTCCTTGGCGCACTAGCTGCAATATAATTTATATATGGTTGACTTATTATATCTTCAACTATTTTTTTGGTAAATACTGTTTTTCTTATTCCTGGTGCAAATACTTTTACACTTGCACCCCACCTGTCATCTGTAAATTGTTTTTTTTCTTCTTCTGTTGTAAAGTAATTTATTGCTTCATCAAAAAGATCGTATACCCATATAAATACATCCCAAAAACTTCTGTAAGGAGGTCCATATATTGTTCTTTGTCCGTCTTTGCTAAGCCTGGATTTTTCTTGTACTTGTTTTACCGTAAAAGCTTCACATAATGCTCCAGGAACGTTTATACTACCGAGAGCCCAGTTAATAAAATTTTGCCACCTTCCACCTAATGCTTCATATACCTTTTTAACTGTATCCCTTTTAACATTAGTCAATGCTCCCCACGATTGAAATGCACTTTGATCTCCCCAAGCGCCATCGCCCCAGTTTGTCCATAAGTTTCTGGCAATTGCAGTTGATCGTAAACCTTCTTCTTTATAAAATTGTGAAGATTTTGAACTAGAAGAACTTAAATTTGGTTTATAAATTCTTGCAACTTGTGCAGCAATTGCTATCTGGTTTAATGGTATCCAAAAAACTGGATCGACCTTTGATATATCCCATCTCATATCTGCTCTTGCTTTTAAGTCGCTTTGTTTGATTGCTGTTTCTTTTTTAAAATATAACTGCCAACCTTTTAATGTTCTTTTTCCATTTTGATCAGCAAACCTAGTAGACGTCCCTTCTGGAATATAAAAATCCCAAAGTGAAAATGAACTTATTTTTCCGTCAATAAAATTATATAATTCATTTTGAAACATTCCTAAAGCAAGTAGTGGGCCAGCCCCATCGCCTCTATAGGGGGAACTGTTTGATTCTCTTTCTGCAAGACCGCAAAAAACTGCTATTTCTTCTATATTAAATACTCCAGTAGTGGCCATTATCTTACCTAAATCAACTGGATCTATTTTTTGTTCTGCGCTTGTAAATACTTCTCGTCCCATATCAAGATATTTTGTCATGTCGGCAGTTGTTTTAAAAACAGAATTAGCCACTGTTCCCATATTTCCTGGAGTTGTTCCACCAGAAGTAGTTGAGCCCAAGAATACGGCAGCGTTTCCTGCCCTAGTCCAGTGAAACCCTAGGTGAATGTGACCATCATGAGTTGTACTATTTGCTCCGTCTTGGTTTACATTAACGTATTTAGATAGACCAGGAAATGCTTGCATAAAAGCCATTTTTTTCTGACTTGAATCAGATACATACTTTGCATACATTGCCTTAGATATAACTATCTCATCTGGCTGAAAGTACTTTGGTAGAAGTGCTATTTTTTGCATTAATAATGTAAAACATTTTTCATAATTTGTAGCATTGACTGTAAGACTTGATCCAGATACATTCTTTTGCCCTACTGCATATATATCAATTGCCCTTCCAAATGCATGGTCTGTTATAGTTTTTTTACCGTCTGTATTTTCTGTCATAACTGCATTGTTGTGAACTAAGTCTTGTCCTCTTGAAAATCCAAATCCAATTGTTAAATCTAAACCATTTGGGTCGCTCATTTCTACTAGCATTTTCAATAGTGTTATTGATGGATAAAACTTTGATGGATCAGTTAACTCTAAAAATTGATCAGGAAGTGTTCTATAGTAACTAGTTCCAGAACCTGCATCTTTGCCTTGATCATTTATATTACCAGCAGCTTCTTGGTAATTACTCCTTAAATTTTGTTTATCTTTTTCAAAAGCGCTTATCGAGAATCCTGTTGTTGATATTTCACCATCTGAACGATTAAATTTAACATTGTTGTTAACAGTTTGAATTGCATTTATATATATTTCTTTTTCTTGATCGGAAAGATCGCTAATCAAAGCTGCTGGATAACCATTTTTTGCTGGACCTATTCCAAGAGCATCTGGATCAATTTGGTAATTTCCACCATCAACTGTAGTTCCATCATCGTTAGTGGTATTTGCGACTAAAGAATTACTGTATCCATAAGCTTTTTGCTGAAAAAAACCTGGAGCATAGCCTGTTCCAAGAACAGATTGAGATATAGCTGCCTTAAAAGCAGCTGGCCCACTTAAGCTTTTATCGTTTAGTTCTTTGTCGCCAGAAAAGTCTGGGTTAGGATATTCAAAAGCTTTTCTTCCATCTTTTTCTTCAGCCAAAGAAAAATCTGCACCAAATGCTAAGTGCGATTCTAGGCTTGATGTTGTAAGCCTATCATAGGCGACTGATGCCATGGCCGGATTTCTAGATAGGGCATTGCCTGCCATGATACTTTCAACATTATGTGAAACCAAAGTTTTCTCTTCAAAACCTCTTTGAGATGCAGTTGTTCCTTTTACTAAAACTTTTCCTTCAGGGTAAACCTGCGAAGCCACTTTATTAATAAAAGAAAATGTAGAATCATTATCTGCTAAGGTCATCGAAAAATTTGGGCCTGATGAATTTGTGCCGGGTTTATTATTTGTCTGTTCCATTTAAGATATATACCTTCCAGTAGTGCTATTCGAAGCAAGTGCTACTGAGGGCTGATTATACAGTAGCCCTTTTGTATAAACTGATGCTAAGTTAGCTACAACCATTTCCCAGTTTAATGTAGCTGGGCTGCCGTCTTCGTAGAATTCATCCCACAGTATCAAAGGCCACTCTGAAGACTTTTGATAAATTAATTCTATTTTTTTAATTTCTACAAGAGTATTGAATAAACTTTGTTTTTCTGGAGTAAGCGCATTCAATCCTTCTGTAGAAGAAATGGATTGATAATAATTATCTTTAACAAATCCATTTAGATATCTTAATAGTAAATCAAAATTATTGTGTATCACGCCAGACCCTGAAGCTGAACTATCCATTGTAACCGGTGCTGAATATACAGAGTTTTTTACAGCTGTTGTTACAAGGGTTGTATCAGATCTTTTTTCTATAAAAACTTGTCTTACATATTGAATAAGACTGTTAATGTCTTTTTGTGTTATATTATAAAATATAGTTCCAAGCGTTCTATCATAACTTCCTATAACATCTGTTCCAAATCCATTTGGATTTTTTGCAGTGTCTTTCAAATAATTTCTTGGTTCATTTCTTTTTGCGCCAGCATCAAAGTCTTCCAACTTAACAACTTCATCAGTAAAGTCTTTTGATGGTGCTACTCTTAGAATAAATAATCTATCCTTAAGAGCGTCTCTTACGTATGCAGCTGCCCTACCGCCTGGAGATGTTTCATCTGTCCAAGAACCTTTATAGTTCTCTTCGTAATTTGGCCCAACATTGTTTATGTATCCAGAAACTTTATTTAATTCTCCAGCGTTAATTCCTTCAAATCTAACTCTAAAAGGCTCTGATCCTGGTCTTAAGATGTCTATAACTTCTATTGTGTCACCATCTATAAATTCGTTTACATAACATATTGCTTTGAAAAATTGATTTAATCCAGCTTTTTCTGGGCCTATACCAGAATATTTTATAACTTGAGCATTAACTAGTGCATTTTCGTAGCTTATATGTCTAACTAAATCTGATATTTCTTTTTCTTTCCAGCCAAGATTTTTCAAAAGATCATCTGTTCTTATATATGAGTAGCCCTCATTCGTTCGTACCATTCTTCGTGAATTTACTCCGTAATATTCCTGGAAGTAGTGCTTTTGAGTGATACTTTCCAACAACCATACCTTGATTATAAGATAACCCTGCATCCATTGGTTGACCATTTTTACTCATATACTGCACATAGCAACCATGTTGATCTAGTACATTGTCTCGTATAAACTTCCAACCACTCCAAGCTAAGTCTCCACCAATTGCTCCACCAGCAACTCCAGCACCAGCAAATGCCAGAAGCGGCGCTGCTGCACCACCAGTCAAAAATGTTGCAGCTATACCACCACCAACACCAACCACTGTTGCTAGACCTGTTGTAATTAATGCTCCTGCAAAACCGGTTGTTCCGTTGCATTCCTGAAGCATTTTTTGCTTGCTTTTGCATTCTTTCTCTTGCTTCTGGCATTGCATTAGCAGTAAAGTTTGCCATTACATCCTTCATTAAAGCAGAATGACCATGAGTATATTGTACGCCACCCATCATTTGGGCAGATAATGCCTCATTTAGTGACTCAACAGAAACTTGTCCTCCTGTTACAATTCCAGTTCTTGAAGAGTTAGCAGCAGATAAAAACATTCTAGTATCATTTCTGATTGTTTGGAGGCTCATCCATGAGTTTAGCCAGGACGTCATAAACCATCTAGCTGGATCATTAACAGTTACAAGTGCGTTTGGAGTTATTGATGTGATGAACCCTAGGTCCGGAGTAAAATGATGAACCACCTGTTCAACTTCAAATATTCCATACATTCTTTCATAAACATCGGCTAGATAAACAAGATCATGAGGCCTTATATCTGGACTTCCTATTACAACTAGCTCTCCCGTATAGATATCTTTGATTGATTCTTTCAAGTGCGCTAACGCAACTCTTCTTGCAGTCAATTCATCTGGAGCACCTTGTGCCATCTTTGAAACACCACGCACTGTTTCAAAAGGATGAAATATAGGATGAAGAACCCCAAAGAATCCAGATCCTCTTATGTTATCAAAGTATAATCCTGTTTCGACTGTTTTTTCTGTCTGCCTTTCTGGTGGTGCTGACTTATCTAATGCAACTGTTACTGGATATTTACCATCGGATACTGCAGTAACCACTGTTGCGACGTCATTAATATTTTCTTGAATATTATTAGACATAATATGACTAAATGAGCTTAAGTAATGTATTCTCTGGAAAGGTTCCCTAATCTCAACAACTGGCTCTCCATATTCTCTTGTAAATGGATTGTCAACAGCTCTTAATAAACTTCCTTGATCTCCAAGAGAATAATATATAGAGTCGTTTAAGAACTTATTTAAAACATTTGCTTGTTTGTTAAGACTGTCTACTTCTGCTAAACCATATCCCATTTGTGCCATTGATGTTTTAAACATATTAAGAAGACCAGACAGACCATCTGCTATAGCAGTAAAGTAAACTCCAACGCTTTTATCCCAAAAATCTTTTGTGTCCTCCATAGCGGCGCTGAACCAACTCGTTGCACTGTCTCCCTCTGAAGCATTCGCTGCAAGGAAGCCTTTAAATTTATCTATCTTCTTTGCGTAGTCTGTATTGGGGTCGATAAAAGCTTGCCATGCTTTGATTACTGGAGAAAAATCCCATTTTCCATCTGATTTCTTTAGATCTCCATCGCCAATGCCAAGAGTTAATGGATTACTTGAATAATGTTTCAATCTTCTGTTTGGCTTTAGAACAATCCATGCTCTCATGTATGGATCAGACCACAGTGTTTGTCTAAACCATCCTAGTAGCATCAGATACAATTTTTTGGGAGAGTCTATTTTCTTCAATAACTGTTTTGCGTCATAGTTATCGCCAAATTCTTGTTTTAATTGACCTCTAAAACCTGCGATACTTCTAGATACAGGATCTAGATCATCATCTGCAGATGAAATGTTTTTAGTTGCGCCTTCGGCAATAATTAAAAAGTTTAACAAACCAGTTATATGAGAATATTTTTTTAAAAGAAGGTAATCTAAATCTTCAAATAAAGGCTTTCTACTAGTTCCATTATAATTTTTTCCTGTGTCTAAAAATATTTCAGAACTGTAATTGACAGCTTCTTTTATTTTATTTACATCCAATGGTTGCACTGATCCACTTGGACTGTCTTGCGTTTCGGTCAATCCATTTTGAACAAATTTTTCACCAAGAAGAGACTCAAATTCTTCTGATGCATCTCCTTGAAAAACAATGTCAAAAGTTTTTCCAGTTCCATCGTATCCTTTACTAATATCTTTGCTATATCTTCTAAAGATTGTCTGATCGTCGTTTTGGTTTATTATTAAACTTAATATAGCTTCTGGTAGTTTTTCAGTATCATCTGCATCAATTCCAAATGTTTCAAAAAAAATATCTTTTACTTTTTTCTCTTCATGAAAATTAACTCTAAAGAAATCCCATATTTCCCTTGCTTGAGATAGAGTTCTTCCATTGCCTGCTATTACAGATGTCGTTGGATCATAATCTTCATCGTAATTTCTTCTAGCAGCTGTTGAAACTATGTAGTCTGCTTCTGGATCGTATATATCAACAAATACATTTCTTCCTTCATCATCGTCGTCACCACCATCTTTAAAAGTATTTATCTCTTTAGCTAATCTGGTGTATAAGTTGTCTTTACTTATTTTTTCAAAATCTCCATTTATAACACTAGAAAAATATCCATAGTCACCTTTAAATGGAATCGGGTTTCCACCTATAGAAGCTCTTAACATAGCTTCTTCTTTTGTCTCAAAAACAATTTCTGCGTCGCCAGCTGGACTAAACATCGCCTCTTTTATTGCGTCGTTGTCTTTTACTAAATCTGTATTTTTTAGAATCTCTGCTAAATAACCGTACTCCCTATACGAATTATCACCATATGTCTTAAAAAGGTCTTCTCCTTGAAATCCCATATCTTTGTCTGCGTCATTGTATTCTTCAAAAATAGCTTTTGCGCCATCTGCACCAGATGCAGGTGTTCCAAAACCAATAATAAAAGATTTGTCTGATATCCATTTTCCTTTTTTATCTAAATCAGGAGCATAATCGTACATTGTTGGATTTATAATTGTAGAAGGTATAATTCCTAATGGAAAATCGTCTTCTACAAAAGTAAATAAACATCTTCTTGATATTGGAACTATGACTGATCCATAATATTTTGAAACTAAATCTTTTTGATATAAAGACTCTTGAATGCCAGCACTGTTTCCAAGAACTCCTACAGCTTTTTGATAGTCTTCAAAATGATTTTTAGGAAGTTCATTATCTCTTCCGGTTCTATCTACTCCAGCTGAGTTTTTAGAAACGTTTAGAGAACTATTGGCTATAAAATCTAGACCATATAACGGGAGTTGCAGACTTCTTTCTACCGCATGAGTAGCGTATGATTCACTTGTTAATATACCAAGATAGTATGCAGCATCGGGTGAGACTACGGCATCTATGAATGGGTTCTCGGCGTCTGTTGCATAGCTGCTGTATTCTATCTTGTTTTCTATAAAAGCAGCGTCTTTTTGATTTCCCCAAAGGAAATATGCCGGATAGCATACAACTGCTGTATTAGTTAATGGACTATAAACCATAACTTTTCTTTTTTTGTAATCAGAAGCTTTTCCAAATAAATAATTTGAAATATCAGAATTATTACCATTGAGCCCCATTGATTCAGATGCATATGCTGTTTTAAACTTATCACGTAAACTTGTATCTTCTTCAAAAAACTCTGGATTATATGGCCATCGCATAGCTATATAAAACTGCTCTTGCTCAGCTGTTTTTGGAGTTCCCCATTCTTTGTATATTTTTAATTTTTTTATTTTATCATAAGTATCTTTATTCTCGAATTCAAAAGGAGCATAAGTTTGATTTTCGCTATCATCATTTAAAAATTTGTACTTACCTATTAAAATATTATCTGACCCTTTTTTAAACAAGGTAGCTTGATCCTCTAGCGACTTATCACTTAAGTCGTCTGCATTAACGGTAAATCTAATGTTTTCACTATAAGGTAGCGGCATTGTGATTTTGTCAAATGCCGCGCTAATTGTTGGACTCATAGAATAGTCTGTTGGAGATCTATCCATAAAAGCTGATCCGGCGTATGAATTTGCAAAGTCTGCATTCATTCCTTCGATTAAACCCCTTGTAAACTGAAAGGAATCAAGCTTATAATATCCTTCAATTTTTGATATATTATCACCTAAATTAAAAATTCCAGAAGCAGAGGTGCTTAATGCTGATAGCTCAGCAAAAAATAAATTTCTAAAATCTACTGAACCAGTATACCTTGCTGAAGAAGGTCCATTAAAATCACCCTCATCTTCTCTATAATCAAATAAATCTCTCGCAGTGTAGTTGAACACATATCCACTATGTCTACCATCAAATGCTTTTGTTGCTCTACTTGTAAAATATGGAAACTGATATCTATAAGGAAGTTGTGGTATTTGTTTGTGCTTTTCTGCTATTTCAGATACTGGCATTTCTTGTTCCTCTTGATCTCCAAATGGAAGGTGAAAGCCAACATTAACAAGGCCTGAGCTTACAGGAAGACGAGAAGCTATTTTCTTTTCTTCGCTATCATAAAAAAACATTCTTCTTGGATCATAAAAATTTATTAACTTCTTTGTATAGTTTTTCTTAATATATTCAACTGGGGCAAATTCTTCTGTGCCAGTATATATTTTATTAGCTTGCTGTTTTGCTGCCTCATATGGTTCAAAAGTTTTTAGGAAAGCAGTTGCATCCTGCATAGGACTAGCTTCTTTATTTATCTTGTTTAAGATATCAAGAAGCTCTTGGTCTGGAGATTCCATCTTCGGACCAGTGTCAATCAGACCCTTTTTCATTGCTGCATCTGGATGCAAGAATCCAGTAGAAACGGGTACAACACCGGAAGTGTAAAGCCAGTGTGGTTTTCCATAGAAAACTGTAGACCTATCTTCGAATGGTCTTACTGCAACTATATAATTTGGAAGAAGCCTTGCACACAATTGAAACATATCCCACACGGATCTCATATATGTTTGGGCTCTAAATGAAACCTCATCAAATCCTGGCATGTCGTCATCCAATGAGGACAAAAGACCAAGCGTTTCAAATATGCTTCCTGCTGTTCTTCCGTTTGTAACACCTAGTAATCCTGCGCCCAACATAGCAGATCCTACAACTGGCATTCCTACAGCAAGTAGGCCAGCACCAGCTACGCCAATAAGACCGCTTAAAAACTGTGCTGAACCTTCTATGTTAGAAGAGTCGTTTAAAGCACCGCCGTTAACTGTTCTAGCCTGACTCTCTGCTAGTGCGCTATTTCTTTCTATTGCCTTACTCCATTGTGCGTCGCCTAACCTGCGGACATAGGCCATTCTATCTTCTGATAAATTTTCATTATTATCTATTGTTGCTGCGGTTGACCACCCAGAATCAAGGTCTCCACCTAAGAATTGAGCTACCCCTAAACCGTTTCCTGGATATATATTTCTTTTAAAAATTTCATAGTCTCTTTGAGTATTAAGGTTAGCCATTAGAGTTCTCATGTGGCCAACTATTGGGGACCTCATTGCAAAACCTGCAGTTCCTGCTGCTATAGCTCCTACTGGGCCTCCAGTAAATCCGCCAAGAATTGCTGAACCTAAACCAATTCCAGTGTCAACGCCATTGTAAGATCCTCCAGTTTGACTCCATGCTGCCTTAAGTAGGCTTGATGCATTTAGTTTGTCTGTAGATGCAGCTTCGATAGCATTCTTAAAGCCTTCTTTAATCTTTGCATTTCTATCTGCTTCAAGATCGTTTAGTGGTTCATATAATATGTGTCCAAAATGTCTAATTCCAAATTTGTTTTCAGAAAAAACAGTTCCTCTTGTTGCGTGCTTCATGGCCTCTCTGAACCTAGAGGTACCCATAGATAGAAGCTTAACCATTAAGTCTCTTGGTTCAGACAAGAACATTCCGGTATTTAAACCTCCATCAATTTTTCCGCTATCACCTTTTTTGTTTGCAGAGTTTATGATTGGACTTAGTTCTATAGCGTCGGACTGACAAGTAACTGTAACAATTTCTCCTTGTTCAACATTGGTAACCATGCCATTGAAAAGGGTTTGCAAAGAGTTTGGATTAGAACCATATCCACCCCTTAGGTGAACTCTTACTCCTGGCTTTAGTCTAATGTTTTCAATGTCTACAACATACTTATTTTCATAATGCCTTCTAAAGTTATCTTGTCTTCTCAATAAGACGTCAACAATTCTTTCCAATCCTTGAGTCATATTTTCTGGTTGAGATTGGTCGTTTGAATTATTTACATCATCGTAGGCGCTGCTGCCTTCTCTGTATATTTCGGAAGCTTCTGGTCTTGTTAGCTTTGAATACATATTTGATACTCTGAATATCAAAGTGTCTCCTAATATATCTTCTGACTGAACTATTGAAAAATCTATTATTGATTGTAGTCCATAAAAATTGTCAAAGATTTTAACTCCGGCCATTCCAAGACCGCCCTCATCAATGAGCCATAACATATATGTAGGGAATGCTCTAATCATTCTTCCTGAAATATCTCTATAAGAAGTATCTACCAGCATTTTTTCCCAGTGCTTTGTTACTGAGTACTGGTCGCCATTTGGTCCTATTGATTCTGGATCAGATCCAGAGTTAGAGTAGGCGTATTGATACTCTGACAAAGCCTTTGTTCCAATTTCACTCATATGAGCTTTTGTTACTGCTTTATCTGGAGTCTGACTATCTGCTACTTTAGAAAAAGATACTACATCTATCTTTTCATTTTCTTGTGTTTTTAAATCGTCAAGAACTTGCTGTGCTTCTTTTTTTTGCTTTTCTGTTTTAGTTGGATCTAACAAAGTATTTCTAGCATTTTGTGCAGCTGTCTTATTAATTTTTTTAACTGTAAAATCACTATTCTTTAAATAGAATCTACCATCTGTTCTAGCAAGATACCCAAAGTTATATCCATGAGCAGTTTGAATCATAGCTGGAACATGATTTGCAGTTCCATCTTCTGAAGCTGGTATTGCATACACTAAACCGTGAACGTATGGAGATCCCTCAATTCCAGAAGTTAAATTATCTGGATCTATGGATACAAACTCAGACTCTGATGAGGCTGTTTGTGAGAAAACTGCATCCAACGTTTCCTTAAGACCTTCTTCTGAGTTTGTAATTTGACCAACACTATATTCTCCCATAGGAACAGAAAATTTAGTATCAGAGAATATATATACTTTGTCTTCTTCTTCTAGCTCATCAATATAGTCTAATAATAAAGATCTTTTAATTTGACCAGCGTACTTTGTTATTGTTGCTTCAACTATTTTATATGATTTGGTTGGACTAAGGTTATTTAACTTAAGATAGGCAACGAGTCCCTCTAAGTCGCTCTTCTTAAGGTAGTCAGCAACAATATCAGCATATCTATTGATTTCTTTTTGTTCTTCAGATCTAGAGCTTTCCCCTTGCTGTTCTGCGTCTTCATAAACTGCAACTTGCGTTGCTTCCTGCAAGCTTTGGTTAACAATTACATCCCTATCGAACATTTCAAAGCTTCTGAAATAATAATCAGGATCCATACATCCTACGACATTTTTATTCTTATCGTATATTTCTAATGGCAAATCTGGGTATGCGTTGAATGCTCCCCAAAGTTGTTTAATTCTTAGGAAAGGATTTCTTTTTGTTCCAAACTCATCAACAAATTTTTGCTGTTGCTCAGAAGAGAGTTTTTCTCTTTTTTGTTGAAATATGTCAAAATCCACTAACGTTAATTGAACCTTGTATACATGTGGGTATCCAGGAATTGTATCAACATTATATCTAAGGGGAAGAACATATTTAACGCCACAAAGAGATGTAATTATATTCTTGATTCCCAAGAAACCTATGACACCTGCTGCATGTTCTAGCCTGGCTAAACCGTTAATATGTTCAAATATATTTCTTATTTTTATTAACTCTGCTTCTCCAAAAACAGTCATAGATATACTGACATAACTATCTTTACCACCTACGTGTTGATAGGTTGGCTCTTCTTGTAGCTGAAGTTGAAGTTTTACCAAACTATTACCTAGGCTTACATTAACTCCATCGACAATAACTTTTTCTGGATCTAGGTCGACTTGAACCATTGGAACTTCCCACTCTCTAAATGAGTAGGCGTTCTGCTTTGCTTGTTGTGCGTCTATGTAATCTTTAATTGGTCCAGAAGAAAAGAATCTATCATAGAGCGTATTATTAAATGCTTTAGATAATTCATCTTTTATTTTTGCCCTAACTTCTGCTACGGCTGCTGGGTTTTTAGCTACATTATCAGCTTGGACTTTTTCAAATGTTAAATCTTCTACAAGCTTTGTTAATAGACCTGCTGATCCATATGACTGTTGTCTTAGATAGTTTTTAATATATTTTAAACTATATTTTGATTGATCTACATCAGTTGACCCACCAAGAGGAAATAATTTAATTTCATCAGATGGTGCTATGTCAGTTTCCCCTAAAAGATACTCTGCTCCAGAATAATTTTTACTAGTATCAGATGGAACGGTATAAACTATTGGATTATTTAATATATATGCAGTAGCTAAATACTTATAAATTTTATCATTTATTCCGTCTTCATTTCTACCAGCTAATATTAAGTCAATAGCTGTTGTAACTTTTCTTTTAACACTCATTGAATAGTTTCTATCCATTGATGTTGTTACTACGCTGTCTAACGTTCTGCCATATCCAGCTGATTCATTTATATCAATTCCAAACTTGTATAATGTAGCGTTCCAAAAATTTCTTCCTGTATCATTTAATATTTTTTCTTGTTGTGATCTAAAAGTTGATGTATCAGGAGTAAATATTCTTGACTGGACTCTTTCTGGCATAAACACACTTATGTTATTTCCATTTCTCCAGTCTCTTATAATATTAGTTTTTAAAACTGTACTTGTTTCATCATTTATGGATTGATTTACTGAACCAGTAAAAGTTACATTGGAAGTTCCTGGATCAACATCTGCTGTTTGGTTTTGAGTTGACGATGTTAGGTTTGGCATGTTGGGGTCTTGAATCTGAGTATCAATAATGTCTTGACTCAATAAGAACTCTTTATTGATATAAGCATCTAGGCTTTGTGCAGCCCTGCCCATATAGTGTCTATACTTACCCCAATGAACAGCTTGGTTAAAGTCCTTAATCATTGGCAAGAATGGTTTATGATTGAATGAATTAAGCTCAAGGTCTACAACTAAACAAAAAGGGAAACCAGGAATTGTTGATATGTTCATTCCAGCTAGAGCAACACCAGTGATTCCATGAACTGCATTTAAATATTGATTTTTAATCGGAAGAATTGGAGAATACTTAAATGCTGCTACTAAACCTCTTAATGAAGAAAGAAATTTATCTATCTTATCTTCGCTATCTGTAGCAAAATCAATGGCAAAATCATCTTTTGAAAGATCTATATTTGCTGCGTCTTTGATTGATATTCCCCAAATTTCTTCATAGTTAGGAAAGAATAACCTCATTGAAACTGAGGTTTCTTTGTATCCAGCGTTAAACTTCGGAGTATTTTTTTGTCTGATTGCTCCGTCCAGTTAAACTTCCTGTCTTAAACATGGAGTTAACGTTAATTGTTACTGGTGGCACATAGAAATTAGCTGCGCCTAATCTTAGGTGAAATATATCTGGTGGTCTTGGTGGAATATTGTTTCTAAATGGAAATTCAGCTAATGCAGCTTCTATTCTCATAGCTGTATTGATTAATGTCCAAGCTGGTTTGAATATTGCATCACCGTTTACGTCTGTACCAAAAGCTTTAAACATTCTTTTGGCCATTTCAATTGGATCATTTAACGGATCTTTTGTTGAGCCACCAAATCCATTATTTGAATAATCTGCTGTTGCAGCCAAAGCGGTAAAAATATATTCTGCTAAATTAGGAAAATACCTAGACATCAACCATGCAGATATCGGATCTTTTATTATTATGTTATAAGTTCTAGTTAGTGCCGCTAACCAATCTAGATCTTCACCGTATTCGTCAACATACTCAAGTGCACTTTTTTGTAGTGCGTCTTTGCTAACATATCTTTTTCTAGCAAAGTCTTGAACCTTAGGTTTATAAAACAGTAGATCTAATAAACCAGACTCAGAAAGTCTATAAAGAACTTTTCTAGCTTCTTCGCCTTTTATATCTTTTGGAGAAATATGATAAAAAAAGTCTTTAAAATTTACAGTAAAATCAGAACTAATTCCCCTATATGTGCCAGTTCCTACTCCATCTCCACCTATGGAAAAATCTTTATCGTTACCGTAACCATATAGAATTGAACCGGCACCACCAACAGAAAGTCTCTTTAAATTACTTACCGCTTCTGCTGTTTGTGGTATTTCTGTTATTTTATAAAACTCACTGTAAGAACCAGATATTGAAAAAGATGCTTGTTTTGAAGTCCAAAGTGGTCCTGCATAAGTTTTTAGCATAAACTGTATAAGATCAGGAGATGACATTTTGTCGCTATCAGTTACAAACAATTCCCAGGCATCACCGAAGTAATCACTTATAAAGTCTTTTTCTGCTTCTAAGAGATTATCATAATTTTCAATGATTCCATCAAAAAGAAGAATCACGTAACTATCTAGGTCACTTTTTGTAACTGTATCTGGTACTGACATCTTTAATTCCTATATCATATTGTTATTTCTAATTATAGCAGACATCCTTGAACTGGAAGAATTACTTTCTGTAAATTTGCTATAATTTGTTACCGACATTCCCTTTGGCATACCTTGTGATGAGGCTAAGTAGGGCTGATTTCTTGACAATATTTGGTCTTTATTTCCAAGAAATTGATTTAATTTATTCTGAGAATTTCTTGAAGTTTGAAAATCTTTATTTAAATATCCTGTATTATTTACCGATATAGAAGCAGATGGTGAATGCATATAACCTTCATAAGAAGGTTTACCGCCAATCTTTCTGTCTTTTGATTGAGATATTTTTCTTTTGCCGGTGTCAACAGATCTACTGGATTCTTCTTTGCCAGTTGTTACTTTTTTAGACTCTCCCATTGCTTCTTTAACTCTGGGAGATGTATCTATGTTTTTCTGTCCTGCATCTTTGAGGTTTTTATTTTGATTTTCTGCGTCAAATATCATACATTTCTCCTAGAAGGAACTTCCCATTTCTTTGTACGGATCCACATTTAAATCTTTAATATTATTATAATATGTTGCAGAAGAAGCTCCGGGCATAAGTGCTCCGATAGAATCGCCAAATCTTCTTGCATTTTCGTTTGATCCAGAGACGTTTACTCTATATGTAACGCCATTTTCTCCAGAAATCATTGGATAATTTTTTGGCTGAAGATTTAAAGTATTTCCTGGATAACCAGACTCGTATGCACTGCCTCCTGGCAAAAGCGGTGGGCCAGTCATGTCTTCTGGTGAGTGGTCTTTTCTTGCAGAATGTATAAATCCAAAAGCTCCAAGAGCAACAATTCCTGCAAGTGTGCCTTTAACATATGGTTTATCTATGAGTCTTTTTAAGTCTCCATCGGCGATGGCTTTGGATATTCTTTTATATTTTTGACCAGCTATTGGTCTTGTGGTAGCTCCAGATGGACTACCTGCTGCATCAGCTATGGCCGGTATTGAAACTCTGCCAGTTGCAGGGTCCATATACATATCTTCAAAACCTGCAGCTCTTGCTTGATAAAGAGTGCTTACTTCTCCTGCTGCTTTTTGTACTCCAGATATATTTCTTATAGTATCTTCATCGCCAATTTCTCTTACGGCAGCCATTGCCTCGTCGCTTCTAGATGTTTCTATTAGTTGTCCTATTTGCCTAAAATCATCTTCTGTCATTATTCCTGATGTTAATTCACTCAAAGTTGGAGGAGCTATGACTCCTGCACGACCACGTGGAGCATAACCTCTTAATCTTCTGGCGCTTCCAGGAGAATCGATGTTCATTATTCTTGTAATCATTTTTTGAGTTTCGTCTGCTTGTGTTAAGGATTCTTCTGCTCTTGCTCTTGCTTCTGGGGTAAGGTAACTCAAATATCTATCTACTACTTGGTGCATTTTTTGAGCGTCTGAACCTTCGAATCTTCTATCTGTAACAATTCCAAAGTAATTTCTTCTTAACTCGGACAGTCTTTTTAGTTCAGACAATCTATTTGGAACTGCTGGATCAATTTCGCCTAAAGTAGCTAATTCTCTATGTGATACTTTTTGCATTCTTTCCTGTAATTGAATTGCATCGTAAAAATCAAGCTCAGTTAAATTATCCATTCCGCCAGCTCTTAATCTTTCAACGCTTGCAACTATGTCTTGCCTTATTTCTTCTCCTAGATTAGCTCTTGCTCTTTCTAGTTGCGATTTTTCAAATCCTTCAGCGGACTCTGCCCTTGTTATGGATCTTTGGAACTCGTCAAAAGCCTTCATCTGATCTTGGGCTTGTGCAACAATTCTTGCAGCTTCAGATTCAACTTCGCTTGCTATTGGTGCACCTTGTCTATTCATATAAAATATGTCTATTTCTGCTGCGCTTCTTGACATAAATGCTTTACGGTTTGCGTTTTGCAATCTTACGTTAAAATTATCTGCAGCATCTAAATGCATTGAAGCAGCTGCATATTTACTGTTAGAACTAATACTAATTAACTCTCCAAGTGTTTTCATATCAGCTCCAACTGCTGACTCTAAGCGAACCCTTGCTTCAGCAAATCTTGCCTGAGCATCTGGATCTAGGTTTGCATCAACGAAATCGGAAAGTTTCTGTAATCCTTGCTGAATTCCTATTCCTAGATTCTCTGCATTTTTTGTTCCTTGAATTTTAAGATTATATAATCTTGGATCTACTCCAAATCTTTCTAAATCCTCTGGACTTATGCCAAGGGCTTCTGCTCCAGCTTGCATTATTGCAATTCTCATACCTAGATGTTGCATGAGTGTTTCTCCTGCTTCATCTAGATTTTTAATTCCAAGTTCCTCTAGAGCTTTGCCAACTTGACGAGGGTCCATGTTGGTCATCGCTGCATCTGCTGTTAGTGCAAAAGCTTTTAAAATTGCATTTCTATTAGAAGCTTCTGCAGCTGCAGTTGTTGCACCCAAGACCCTCATTCCACCCGTTGTCTTGGTAAAGTCAACAGCTTCTTCTGGAATGAAGAATGGTGTTATTACTTCTTTTCTAACAAAATCGAGGAACGCATCCGTGCTTGCGTCACCCCTTGAAGCAAGATCGGACATAATATCTTCCATTTGGTCCACTGTTGAACCAACGGCCATAAGTTTGTTGACATAACTACCAAGTATGGCTGTCTCAGCGTCTCCAAAATTAAGCCTTGATCTATAAAGCTCCATTCCCTTTTCGATTTCTGCCAAAGCAACTCTTTTTTTCATTGCTCTAGAAGCTGTATCTGCCGAATCTGGTAATTGATTTTCTACTATTCCTGCAAGAGCTTTTCTAAAGTCTAAATCTACCATATCAAATGTATCGCCAGATTTGGAAATCATTCTGTCAAGCAAAGCTGTATCTGCTGCCCTTTGTTTCCTTAACCCTTCAACTATTGCAGTTCTTTCAGATTCCTCAAAAGCTGCTGGAGCAGTTTCGCCAAACAATCTAAAGAATTGACCTCTAGCATAATAAGGTGCTAAAAACTTCATTTCTTTTTCATCCAGTGTAGCTGCTGCTTCTCTCATGACTTCAGGGGTAAGAGTTAACGCACCACCAGCTCCAACCTTTGCCATAAGATTCATTAATCTTTCTGGTATTTCTTGTACGCCTCTTCCGTGAATTCTGTTATAGGCAGCATCTATTACGTTGTCTGCATTAATTTGTGTATCTCTGAAAAAACCAAAGGACTCATCAAAAAGTCTAGAGCTCTTGGTTCCAAGAAGTTCTCTATTTGCAATGTTTTCTTTTGTTACTCCTATGCCTGCAAATTTTCTATGGAGATACGCAAACCTCTTTGCTTCTTCATCTGTATAATCTTTAAATTTTCCTACATTAAAATTCATGTACTCATGCATTTCTCCAGCCGCTGTCCTCAATGTTGCATCGGCGGTGTCATCATCAGCTATTTGTAAAAGTGTTTTTTTAAATTGATCATTTTTTCCAAACAATTCATTTAAAGTATGATGGTCTTTTGATATTGTTTGAACTACAAATTCAGAAGGACCAGTTGGCTGTCTAAATGTCATAAATGCGGTTCTCTTTCTGCCCGCATTATCAACAAAGCTTCTTATTGTTGGAAGACCTTTGTCGTCAAAGTCGAATCCACCCAAAGAAGCCTGATGTGTAACAGATGATAGTCCACTAAATAAAAGTCTATGATTATAAATTCTAGCTCTAGAGAAATCGACATTTCTTACAACACTAGCCCCAGTTGTATCGGTTGCCATCATTTCTACTTTATCTATACCCTTATTTACGGATCCTCTAGTGGCTAATAGGAATGGAGTATCTTGACCTTGTAATGATGGTATTTCAGCTTCAATATCAAATCTAAATAAATCAGGAGTTTTTAATATTCTTACTCTTTTATTATTTGTACGAGTTTCATCAAAAATTTGCCTTCTATAATAATTAGTTAAAGCGTTGACCACTTCTGGATCTGTAACGTTACCGCTAATAAGGGCGTTATTTAATCTTTTTGCTAGCTCTTTGTTTTGATATTTTGATCCAGCTTTGTGCTTACCAAAAGTTAAGTTGAATGCATCTCTAGTAGTCTCGTCAAGATTTTGCATTACTCTTTCTCTAACCTTTTCTGGAACTATTCCAGTTCTAAGGATTTCATCCAACTCATCCATTTGACTTTTTGCATAATCCGTTGTTACCTTCGGTACCATTGCATTTCCTGCTGCATCAAATTCAGTAAATGCTTCTCTATGAAATAATATCATCTGAAGGTCAGGGTTAACAGCTTCGGTGCTTCGTGCGTCTAGAACATCAAAATTTAAGAATTCTTGAAATCCAGTTTCTTTTTTAACCATAACATCTGGAATAACGATTGATACATCGTCCGGTAAATCTTCTACTATTCTACCTCTACCTTTTAAGAACGCGAAAGGCCCTTCTCCTACACCTATTCTTGCGTTTAGGGATTCTATATCCCTCATTCTTGCGTCTAGCCTAACGCCTCTGGTCCCATCTGCTCTTGTAAATTCTCTTTCATCAAGAGTTGCAAAAGCTTCAATTTGCGCTCTTAAATCTCGCATTTGTTGTTGAGCTGCAGTATCCATAGACTCACCTTCTTCAAGGTATCTCATATAAAAACCCTCATAGGTTTGCAGTAGTGAATCGCTTGACATTCTTCCTCTTCTTGGGCCAGATTTATATCGAGCTATATTTCCTCTTGCGTCTCTATCTCCTATAATATATTTTTCTAAATGATTTTTATTTACAACAAATACACCGTCAACTGATACTTCCATTTTATCTAGTGTTAGTTTTAGTGCATTTTTTGTAGCACTATCTATTGTTCTAGAGCTTTCTACTAAACTTTCAAATTCTTTTGTAACAGATTTACCGAGAGCTAGATGCCCTAGTATGCGCTGTTCTCATTAATTTTGCTATGTCTGTGTACGTTTTTTGGTTTGTTTTGCTAGGATCTAAAATTGCATCTAATATATTTGAACCTTCTGCTGCAGCGAGATCTGCATCATGGTAGAACTTATAGGAAAAAGCGTTGTACCTCGTTGTTAAATTATTTGCTATTGATTTTTGTTCTTTAGTAGCAGTCGAAGAAGTGTTTAATTTTGATGCTAATGCTGCTGTTAGCATTTCTGCTCTAGCATCGACCATAACCGTTGCGTCAGCTAATGTAGCTTTTCCTGAACCTCTTAAAAATTTTTGTACACCAGTTCCAGACATAGAGAATTGTCTAGGGGATTCATATCCTCTGTTTCTTTTTGTTAGTTTTTGAACCAGACTTTCTATTCCACCTTCTTTTCCTCCTTTAGCAGCAAGTTCGTAAGGAGACATTCTTGGTGATCCAACAAATGATTTAATTGCGGCAATTTGTGTTTGAGTCATCTTTTGGCCAGGTAGTCCATATTCTAAAAAGTTAAATCCATCATCTGTAGTAGAAGCTATGCCTAGCATTTCTCCAGCAGAATCTCCACCAACCCTAAAGGCATCCATGCCTACACCTTTTGTAGCGTCAATTGACATAGCCCTTATTTCAAAATCAACCGTTTCAAAAGATCTTCCACCAGGTCTTGTGTAGGTTTTTAGTTGCGCTCCATCCAAGACCTCTCCAAGACCAAGGTCTCTTAAAGCTTTTGCTGTTGCTCCTCTTGGATTCTTTTTTGCTTCAGTTAAAACTTCTGAAATCTTTTTTCTTTCTTCAAGCAGTTCTCCATAAGGAAGCTGTCTATTTATTCTTGCATCTGGATCTGCAGATAACCTTGCGTAAGAAACCATTCCAAAATCGTTTGATCTTCTTACTGCTTCTGCTAGATCTGTAAATTCTTCACCTGTGTGAGATAAAACAAATAATGGAGACTGAATAGTGGAACCATCTGGAAGTGTTCTTGGTCTCATTTCTACTCTAATTACCTGAGAATATCCAAGAGGAGTTAGCTCCAGCATTCTCCTGGCAATTCTTTCAGAAGTTTCTGGACTTGTCCCTTCTGGTATTACGCTCTTGCTGAGTAGATCTAAGCTCTGTGTTCCTACGTCCCTAAGCCTTGGCATTATCTAACACCTGCCGAAAGTTCCACTGAACTACTACCAAATGGATTAATTACAGGAGTTATTGAACCATCAAGACCGGAGCTTAGCATCATTCTTCTTAGATTCTCTAGAACTGATGATCTATCTGCTTGAGCAGCAAAAGTTGGATAACTTGGATTTGTTAAACCAGCTTCTTTTACTTGTTGTGGATAATATCCCATTTGAGACATTTCGACACCCATTGATTGTCCTATTTTTATTTTTACATGCTCCATGTTTGTGTTAGGATGCCAGCCTTCCCAGGAAGCATCTGGTAATTCATGGCTAGTAAAATAGTCAACAAGATCCGGCCTTTTTTCAACTTCCATTCCCCAGGCAGCTTGGTAAATTCTTCTTTCAAGTCTAGGAGCAGTTGATAGTATTCTTTCTCTTTCTCCAGAATCTGTTTCCTGAATCATCTCCTTAAAGTGTTCTCTTTTTCTTTTTGGCACTGACAAAGAAAGAGTCTCAACAGATGCTCCATAAATATCTGCTCCATACATTGTTCTATTAGCTGCTTGCCTAAATTGCCTTGCAGACTGAACATCTCCAGCTTCTTGAGCCTGAGAAGCTAATGAAGTATTTTTAACATAAGTTAATACATCTGAATACTCTTCTAACGCCATTTGTTGTTTTCTTTTTTTGGGAATAAATCTTTCTCCAGTAATTGCTTCTGAAATATTTCCATATGTCCCAGCTGCTGCACCAGTAAATGCGCCAACTGCTGAACCAAAAACCTTTGCTCTAGGAGTTGTACCAAAAGCAGCGCCCACTAATCCCATAACACCAGCAGCTGCGATAGGATTTCTTTGCGTTGCTTTGTAAACCATAGGCTCTATAAAGCTTTCAAACGGTCTTTGCCATTCTGGGAAGGTTGAGCCATAAACGTTTTGTCTTTCCCAGTCTTCTACGGCAGTTTTTCTGGGAAGAAACTTTGTATTAAAAATAGTATCTCTGTGAGCAATTGCTTCTCCAGCTCTTCCCAGCATATACCTGCCCAATCCCATATCAAGATCTTCTGGGGAAGCGTTTCTATATTTATATCTTTCAAATTCTTCTTTTTGAGTAACACCCTGTACTTGTTCTCTAATATTTTGAAGTTGAGCTCTTTCAGCTGGATCTTCAATCATAGAACCTATTGATCTATTTAATGCTCTAAACTCTGAAGAGTACGGAGCAACGTCTCCTAATATATCTAATTGAGTAATTGGACTATACTGACCTGAGGGATCTTTAAATGCAGTATGAAGTCTTTCGTACCCTTTTCCAGGCAGTCTTAATTCACCTTCTTGAACTTTGGTAAATGGATCTCCAGTTTTAAAGTTTATAAAATAATCTGCTCCTGGCAAAAACGGATTTGTATCTGCCATTCTGTTTCTAATTGGGTTTATATAATCTACATTTGTTCTTTCTTTTGGAATAAATCTTCTAACAACTTCAGATATTTCTATATTTCCAAGAGCTCCTTCTGCAGCGAGTGGTACGTCTCCAAGACCTCCAAGATTCAGATCCCAAAAAGCTCTTGATGTCCCATATGCTTTTGATGCCGATTGCAAAACCGCTCTTTGTGGCTCAAGGTCTGATTGTCCAAATCCAAATTTTTCTCTTATAGAGCTACTCATGAAACCATATATACCGGCCATTTCTTGAGCTCTATAACCCAATTCTGATGATTGGAATTCTAATGAACCTTGACTTATCGGCGCTCCTGTTGCAACAATTCTTGGTGGAACAATTCCAGAAGTTTTTGGAGCACCATATGATGCGTCGCTTAGCATGCTGTTTATATCTGACATTCTTGCCGTAATATCATTTCTCACTAGCCCAAGCGGAGAACCGGACATCGCAGACATTTGCGCATTGCTTTGCGATATGCCCATTGTTGAAAGTTCTCCAGAACCAGGTGATCTTTGTAAGATCCCCATTGGAGTTATATCTGTAGTGCGAGATGAAATTGCACCTAGATCAAATTGATCAGATAAATAAGAATAATCTTTATTAAAAGCTGTAAAACCTTTTGGATTGACCAAGTATCCAGAAACATCATATGCTCCTGACTGACCAGCTCTTACATAATTTGCTAAACCAGCTTGAAGCTCTTCTTCGTGCATTGTTTGCTGTGGCTTTAATATTTTTCCAACTGTTGCATTTAATGCAGAAGTCATTGGTCCCCAAGGACCAGTAAAATATTCTCCAGTTACTGGATAAGGTCTATCTTCATAATGCTTTCTTTCAAACTTATACGGATCTAGTGGCCTTAGTGGAGAGTAGTCATTATAGAATAAAGCTTTTTCTGCTGGACTTCCATAGGTGTCAGAAGTAAACATTGCCCCAGCTTGAAGTTTTCTATACCAAGAAGGTCTGTAGTATTGTATTTTTCCACCTTCAAAAGGCGTATTTCCAAGTGGCCAGAATCTTCCCTGCCTAATTGGCACTTCGCCTTCGGTTAATTGCTCCCTCTTTTCTTGGTATGACATTCCCCCTGGAGTAATTCCAGAAAATGCAGCTTGAACTTCAACTGCTCCAGTTGCAGCTGCGCCCATAAAGAATGGGGAGTAGACCCTTTCTCCATATTGGTCTTTTTCGTTGACCATTCCACCCAGAGTCCTGTCGGCAGCCATTAGAGTAGAGCCACCTGCAACTATCGGAAGAACTCTTTTGCCTACCATTCCCCTTGCAAAGAGATCCATTGGACCTCTATAGTTGTTTACATCAAGCTGCATCCCTAAAGTGCCAAAATATTTATTAAGTCTTTCTACACCATGTCCAACAACTGCGCCAACTCCAGAATATGATGATGGATCAGAGTAAGTTGTAAAACCAAGTGCGCTTGCTATTGCACCAAAAGGGTTGTCAGCAAAAACTGTTCCAAATGTTGGAACAAATGTTGTTGATTGATTTGACCCAAGACCAGAAACTCCAGGGTTTTTTAATTGATAATCCGATACACCAAACTGTCTAGAAAAAGCTGGAACTATAGAAGAAAATGGTCTTCTAAGAGATGTGGTAACCTCTTTTGTTCTAGCCATTGCCATTGGCTCTAATAGGCTTCTAAGTTCTGGAGTTGACCTTGCTCTGTTTATGGTTTCATGTAGTGCTGCAGTTGTATTGCCTAAAGAAGTTCTACCTGAAGCAAACGTAGAGAAGGTTGAACCTGTGTATAAACTAGATAGTGCAGCTGCTTGTGCTTCAACTAATTCTGTAGAGCTTAATCTTCCTGCTTGATGTAAATCGGTAATCGCTTTTGTTAAATCGATCAACGGATCTCTTGATGGAGCTCCAGTTCTTGCAGACTCTATCGCAGCGTTTCTTCTTCCTAAATAAAGGAATAGTTCGCTTTTTAGTTCATCAAGTTTTGTATTTAATGACGGTGATTTTGATCTTCTTGAAGACTCAGCCAATAAGTCAGCATCTCTTAGAAGCTGATCTACTCTTGAAAAAGAGCTTCTAACTTTTCCAGGAAGGCTACTTAATGTTCTATCTGTTCTCTTTAAGTCTTGAGCAAACTTGATTGCATCTTCTACGGTTCTTAACTCTGAAACATTCTTAATAACATTTCCAGTTTCACCTGGTCTTAGTCTTCTTTGTTTGAATTTAAATAGATCCTGTAATGTACTGTCATCTTTGACAGCTTCCATAACTTTTTGTGAGAATCCAGATTCTTGTTGTTCTTGAAAGAATCTACTTGCTGCTCTAATAAAAGTTTCGTTATCAGCTAATTCTTTACCTGTTCTAGGATCAACTACTTGAAATCTTGCGTTAGACCCTTCTCCGGAAATGTTTAATCTAAGTTCTCTTGAACCTATTTTTGCCGTGCCAGATTCTGATTTTAGAAGGTTTGCTATTACTGTTGGATTAAATACATCGATTCTTCTATTTCTAAATCTAGAAGCTAAAGAAAAAAGCGAAGAAGGCTGATCTTCCGCCAAATCCATAGCAGATCTCAATCTTTGAGTTAAGCTAAGTGGTCTACCTTCTTTGAAATCTTCATAAAGACCTTTAACGGTTTGAGATATTGTAGTTCCCGTAGACTCAATCATGTCGCTTGCATATGCAGCTTGCCTTGTTATAAATCCTTGAGATAAGTTGTCTACTGGCCTATAAAATCCTTTTAGTCTATTTGCTTTTAATGCGCCTTCTTCATCATATGAATACGAAGTAACTGTTCCTTTTGATCTACTGAACATCGATCTTTTTGTTTGATATATAAAGAACTCTGCATTTTCTTGGCTAGCTGCTTCGCCAAAAGGTTGCACTCCACCACCTGGAACAAAATGTATAGGAGATTTCTTACTCATTCCCATCATTTGGTCTCTTGCAAAAAGACTATTTAGATTTATGTGAACAATCGGTACTTCAAACTCTGAACCAAAAAAGTTTCCAAGTCCCCTTAAGGTTCCAGTTAACTTTGTAAGGTCAACCATTTGACCGCTTCTACTCGTATATAATCCATCTATTGAAGATGATCCTATAGAGGTAGAAACCGGATCGTTGAGGCCTAATCTTCTATTTATATTTAAAAGAACTTCTTGTTCTCTGTCTGACATATAGTTAAAGAACTTACGATCTCTTGCCTCATCAAAGGTTACTGGTCTTAAACCAAGAAAATTAAATCCGCCAGAACTAGTTGGTTGTGTAAGTTTTTTATTTTGAACCAAGAATGCTCTTAGAGAAGCAAAGTTGCTAGAATCTAATCCATTTCTTGCAAGTCCGTCTTCTATAATACTGGAAGAGACTCTTCTTCCGTTATCATCAATGAGTTTTATTCCTAATACTTGTGCGGATTTTCTTTGTAGATATTCTTTTTGTACAGAAGAAAGTTCTCCAGTAAAAGATTTGTAAGACTCATTTATTGGTTTTAGAAGACCTTCAGTATGATTTGTTAAATGATCTTCATAAAGAGTTTTCCATTGAGATCTCAGTTTTCTTGTTACTCCAGCTTGAAACTCTTTTTGTCTAAATTGATTATTAGCGTTTCTAATTGCTCTTTGTATTACATCGCCACTTAGTCCGCTATCCTCACCTAGACCTTTAATTCTTGCTGCTCGTGCTGCTACTTCTGCAAAGAAGTCTGGACCCTCTTTAAATATTTCATCCTTGCCAAATGATATTATTTGACTTTCATCAATTCTAGCTCCTGGTCTAGGAACTCTGTTAAGTCGCATTTGTTGCGAGAAAAGTTTTGCAGAGTTTTCACCTATGCCCTGATTAACTAGATGTTTTTCTACTTGACTTCTAAATTCTTTTCTTAATTGATCTTGAAAGAATTTGCTATCGTCTGATCTAAATCTGTTACCATAGCTATTGATACCACCCATTTGATCAGCTACTGTAGAAACAAAGTTTGAAAGTCTACTACTGTGTAGATTTCTTATTCTTTCCATTTCTGGTCTTAATAACTGAGAGGCTCTTTCAGCCGTTTCCGTTGCTCCAGCAACAGCTCCTTTTTTATCGACTAAATATTTTCCTATATTAGATCTAGCCTTGTCATAACTTATTGCTTGAGTTACAACATCATAAGCTTCTCCAGCTATTTTAAACTTTTCCCCAAACTCCATAAACCCAGTTTTTAGACCTCTAAAAGCTGGGATCATGTCTAGAAGACCGTATGCGGTACCATCTCCAAATGTATCTTTATCGCCAAGAAATATTTTTTTTGCAAAACTATCTGTTATAGCAGTTCTATTTCTGTATGTTTGTGCTATTTGTCGAAAAACTTGCTGTTGAGTTGGTTGGTCATTTAAAGCTGCTGTGGTAGAACTATTAAACGCTGACGCAACTTGTGATGAAGTCCTAACAACCCTGTTAGTTACAGAAACTAGATCGTTACCGACTTCTTTTAGAACAGCATCCAGAGAAACGTATCTATTTTGAAGATTTTTTTCAAACTGACTAGTTGGAGCACTGTATAATTTAGTTGTTAAAGCTCTTCTAGCTGTAGATCCAGCAGCTCCAGCTATCTCTGTTGGCATTAAAACGCCGAAGGTATTTATTACAGATTGTTTAGCAAAGTCTGCAACAACATCAACAGGGTTATACCATTTAACTTTGTTTTCTGGATCGTTGTTTCCAAATAAAGGATCAGTAACAGCCCTTTGCGTTACATACATTGCAGGGAGCATGTAGGGCAGTTGACGAGCTCCGGCTTACTAGTTTTTGTTGTAACTGATCTCTAAAAGCATAAACAGCTGGTGGCTCACTAGTTAGGCCTGCTCTGGCTTGCCTAATTTCTTCATCGCTAAAATGCATTCCATAGCGATTATTTTTTAAAGCATTAGAGTAGCCTGTTGTTAAACCGCCTTCTGCGGTTTCAAGAACCAAATTATCATAGAAGTAGTCAGGATCTACGCCATCGCCAATCGACCTTGAGACGCCTTGTAGGGTGTCCATAACCCTTCTAAGTTCACCAACGCTCTCAACTGCCCTAGTTGAAAAGTTTGTTCTACCAGAGGCTCTGGCTGCTCTTGCAGAGTCATCTATAGTTTTTGCTAGTTTAAGGCCACCTTTACGAAATAAGGCTCCGGCTACACCCGCTCCAACAACAGCAGCCACGTTAGAGGCTACGAATCTCATAACAGGATGGCCGTTTAAAGCCCTACCTATAGCGCCAGAATTTGGACTTGGACCTTCTGATTCACCCTCGTTAACGGGTACGTCCCTAGAGGTTACACCATGACCTAAGTTGGTAAGTGGACCTCTATCGCGTATCAAGTTTGTCTCCGTTTATTATCCACCCCATAGCTTCTGTGCTATTGGGTCGTTTATTCCAGCTGCTCCAGGCATCTTTGCCATATCGTGTCTTGCTGCTTTTGATTGTTCTTTTTCTTTTTCTTCTTCTGGGTCTATTAGCTCAAGCTTCAAATCATTAGGCTGTAGACCGTTCATCGTCTGTGTAATCTCTATTATTTTTTCAGCCAGAGCAACCTTTTCTGCTAACTGAGAATAAGTTAGGTTGTCAAGATCTTCTGGGGTGTATGCACTTATAGTAGCCAGTACAAAGGCTTTCATTAAGCCTCTAACTTGACCTGCATCTTCTCTTTTTTGTTCGAGTATTTGTTTTGCTATTCTAGGACTTTTAAAGCCTGAAAAATTCAATATTTCTTGAGCAAGGCCGGCTTACAATGCCTGCTGGCATTCTATCTGGGTTGAAGTCCTCAGGGTAAACTACTGCCGTTTTTATTATTTCATCTTCAGCATCTACAGACGAACCATCTTGTAGATCCTGTAGTTCTATTATTTTATCAAACTCTTTAAATGTTATTTCTCTAAATAAAACAGTATTACCCCTAATTTCCGCAGAAAATAGGGGTCCATACTTTTGTCTTAGTTCAAATAACAAATCATTAGTTATCATTAATTATTTTATAACTGTCTAACCTCAAGCGCAACGAAGCCAGATGCTTCCAAAACTTCCTGCGCTATTAAGGAGGGCATTCCAGCCATTTCTCTATTTATGTCCTGTTTTTCGAATCCGGGATACAAAATACACATCTCTGCAATTGCTTCTTCATTCCACATATTTGCTTCAGCAGAAGTAAGTTGACCAGCTTGAACAAGCTGTTCCATCTTTTTAACAAGCTGCTTGTATTCATATCTAGAAAGTGTTCTCCAAACAATGTGCTTGTCAAAAGACAAAGAAGTTACATATACTTCTCCAAATTCTTTCTTCCACATTTTAATATGACCAGCGGTTGGCCCATCTGGCCAAATCTCTTCATCATCTGGAAGATCTTCTACTTGAGTTTCTGTCTCTTGAATATCTTCTTCCGCTTCAATCATATTGATATCATCCTCGTGCATATCTTCTATGATTTCATCATTTGCTTCAACTCTAACTTTTCTTTGATTTGTCATTTTTATCTCCTGTAACTTGATCTATAGACATAGTGATATTATCACATTTTTTACTTTAAAACAATATTATTAATAATTTAATTAACAACAACTCTGCCAGCTCCACCACCGCTAGTCTGCGTATTTGGAGATGAAGATGTACCAGAATTGGAACCTGTTGGTTGTGTAGCTGGATCTACATTAATATTAGCAAGAGGATTAGTTGATTCGTCTGCCAAAGTGAAGTATATATCTCTAGCTAAAAAGCTATATGCTTCTTGAAGTGGGGCTCCAGTTGTATCATATCCCGTAGCCATATTTAAAAGTTGAACATTTTGTAAGACTATCTTCATGGGCACTTTTTGATTACTGATTTTTGTTAACCTGGTGTTATGATCTGTTGATAGTATTCTATCTAAATTGTCTTTTGTATTCATTCCATTTGGAGACTGTTGAGCGCCTTTACTAACTAATCCATTTTCTTGAATTCCATAAATTATTACAAGATTAAATGGTGGATGAGCGCTAAAGATATGCTTATTTGCCCCAGGATAAACTCCGTTGAGCAGCTGGATCAGTTGTTATCCTGTCTAACTGAGACCTTGCCCAATATTTCTGTATATTAATTTCATCTTCGGCTGATTCATATGCGGAAGATAATGTTGAAATTACATGATCTGGAGCATTTTTTTTGCCAACACTTTCAGATCTTATTCTAGCTGCCTTCTCTAAAAGCTCAGTCATTCTTCTTGGATGCTTGGTGTACATAGCAAATTGTCCTGAAACTATTCTAGTTCCATACATTATCGCATCATAATTATATGACCAAAAACCATACAAAGGCTGTTTTTCTTGGTTGATTGAAAAATTAAGTCCACTTAATTCCAACTCATCAGATGGATCAAATAGACCGTCTATATAAATTTTAACATCTTCTCCACTAAAATAATAATCATAATAAGATGAAAATCTATTATCTTCTCTTGATGATCCACCCCAAATTAGATCAATATTCTTATCAAGCGGATCAAAGCTGTTACTGGCAAAAGGAAATCCTCTATTTCTTCCGTTTTCAGATATAACACCATCTGGTATATATCCACTAAATGGCTTATAGGGTGCTGTAAACTTTGAGTCTTCCGTAGGCATGTTGTATTCCTTTTATGGCTTTATAACTTTATCAACAACATTTCTGTATTCAGATAATTTGTTTCCAAAAAATTCTTCAGAAATTGCTTTTGAATTGACTTCTTTTTCAATGTCTTCAGGGTAAGTGAAGTCGTCTGTTGGATCGTAATGTATTAATGGCTGTATTCCTCTAGCCATATAAGTGTATGTTTGCTCTGTGATTAGGTCGTCAATAGACATTGTCTGACCTTCGTCAACTATGGTTAAACCATATATTTTCATTTTACCATATAAACCATACTCATTAAAGAATGTTAAAACAACATCAAAAGGCGGAAGCATGTCGGCTAGCGGAGCATAACCTAGGAGGGCCAGTTTTCTCTTAAATTGTTTAATTCTATAAAATGCGTATTCATTAAATACGGTAAAGATTAATGATCCAGCTATTGTTCTTGGGCCTTTAACAAAACCTCTTGGGTTAACGTGTCCCAATGTTCTTACAGGAGTGTTTTCTCTGTGCATAGAGTATGAGATTGTTTGCAGTTCTGCGAGCTCAATAACGTCTCCAGTAGAACCTACTTCTCCATCTTCCAATATATCTGGTATAACTAAGGTTGCATTAATGTCAACGCCAGCAAAAGACATATTCGAAAAAGGATCTGGAAGACCTTTTTCTCTTCTATATTTTTTTACACTATCTTCATATTCCATTTTTCTTTCAGTGGAATACTTTTTTGATATATCAATACTTCCAGGAATAATAATACTTGAACTTTGTGGATCTACGGCCCTGAAGGATCCAAAGTTTACATCGGGTATGTCTGGCATGTGTTAGTCTCCTTAATTAAAGAGCAGGTGTGAAGGAATCCCTCACACCTGCTCTCAACGACTAATAAAGGTTAGTAACTATGGTCTGATAATGTCAGGATTCAATCTTGACTGCTTGACGGCGTCTCTTGAAATGATGTCACCAAGATTGTCTGTATTGAATCTAAACAACTGATCATTAGCAATAGTATACATGGGACCAAGCTCTCTTGCAACGTAGGTCATTGTTTCTTCAATAACGATATCGTCCATCGAAGCACCAGAACCTTCGTTAAGAAGTTCAACTCCATATATTGATCTTGCTGCTGCTTGACCATATTCGTTTACAAATGTGACTGTAATGTCAAAAGGTGGAATTTGGTCTGCATAAAATGGGACTTTGCTAACAACGTCTCTTGTTTGATCGGTAAATTCAGCAATACCTCTTCTATGGTTTGTGTCTCCAGGAAGAGTGTTATGAGCTCTTGTAAAGAACTTCATAGCAGTTGATGGATCCTTACTGTTTCTGTCAAGCATTGTGTACAATGCTGGTCTATCAAATACAGTGAAGATTAATGATCCTGCAATACCTCTTTTGCCTCTTGAGAAAGACCTTGGGTTGGGTGAACCCATTGTATAAATTGGGGCTTTTTCTCTTGTTACTGAAAATGTAATTCCAGAAAGAGCACCTATTTCAACGCCACCAAAAGTGGCAACAATATCTGCTCCAGAAAACGTGGTGTAAGTATTTAAATACTTGTTTACTGGGCTATCGTAGTATTCTCCAGCCATTTGAACCCTCCAGTTCTATTCGGTTATATTAGGCTAAGTTTACTGACAAACGAACTTCAATTGATTTGAGTTCGAATGCCGGGGTTACTACGAGGTCAATGATCGCCTTGTTTTCATTTGGAATATACGAAACCGCAAAGTCCGCATCCAGCAAGGCACCTAGTGTCATCATACCGCGTAGTGCTGATGTAATAGCTGTTTCCATCGAGTTTCTAACTTGAATGGTAGAAGCTTCACCAACAAACTTCTGACATACTTGACGAATAAGAAGCGAAGCTTCGCTTATAATTCTCATTGTAGAAATTCTAGTATAGTCAGATGTAGCAGAAGCGCTTGTAATACCTTCTGCAAAAATTGGAACTCTGTTGAAGTTCAAGGCAACTGCGTTAATGGCTTTGTTGCTAAGCGAGGCCTGAAGAGTTCTTGTTGGGTTATATCTCATTGTGGCTATATTGTACAAAACCTTATTTGAAGGTGATGTATATGAAGCCATTCTGGTTAATGCTCCAGCAAGTGATGCTGCACCGTTTGTGTAACCCCAAGTACTCTTATATCCTGAAGGAATAAGTTCAGCTGCTACGACAAAAACGTGCCTTCCGACTTCTGCTAATCTAGTGTAAATAGTATTTCCGCCCGAATCTGTTGTTGGGACGTCTATATCTTCTTCTCTATCAGCTAAATTAGTAAGAGCAAGGTGAGTTGCAACGTTAGCTGCTGTCATGACCTCTGAGGTGCCATAGTATGGCTTAATGCCCATGACTGCAAAAGTTGGATGAGAGTTTGCTGAAATATCTGCACATGCTCTTGCAACGCGTGCAAGCATTGACTTATCAACCGTAGTTGTATCGTCAGCGTAGAAACCAAACTCTGCGTCGTTTCCTGGCGTTGCTGGACTTTCCCAGTCAAGAGGATGTCCACCTCTACCCCAAGGTACGATAATGTCTGGAAGAATTGATTCAGCAGCAAGGAATGCTGCGTCAAAAACACTGGATCCACCAGATGTTATATCTGCCTGAATAGAGGAAGTTCCTCTAACAAAAACAGTATTTGACGGAAGTGGTACTATAAAGATTCTCTCAGCGCCGGCTGAAACAAGTTCAACATATGCTCTGTGACAATCTGAGTCTTCTCCAAAAGCAGTGATAACATCGGCTTCATTGCTTACCTGGACCGAATCAAGGTCTGGAACATTACCTGTTCCTGATGCGGTACCTCTTTTCGCAATTACAGCTACTCTTGGGCCAACCGGAAGGTCTTGGCGAGAGATACTATAAAAGCGATCTTTAATTATTGTCTTTACACCAGGAATAGCCATCGAGCTTTAACCTCCAAAATCGGTATATAAAATTTAAATTCAAACATATAGTAACAACATAGTTATAAAAACAACTACATTATTGATTTGGGGTAGCAGATTGATATAGGTCTATTAAATTAATTTCTACATTTTCATAATTTGGAGTAGCTGGTACAGTATTATTAATCTCTGTAGCCATATACCTTCTGACGTCTACAACAATTTTCTCTATCTTTCCAACTGTTGTTGCGATTAATTTTTCTGTTGTCAACATATAGGTTACGGTTCTAGTGCATACGTCTATGCCATTTCTGTTAGATTTTGAGTCTGACATTCTTCTAGAATAAACAAATTCTGAAGCTCCTAATCTTTTAAAAACAGGAGTATGTTCTAACATAAAGTCTTCAAAAAGTTCTATTATTCTATCCGCTACCTCTGCACCTATGTAACCTGGATTTTCATCTCCTGCTACATCTGCCCTATTAGCTCTAGTGTGTACGCTAAAGGAAACTATATTTTGGAATCTTTGACCAAATATTATTTCCTGAGCATCTCTCGGCATATGCCTTGTTCTTGGTTTTGGCTCTACTGTATGAGTTCTTTTTAATTCTAGTTTATATGTTATTACAGGAAATGCGGTATATTGCCCCCCTGCTTCTGGCTCAATTGGAATTTGCGGATAGGCATTTTCCCATAAGGCCTTAACTAAAGCTATGAATTCTATGTAAGTAAGATTGCCAGCAGCCTGTAACGGATCTCCCGTATACATTCTATTGGTAATAACATCATTTTCATTTATTCCTGGAAAACCGAATGCATTCTGTGGCATGTTACGCTCCTGGTCCTGCTACGATTCCAAAGTTTATTCTTTTTAGAGTGTGAGGAGAGACTACATCAATTTCTATGTAAAAATTTCCTCTTTTTCTTTTATCCGCAAACATTTCAAATCTATAGTCCTTTATTATTGATGGGGTTGATGCTTTTAACATCTTAAACATTCCAGTGAGTCTTTCGCTAATGATGTCATGAGAGAACTTCCCTGATGAAGATGAAGCTATTGATAGAACCTCATTCATTATCATCGCTACCAATCTTACTTGAGGAAGATTGGCTAGACTTGAGCCTTCTTTTGCTAAAGTCTTATCATCAGATATTAAAATTTGAAATGGTATTGCTCTTCTTGTTCTATTGCTTTTAATCATTGTATTGATTTTATTATTATGAATCCTAGCAACTTGCAAAGATGTCATCTCAACTCCAACTGGAGAATAGCCGCCTTTTAATGCTTTTCTATTTAAACCTAAATATACTGGCCAGTTTGAAATTTGACCCGCAATTGCCGAAGCAATACTTGAGGTAAATGTTAAGCCCATGTTTGGATAATTAAATACTGCCTCTCCATAATAAAGAAGAATATGTCGACCCACGTCTAATACACTTCCATCAGAAGCTAGATAACTTGGCGTAGCACTTTGTTCATCTTTTAAGAAATTATTCCAATAGCCTTTTTGTGACATTGTTTCAATGTCTTGAATATTTGCGCCGTTTGTTCTTGAACCGATGATTCCTATTACCATAGTTGAAGAGTTGGTATAGAAAAAGCTACAGAAGTCTGCAAGCTGTCTTACAAAATTAACATTTTCACACCTTATAAAGGAAACCCCAACTGGAACAACTATGTCAATAAAATCAAAATTTTTTGCTATTTCATAAGAATCTTCTAATCTTTCATAATATTTTTCATAAAAGCTTAGAGTAGATGGAGTTGCCTGTTTAGTCGTAACAAATGATGCTATTGGAGAATTTAGATTATTATAGTCTTCAACGTACTCACTCATTGGTGCAGAAATCATTATGTAGATATCCTGACATCCTGCGCCATAGCAATTGATTACTGCTCTCAAAAGAGGTGACCTTGTATCTCCATTTAGTGCATCTATTGCATCTTGTAGAGATTGTATTCTTTTTAGTTGATTTATTTGTAATGTAGATGAGTCAGCGTGCCCTATTAGTAGTACTGAATTAGTTGCAAATGGTTGAAGTGGTTGAAAGTTTGGATTTAAACCGCCGATTCCCGATATGGGAGGCTGACCAGCAACAACTACTGGACCAGAAGATTTATCTCTGTATACACTTCCAGTTGGTACTACTGAAGTTCTTTGTGTTTCAATATCATCTTCTACAAAAACCGAAAACCTATAATTATTTTCTATGGAACGAACTGTTTTAACTCCATCAAAATAGTTGTCTACACCAGAAATGTTTACGATCTCTTCAACCTTAAGACTATGCGGTTCTGCTGAAGACAAGAAACCAATATTTTCAAAAATTTCTTTTTCAATGATTTTTATTGGACCAGATGTAGCTTTATCTTTAACATAAAAAATTAACTCTCGTATCTCTCTTGTTTCTGAAATACTGGTTTCTAAAACAACTGTATATTTACCAGGAAATAAGTTTTCTGGTATTTTATAAACAAAAGTATAAATTCCTTCAGAATCTCTTGTTATATAATTGTATTGAAGTTGATTTTTTGTATCTGGATTTATATTAAATTGAGTTGCAATTGCGAGACCATAGTCTGGTGTTGCTGACTGTGCGTTATATGAAAAGGGGCCATCTGCAACTCCGCCCGCCGCCAGCGTCACCTTTGTTGATATATATTAATATATCATTTTGTCCAGATCCATAATACGGCGTTGCATCGCCGTTTCTGGTTGACCAATTTGGATCAATAGTAATTGGATCATAAAAGTCAGAATCCAAACTGAATATAAACTTAAAATTTACTATTTCACCATTAAAATATGTAGACATCTCACACCGGGCTTTCTTTAGTTGCTCCAGCAACCCAATACTCTATTCTCCCATATTTTCCGTCTCATTGGAAGTACAGCGTCAACTAAATAAACTGTATTAGGATCTGAATGGCCTGGTATGTTTTCATAGATTCTGTCTCCGATTCTTGGATTGATAGTTGAATCAAAATAATATATTATCTCAAAACCATCAGCGCTTGTTCCTTCTGCTGTTTCTCTGAGAAGATTAGCTAATTCAGAATTTGCTGGATACATATGTCTTGTTGTAACTCTTTCAAATTTAGATGAATAATTAAAATCATTATCTAATCTTCTTTGGATCAAAACATCATGACCCCATTTTTTTAATATGTTTCTAAAAGTTCTATTAAGATTAGTCACGACTTCTTAGACCTCTTTTAGGCATAGGGTCGTCTACGTTTGTGTTTTTTCTTCCTGGTCCAAGAAGATCCCTATCTCTAAGATAAACAACAAGACCTGTTTCTGGGTCTATTGACTTTCCTGTAGTTGGAATAAAATCTGCTGGAAGACCTTTTGGTTGGACGCCTTTTATTCCGGTAATCTTTGCTAACATTTCTTTTCTTAATGCCGCTGCCATTTGACACCAAGTTGTTGCATTACCCCTGTTTACTGTTCCCCTTGGAAGTGATCTATTGGTAACACTTAAATCTCCCAATCTAATCTGCAATTCATCGTCACCACCAAGGCCATATATTCTACTTAAATCGCACGCCACAGAAGCTTTAATATACTCAAGGGCTACATAGGGCATGTTTGCCGCATCATTATCTGACTTAAACGAATATATTTGTTTAACTTCATTTGAGTAATGATGAATTAATTCCCCAGCTTCTATTAAAGAAGATTCTGGAAAAATTGATAGAATTTCTTCGGGATCTAAGTATAAAGGATCTACATCTGGCGCAAATAATATAACCTCATCTGCACCGAGTGTTACAGATGGTTCATATTGACTGTCTGGATCACTAACATATAATGTCTGAGTCACAATTATCTGACTTGAGTTTGCAAGCACTCCTGTGAACGTAACCGTATATTCACCAGCTTCTGATGGGGTAAAATCATAGTAATATTCAGACGAAGATATAGATGATGCTGTTGTACTGACCACTTGCGTTTCAGCAGAGTCTTTTACAATAACATATACAGAAGTTGGACTAACCTCTTCTTGATCCCCGTGTTAATGGGTCTATATCAATAAACTTTACTTTAATTCTTACTGTGTCATTGACCAAAACGGAATTGGACATATTGTCTCCAATTTAAATAAAAAAACTATATTTATAGTACTAGTATGTAGTTTTAATTCAAATACTCAATATAAGTCGTGGCTGATGGCCTTGACTGAGTTGCTGAATACGTAGTAGCTGATGGTTTTGACTGAGTTGTCTCTATGACAACTATACTACTTGAAACATAATCTATCGAAACAACACCAACTGTTGAATAGTTATTGTGGTCTATCTCTGACACAAAAACTACCCCTGGAATACCTGCAGAAATAGGACTGGATACCGTTGGTATTCCCAGTTCAAGTCCACCAGAATATGAAACGCCACTTTGGGAATATGAAAATAGATCATCGTATAACATAATCAAAACCCTTACTTTTTAAGTATAGTAGCGGAAAATCTTATATAATAATTTATTTAATTAATGTCTTTAATAAGGTCTTTCATCCAGATTTTATACTCGCTTTCCCCTCCAACCACTTCGCCACCATCAAAAGATGTTCCATAGCATGCCATAGTTAAGAATGCATAACGCTCACCTTCTAAGACCGGCAGAACCTCGTGTCTGCCGATATAGTTTGAAGGATATATAGCTGCAGAACCATGTTTTGGTTTCCACTGATATGGAATATTTGGGAAGTTTAATTCTCCACCAACATATTTACTAAGCTCATTATTCTGTAATTGTTCAACACTATTGTTTAGATACAGGTTAATGCTAACACTGCTGTGCATTGAGACTTGGCTGCCTGTTTTTTGCCCCCACTCAAAAGGAACTTGATTATCACAATGCGGACCTATACTCTGATCCTTGCAGTAGCCAGCTATATGACCTATTGGCCTCCACCAACAAGTTGTTGCTGCATCTCTAAAAATCTTGCAATACTCAACTAAACCTTTGTATGCGCTATCCTCTAGGTAGTCTATAATTTCTATATATTCTTGATTTGGTTTGTCTTGCCTATTTTTTCCTTTGACATCCAAAAACCTTTGTGGTGCGTATTTAATGTCTTTAGCCTCAAAAATAAAACCTGTTTTATTTTTTGCGTACTCTTTATCATTTTCGGTATAGTACTCAAAAGTATTTTCTGGGGCACGTTTTAACCAATTAAGATAATTTTCCAATATATCATCATCTATACTGAATAACTCATCTATTATAACTACCCCCATTCCTACATGGCTTACTTTCATTTTTGCTATTCCTTAATAGTTTGATTTAGTAATATTATATTGATAAGAATCCTGTTGATAACCTTCTCTTAAAAGGTGCTGCTGAAAATCCTGCCTTAGGCTTGGCATGTAGACGTTTGTTGCTTTTTTTGCTAATTCTGGATTCTTTATTGGATCTGCAACATATTCGTGAACATTTGGATTAGGAGTTCCCTGGCTATACCATCCCAAATAACTATACCTAAGCCCTTCTATAACTGGAAGAACTTCATGTGCTGCCATATAGTTTGATGGAAAAAATAAAATGTCCCCCTTTTTTGGCTTATATGTTATATCTAAATAATTGAAATAATGATGTCCGCCAATGTAATTATTGAATTTAAGATCTTGCATTTCTTCTACTGAATCATTAAAATAAACTAATGAAGTCACTACATTTCTTAGTGCTAACTGATCCTTGGGTTCCAATATGTCATATATGTAATCTGCACTAATGTCAGAATGGGAACCCAGATAGACCCCTTTGCGATATTGTAGTATATGACCTTTAACTTTCCACCAAACACATTTATATGCTAAAGGAAAAATTTCAAAATACTGCAGTAGGCATTTATCTTTTGCTTCTTCTATAAAGTTCAATGTGCTTTGAAGATCTTCGTCGTCCTTGTTGTGTATTGCGCCAGCTCTTTTCGGCATTAGGTCTATTGATTCTTTTTTGAAGAAGTATCCGCTTTTATTTATGTATATCTCTTCACCATTTTCTGGATCAATTGCAGACTCATACATATTGCCCCACTCTTCTTCAATAAGATCTTGCGACTTGCTAATTAATAAGTCCCAATCTAATTCCAGAGCATTTTCAAACAAAACAACACCACCGCCCAAGTGTTTTGGCTGAACTTTATTAAAAATCATATTTCTATTAACTCCATATTTATATTTTTTCTTGTTACAATTTGCCAAAGTCAATTTTTACATGATACAGTATATCTCATGGTCATGCAAAGTAATCAAAAAATAGCGAGAGTCGCAGAAGATATATACCAAATAAAAAACTACTTTATGGAAGAATCTTTCCGTTTGTTGTATTTAGATGTTTTGTCAAAAGTAAATGAATCTACGGAAAATCAAAATATATCATATCAAGAAATTAATTTGGAAAGCTATCCTGAATATAAAAACGATAATTTAATTAAAAACGCAATCAAAGTACCTTCTGGTAGTGTTGATTTTATAGATCCATACAAGACTGATTTTTTAAATAAAACCAGAGAAAATTTATCTTTAATATATAAAACTGAAATATGCCAAGAAAAAGACGCTAGTGTAGTTATATTCTTTCCTGGAGAAGCGATACGCACGCATTGGGATGGAAGTGTAGATGTGCCCACTTATAGCGGCCATCCGCATAGAGATTATAGTAGTGTATTTTATTTTAATGAAGATTTTGAAGGTGGACTCTTACATTTTATAGAGCTTGATATAAAAATAAAACCTGAGCCAAATATGCTATTAGTATTTCCCACCTCAGTACGCTACATGCATCGTGTTGAAGAGGTTACTTCTGGAATAAGAATGATGAGTCCGTCTTTTTGGTGTATAGATAAAAAAGACACAATTGACTAAAGAAACTATTCTTTATTTAATTCTTGCATTTTTAATACATCTTCCCTTATGTTAGGCAGCCATTCAAGGTGGTCCCCTTTGCCAGGTGTTCCGTCCCCATTTTTTGGTATACCATAGGCAAAAAACTCTAAAAAAACGTATCGTGAACCTTTTGTTACTGGAGTTACTTCGTGTGTTCCAATATAACTAGATGGGTAGACAACTGCACTACCAGCTTTTGGAACATAGTCAACACCCGCATATTTAAATATTATATGTCCACCAGTAAAATTATCTCCATTAAGCTCATGCTCACTATCTACGCAGTTATTGAGATATAGAGCGCCACTAAGTGTGTTATGAATAGGAAATTCATTTTTTGGTAACTCGTCAAAATCAAATTGAATTGTATCATCGCAATGGGGGCCTATGTGTCTGCCATCATTATATCCTGCTATATGACCGCTAGTTTTCCACCATATAGAAGGCGTAACTTCAGGATAGAGCAGACAGTATTGTAGTACACATCTATACAGTCCGTCTGTGCATGCTTTCATAAAATCTTTTTGTTTTTGAGTAAGCGTTCTGCCATGTGTGGAAAATCTTCTTGGAGTTTTTGGTATTTCGTTTAATTGAAATTTAAAATTTGTCTTATTTACTGCAGAGGTTGTGCCATCTTCTTCTATGTAGGTAAAAGTGTCTTCTTTTTCTTGCTTTAGCCATAAAACGTATTCTTTCAAAAATGCTTGATCTACATCAATGACATTATCAAATGAAACTACTCCGCCGCCATGGTTATGATATTTTATTGACATATTGTATATTTACCTCTGGCTGACCGTCACATGCTTTACCAGTCATTTGTTCATTGTTTGATTTTTCTACAAACTCTACATTTGATGTTTCCGCATATTGCGTAACGTTTCTTACTTGATAAATAGGATTCCATCCCATTTCAACGCCACTTTTTTGAGCATTGTGCTCACTGTACATTGAAAATGGCGATTTACAATACATTTCATAATCATCATAAATGTTGTCCATCCAAACTGGGGGACACCACTCAAAACTTTGATCTGCTTCTGATATTAAAATGTTTGTTTGAGCCTCGCTTGCACCTTGTCCGAAGAATGTAAGATATGTGTATCTCACTCCGTCTCCCATTTTTTCAACTTCATGTGCAGCTAAATAATTTGTTGGGAAAAATATTATGTCACCTTTTTGTGGTTTATATGAAACATTGAGGTGGACAAACTTTAGATGTCCACCCATAAAATTCTTTTCATTTAATTCTTCTTTTGATTCAACACAATCATTAAAATACACTAATGCACCGCATGTTTGTCTAGAGGCCATCATCCCCCTTGGCATATATCTAATCCCCTTGCTGACCTTATAGTTAGTGTCATTATCCGCATGGCAACCCAATATTCCTCCGTCTGTATATCTAAGAATATGACCTCTTGTTTTCCACCAGATACTGCCCAACATTAGGGGATAATGGTCTATATACTTTATAAGTGATTTATATATTTGATCTTCTAGGTAAATAAAAAACTCTTTTATTCTTTCTTCGGTATTGGGGTTTACTGGAGATAGAATTCTTACTGGAGTATATGGAACGTCTTTTTCATTATACTTGAATCCATCTTCATTAATTCCATATTTCTCACCATCTTCCCCCGTTACCCATGTCCATCTACCTCTGTGTGCAGCTTCTGCTTCTGAGTCTATGTAATCTAAAACCAAATTTTGATCCATTTGAAAAGCGTTTCTAAAAACAACTATTCCTGGAGCCATAACTATGGTCTCAAGATCTCCTATTTCTTTAAGCTCTGTTTCCCCTATCGTGGGCGAAACGGGATACGGAGTTGTGCTACGTCTTTGATCATTTTCGTTCATCCCAATACCTCATCTATTGCTTCTCTTATTGTCCATCCTGCGCCCATTACCCTAGGCTCTTCATCTAGTGGCATGTCTTGCCAATTGAATCTAGCTAACATTATACCATCTTTAGAAACTAGAAATTTTTCATAATTATTAGATATTCTTGCTATTGCTTGACCCGCTAGGTTTTGACCTTCAGCAGCAGATTGAGATGCATCTGCTTTTGAGTCTGAATAAGATCTTTTTTCTGCTCCTTTTAAAAAAGAGTATAGTTCATGTTCATTTTTGCCATTTACTTCTATTTTTTGTCCAATTGGAAATGTTACAAATGGATAATTTTTCTTAATAAAAGAACTAATTTCTCCGTCAGATAGTGGATCCATTTTTCCAAACTGATTACATGGAAATGCAATAACCGAAAAACCCCTATCCATAAACTCCCTATGAACTGATTCCAGCTGCCATAACTGCCTAGAAGTTCTTGCATATGACCACAAATTTGAGCACTTGGGAGAATACCCAGCTTTACTAGCTATGTTTACTATTAAAGTTGTTTTTCCTTTAAATTGACTCAAGAAACCATTCTCACCATCAAGGCTTTTAATTTCTGCGTCGTAAGCTGATAATATCATCTAGTTCCCCTAAAATTAAGCTGCAAGTAATCGTCTATGGTAATTGAACCTTCAATATTCTCATCTTTTAGATAACCACTAACTAACAATCTACAATATATTGGGGTATCTAATTTTTTTTGAAGGAAAAAACTATCCCCTGTATAAGACACTATATCTGCAAAAACATCACCAGTGTGGTGCTTAAATAGCGCAGTGTCGTTATTTAAGATAATATCATATGACTCTTCTCCAAATGGAGTTTCAACTAAACACTTCCATGGTCCATACATAAAAAAATCCATTCTATAGTTTACTGTTATTATACATCATATGCCGACCAATCTGGAACGACTTTTGTATTTGGATTGATTGGAGAAAAGTTTGCACTTACAACCACCCTAGGAATGGGTGAATTATGCCTATCTGTCATGTGTGGAATAAATGAATTAAATATCAGTAACATGCCTGTCTCTGGCTTAATGCTACTTATAGAATCTATTTGGCTAAATGCAGTTGTATGAAATAAAAGATTTGCGCTTCCATTTGGAGCGCTAGGATAGTATGCTACTGAATAATAATCAATAGGATGTAAGTGGGAATTTGATTTATGACTATGGTATGAAACTGATTGACCTTTGTTCAGTGTTAGTGTCCATATAGATTCTATTTTCATTTTTTTATTTAAAACTTCATCAACTTTATTTGAAATTATTAGTTTTAATTTTTCACATTCTTTTGTTTTTGGATATTTTCTATCTTCATAGTGGGTGTGATTATGTGTTTTTAAATATGAATCTTTAAATTTTTTATCTATTTCTTCTGAATAGTCGTTGATTTCAGAAATAATTTTTTCATTATCTACGTCTTTAATCGGGCATGCAAATACGTCGATATTAATTAGATTATGCTTAAAAATACTATTCATGATAAAAGGTTCCTAACTCCAGAGCTAAAGGTGGATTATCTTTATGCCAAACGTTTGTAACCATGACTTGTCTAATTCCTGACTTTGCTGCGGTAGCATTATGTACTACATGCCCAGAGTCGAATATTACTAATCTATTTCCTTTATATGCTATACGTTCTCTCTCATTAATCTCAACTATATAATGTTGCATGCTATCGTGTTCAAGAGCATTGTGTGTTTTTTCTTTTATTGATCTATTGTGTATTTCTAAGAATCCTCCATTTGGATTATCTTTACCGTAATAAACTGATCCAGATATTGGCCCAGAAAACACTTTTTCTTTTTCGTACAAAAATGTATCTTCGTCAACATGATAGCTCAAGTACTGACCTGCCTTAAATGTTCTAGTCCAATACTCTATTCCAAGTATGTCATCCAATGGATAATTTATATTATTTTCCCAAATCTTTTGAACAACTTTCTTTTTTAATGTGTTCGCAGGAGATCTCCACCATCCATCCCAAAACATATATGGTGCATAGCAATCTGATTTTTCATAATGGTAACTATTTACTTGCCCAGCTACTCTGTCTGAATCACCCATTGAAGCAGGAAAAAAATTGCAGTCATTTAAAACATCGTAATAAAGTTGTTTGTCTAAGAAATTATCTTTTACTATCATTTTTTAATAATAACACAAAAACCTGACGTTGTTCCAACGTGATACGCGTAGCAATTATCTAATGTTCTAATTGTTTCATTTATATCAAAATGTGGATGATCCATTTTATTTTCGTCAAACTCTTCACCATTGGCATAGTAGGAAAAATGATCATTTATATTAATTAATATAATTATTGAACCACTTTTCATGTTAGTAAATAAATTGCGAAGAATATCTACATCAACATAAGAAGCCAAATCTGTTGCATCTGCATAAAGAACGTCAGTATCAGCTGGAACTTCTCCATTTAATAGTGTTTCTTTATTGAGAACTTGAAAAGGACACTCTTTCATTTCTAGGATATTTTCTGCTCTAAATAAGTTTTCATCATTTGGAACATAGACTTTTGTAAAACCAAAACTATTTAAATAATCATAACTCCAAGTATGCACTGGATTACTAAAGATCGTTATAACAGAAGGCTTCATAAGGGTTAGTATCATTTCAATATTATTTGCCTGGCTTTCAATAGCAGCAAGGGCATAAGAGTTTTTTGGTTGATCCAGTTGAGAAGAATATGATATTACTTCGTGGGAATGCAAAAAACTTGGAGGCAAACCTATAGCCTGATTGGATCTATCTAATGAGAGATCATTTTTTTCATATTCAAATATTTTCTTACATCTCTCAGCAACTTCTTGACTGGGCATCATCTCATGAAATTTACTTTTCGAAAGCTTGTTTGCTTTTATTGCAACTGAGATTGGACTAAAGCCGATATCACTAGACATTGTTTTCTCTATTCTTAATAGTTGCTAGACCATAAATTGTATATCTAGCTGCGTTAAAAATTCTTTTTCTATCTCTTATCAAAGCCTTTGTAGCATCGTACTCGATATTGCTTTCTACGGGAACTGCTGTAGCTGGATATAGTTCATTTAGTTTTATTCTAATTTCCCTAAATGTAACATCGTACACTCTTGACTGATCTATACCCAATAATGCTAGGATAGCAAGCATTGAGTTTTCTAATTGTTGTTTATGGTTTTGTTGGTTGTATTTCATATTTAATCAATTTCCTCATCACTAAATGAGTCTTTTCCAGTAAACATTGTATCATCTATTTCGTGAATATGACACTTATAAGTTGAACCATCTAGTAATATATGCCTTTGTTGTTGTATGTCAATTTCTTGAACTTCTCCATCTTCGTGTTCGACTACAAATTTATTTAAATAATTTTCATCGTATTCTTTATTGGACACTATTTAAACTCTCTTTCATTTTTTTAAGAACTTGGTAATTTCTTTTTAAGGCTACATATATATTATGTCTAGAGCTTTGTGTAAAAGGAAGAACTTCGGTAGTAAATGATTCTGGTATTTCTATTTGATCGATGTCCTCATTGTCTGGATCTATACCTAGCGCAATGGCGAGTTCATAAACTATACGCTCTTTTAATAAAATTGCCTTTTCTAATTGGGACATTTTAAACCATTTTCCTTAAATACGCTTTATTGAATATAGTAATCATTTAAAATCATTTCCCTATACCCATTCATGGAAGTACTTTTATTCTTAGTTGGAAGGGACGAAAAATAACATCTGCTATTCATATTTTTAATAAATTCTTTTACAATTACCTTTACCTGAAACCTAGAAAGACCTGCCCCTAAGCAGTAGTGAGGGCCGCCCCCAAAAGCTAGATGCATATTTGAATTATTTCTTGATGGAATAATTTTATGAGCGTTTTTAAACATTAAAGAATCTCTGTTTGCTGACGCTATATGTAGTATAACGTACTCATTTTTAACGAGGCTAAACCCATCGATCTTAATATCTCTAGAAACTCTTCTTGTAATAAAATTCAAACTAGAAGAGTGCCTAAATAGTTCTTCTATCGTATTTTTTTCCTCTATGCTGGAAAGCACATTGTTTGCCATGTCTTTGTCTTTTACAAACTCATATGCTAAGGATGTAAAAGTGTTTAGATTTGTTTCAAACCCACCTATAAATAGCATTATACAAAGAGATATTATTTCTTCATTACTAAGACTATCTCCACCATCTGTGTAGCTTTTTAAATATTTAAAAACGCCAGTTTCTTTTTTCTTATACTTAGTGCCATATAACATGTTTACAAGGTAGGTAAAAACCTTTTCTGTTCCTTCAGAATGTTTTTGATAGTCTTCTTTTGAAAGATAATTATTAAGAACTAACATGGCATCATTTGTCCAGTTTGCTATAAATGAATGATCTTCTTCAGGAATAATTTCTACCCCTAATATTTCACATATAGAGTAAAATGGAATAGGGAAGGCAATATCCGAAACTAGGTCAAATTGACTTTTGTTTTTTAATGATTTAAAAGTTTTTTTAACGTTATTTTCAATATTATTTTCAATTTGATCTACAGAAGAGTTAGAAAAAAATGGGTTTAATATTTTTCTATACTTTGCATGTTCTTCTCCGTCTAAATTTAAAAGGCTATGAATATAGTTTTCTTGATAAGATTCCTTCATTTGCCTAACTAAATAAGGATTTCTTATAAAACTTTTAACCTGATCATAACCGGTTATAAGCCAATAGTTTTCCGAAATTTTTAGTACCGGATTTTGCTTTCTTATTGTTTCAAGAATATTTTCTTGATCTCTTAAATCTAATTCTATAGCATTCATGCAAGAGCTTTTATCCTATTGAATGAATTGATTAAACTTTCTTTTACTTTGTCTGCACTAAAAATTTCTTTAAAAGAAGTAATACCTACATAAAGGTAATCATTTTGTTTTCTAAAATGAAGTGTTACACCTATTGATCCAGGAACACTTATCGGCATACTAATACCGTAGGATTCTTCTATTTTCTTTCCATGAACAGTAGTTTTAGATAAAATATCAACATTAAAATAAGTAGTAGATGTTGCTATAGGAAAGAAATCTTTTTTGTATTTTGGTATCTTTTTTTTACCGTTCCAGTCGCACATGTTTGCATATCTAAAACCTTTTTGTGCTGAAGATATATTTGGATTGGTCCTAAAAGCCTTTGCGTAGTCTTTGTGGGCACTTGTGTTTAGCATGTGTGTTTGATTGCCAATTGATTGTTTAATACGCATTATTGCTTTATCAATAGAAACTTCTGAGGTTGGCACATCTACCATTAACGTAATAATTTCATTTCCATAGTGCTTAATGTCACCATAACTTCTTGGGATTAAAGAAATAAGATCTTTTTTTTCTACAACTTTTTCACCCAATATTCCTTGATAGCACAATGTTTCTAATAAAAAAGAAAACTCAAGAGTAGATATAGATTTATCTTTGAGATACGATTCAATTTCATTTAAATTAAATTTAACAAAACTAAAATCTAATGAATACTCTTTTTTATTTCTCCACTCACCTCTGTATATATTTTCTCTTTTAAATTGTTTGATTTTTGTTTGTTTATTATTTTTTGTAATAAATCCTTTTAAAAACAAATAATACATTTTTAAAATTTTAATTGATTTATTAAAGTAGGATCTTTTTTTTGAAACGGTATTTAAATTGTTGATTTTTTTTCTATCTTTAAAATAATCTGAAAAAGCAGCTGACTCTGAAAGCTGAGTGCCATCACCCATAGCGTGATGACATCTTCTAAGTACGTATGTATTTTTTGAATAATTTATAATATGATACTCCCAAAGAGGTTTATCTAATTGTATTTCTTTGATCCATATTTTTTTAACTAGAGTATTAAATTCTTCTTGAGAAAAAACATTATATTCAAAAACGTGATTATTAATATTAAAATTTTTATCCGTAACATAATATGGGTAGTCATTTTTTATCTTACTTTCTACAATTTTACTAGAAAGTATGGGATAAATATTAATTCTTTTATTTAAGTTTTCTATAATTTTTTCTTTAAATGGTAGCTTTTCTGTATTATCAAATTTAAATAATCCACCAACGATTGCGTTTTTTTTGTTATTTTTATCGCTATAAAATTTATAGTCAACGAAGTTCATCTGCATCGTTTTTTTCATACACATACTCTTTTACTAATTCTTTGTCTTCATAAACTTTTACTGTATTTTTACCAACAAAATCTAATTCAAAATTAAAAATTGCTATTTGATTTGTAATTTTTATTGGTTTTATTTTTTTCTTTTTTACCTTAAAAACTAAAGGGTAAATAAAAACAAAAATAGAATCAGAACTTATTATATCTGATTCTATCTCGGCATGTATTTGTATTTTATTAATATTTACTATATTATGTTCTAAATTAATTGTCACTGTCTTTTAACTGATTAAGCTTTTCTTTTGTGTTGTCAATTTTTTGAACTAATACTGCAATACCAGAATGAACACCTGAGTCTGGATTATATTGGAAGGTAACAGGATCAAAGTCCTCAAAGTCTATCCCACCAGCAGCCAGTTTGAGTATTAGCTCTTTTTCTAGTTGCTTAATAGTATTCTGTACTGCTAAAATTGTTTCTTCTTTTGAGAGAGAGAATTTCATATTTAACCTTGAAGCTCACTAATTTTTCTAACTATATTTTGATATTTCTGAAGGAACAATGAAAGACCCCTATGGTGTATCGAATCTTCATCTGGGACAAATGTATCGGGATCAAACTGCTCTGGGTCAAAACCGTTTTGAAGAAGCTCTTCATATAAAACAGGTTCGATTAATAATTTTGTTTTATTTAAAATTTCTAATTTAACGCTATTTTGTAAATTAAAATTCATTATATCTCCAAGGATTTTTGATAGGGTGCGAGCGCCAAAATAAATAGTAATGCTTTAAGGCTTTTACTCACCTAAATGTGGTTCATTTAGTTTTTCGAGACCATCATGTTTTGGCCCTATTTGCTCACCTTTTTCGTTCAAGCCAGTTCTAATTCCGTTCATCCATTTCCATGGATTTTCTACCCTATTTTTTTCTTTTGCCTCCCAGTATTCAGATCTTTCTTTCATAAGATCCTCTTTTTCCCAAACTCCATCAATCGTAAAAGTAGTGTCTAAAAGATCATTATTTTTATAAAAATTAAAAAACATAAATGGAGTTCCTTTTTCAAAAACTATTGGCTCTCCAACTTTTGTTATATACCAATTCATATTAAATTCATCTGGCCACCAATCTGTAGGTATAGAGGCTGACAAAGGCATTACTCCATTAATAACATGGTTTGGCGATCCACTTATCCAAGTGCTGTAACCTGGTTCAGTTTTAATTATCCAACTTGTACAGAATGAAACTATATTTAATATAGAAGGCATAACCAATGGTCTTCCATCTAACATTTCCCCGCTCAATACTCTAGGAATAGTGTCTGGAGCATCTAATTGAACTATAACATCTTGTGGAAGAATCAACTCCCAACCATGAACATTTGCTGTTGTCATTGGCAAGCATCTGTAGGCGTGTTTGTTGTATGTGTTGTCCATCCAGTCTCTTTTTAGTCTGGATTGTTTTATAAGCGGGGGATTTTGAGTCATCTTAGTAAGATTGACATTCGGCATTCTAGATTTCCTTAAGTTTTATTTTTTGTGATTTTTCTATATCTTCTGGTTTTGGAACATTACTAGAAACATCCTTATCCATAACGTGTGTTCTGTCATTATAGTCAAACATTGTTACTGCGGAATACTTAACTCCATCAATTACAGGCAGAGAGGCATGGGAATACATATAGTTAGACGGGAAAAGAAATATGTCGCCTTTTTCTGGTTTAAATGTTATATCTTGTGCTGGAAACCAAAGTTCTCCGCCTTCGTAATCATCGTTAAAATAACCAACTGATGATACTGTGCAAGAGTAGGAGAATCCATCGTCTGAATGAACCTGGAAATGTTGACCTACTTCATATCTAACAAAGTTTATAGCTTCCATGTATTCCATTTTAATATTAAATCTTTTTTCATAATCAACCAAACATTGTCTTATGATAGATTCAGTCTCTTCGTGAACCTTTTTTATCTCTTCAAATTCTGGAGTTATCCAATCCCAATGAAGAGGGCTTATCTTTAAATCTACACAATCTCTATAGTCTGGTTTTGATTCATTATATCCGACTAAAGCTTCTTTCCACTTAAAGTATTCATGATTACTATCTTTAAGAACTGCTTCAAGTCTTTCCGGAGCATTAATCTCATCTAATCCGGTATTCCTATATAGGACTATTCCGAAGTTATAGTCCCCAACATTGTAAGCTTTCATTGTTTTCTTCTTTCGTGTAAGAATTTATTATTGATGATATACTACTACTAAACAGTGTATCATACACTAATCAGTGTATCATACACCATCTTTAAAAAGGCTTTTATGCAACAAAAAAATACTGAAATCTCATTGGTTAAACCTGGACATTTTGGAAAATCTACTGATAATATTAAAATTTTAAATAACTTCATTGAACTTAATGACCTAAAATTGATTCAATCTTTCCTACCTAAAATCAATAAATGGATGGATGCTGGAGAAAATCAATACTCAGAAGATGGAACATGTACTTATGACGCATCATACTGGTCTAATAGACAATGTAGTTGGGATATATTAAAAGAGTTGTCTATAGAAATATATTGTTTAGTTGAAAAATATATAATTAAAATGAAGGTATACTTAGAGCAGGAGTTTAAAGTAGAACTTTCATATAGGCCACCAGTAATTGTAAGATGGTTTTCCGGCTTAGAGCAGCAACCGCATGCCGACAAGCAGTTGAATGACGGTTCTCCTAATCCGTTTCCAACATACGATTTAAATTCACTTTTTTATTACAATGACGAATTTGAAGGTGGACAATTATATTATCCAGATCATGATATAGAAATAACTCCATCACCAGGACTTGCCGTAGCTCATCCAGGAGATATCTATTATTTACATGGGGTAAAAAAGGTCATTTCAGGAGAAAGATTTACTACGCCATCTTTTTATACTATTACTGAGTTAAAATAATATGTTAAATATAAAATCTATTAAAAATTCTTCTTATAGTGATATTGTTGCAAATGTTGATGATTATATAAAAATATTTTTAGATAATGGATTAGTATGCTTTAAGCAAGTATACTTATCTACTTTTGAGCAGGAACACGTTGTTAATCTTTTTGCAGAAAAGTTAAAGTGGAACTATGTATCAGACGTGCATACAGAAGACCATATTTATACAATCTCTATGCACGAAAAAACTTTTGATAAAGATGAAATAATAATTGACTGGCACATCGAACATTTAGAAAGAATGTACACTCAAGTTGCAACTTCTTGGAATATGACAAAATTTACATGCCCTAAAGGTCATGGTAATACTGGCTTTATAGATTCTTCTTATCTGTATTCTCTAATGCCTGATGATTGGCAAGAGTTTTTAAAGTCCATAATAGTTACCCATAGAACAATGAACTTTCCTCATAGAAGATGCGTAATAAAACATAGGAATAGTGGAAAAAATATTTTAAGATTAATTCCACATTTTGCTGAAGATTTATTAGTAAGTGTTAACAATAATAATCCTTCTGATCAAGAATTTCTACTATTTAATAAAATTAAAACATGGTATTGTAATCAAGTTAGAAATAATGAATCTATTCAAATGTGGCAGCAATGGGATGAAGGGGATTGCATAGTTCTAGATCTTCTTTATATGATTCATTGCGTAAAAGGTGGATTCACCTCAAAGGATAGACAGTTTACTAGGAACTGGGCTTATGCTAAGAAATCAGATTTTTTGAAATATGCCAAACAATAACAAAGCTTAATTAAGCTTGCAAGTCACCTAGAGCGACCCATGTATCTGTGCCTCTTTTAATTAAAGTTACAGAAGACCATTGGGCTCTAAGTTTTAATCCTGGAGTTGCATTAACGGTAACGCCAGAACCTGCAACTAACGTAGTTTGCCCAGCTCCTACCTGAAGAATAGTTATCTGACTTCCTATTGGAAATGCTACTGATGTATTCGTCGGAATGGTTACCGTATTAGCTGAAGCAACATTCATTTCAATTAGCTTATCTTTATCAGCTAAGACAAGAGTGTAACTAGCTACTTGAGAATTTGTTATTAAATTAGAAGATGTAAAATCTAATGATATTGTTCCATTACCAACTTTTATTTTTTTGTTAGTAGAATCCCAAAAAATTACAGCATCGGTTGTAGAAGAAGTGGTTGAAAGCGTTAACGAAGATGGAGCCAGAATTGTTATTGGGCCATTTACCCATCCGCTAGCACTACTATACTTAAGAACGTGTTGATCTGCAACACTGTTGATAGAAACATCTGTTAAGTCATTAAGACTTGCAGATGCTGGGGCTGCAGAAAATTGCACTATAGCATCGGAGCTGTTTCTATAATATAGTTTTCCGTCGGCATAATTGATGGCTAATTCACCATAAGCTAAAGATGTCGGTATTTGACTTGTAGTTCCACTTCTTTTTATCTGTATGGTATTAGCCATAGTTTTTCTCTATTTTATTTAAAGCCTGGACAGAAGGACGGTCCAAATGGCGGAGGAAAGAACGGTGGGAAGAATGGCGGGAAGAATGGTGGAAAGAATGGAGGGAAGAATGGTGGGAAGAATGGAGGGAAGAATGGAGGGAAGAATGGTGGGAAGTATGGAGAATATTTCTCATAAGATACATCTTCTTTTCTTGGGTAAACAGTATTAGCAACGGGCGATTGAGAGGTTACGTCATCTAATTCGGTTAACCTTGTTCCTGCAGCGTCATCTAAAGGAGTCGTACTAACGGTTCCTTTATCAAATCCCGCATCTGTAATCCTAAATGTAGGATTATTTGGATCAGGGGCATTGTCGTCTAATCCAATTAAGTTTGGAACATTATTTTTTCTTGGTCCTGTATTATTTCCACTAATAGCCATAATTACGCCTGCAAATCTCCTATAGCAACCCACATATTGGTATCTAACTTAATAAGTGTAGCAGATGACCACTGTGATCGCAACATTTTTCCTGGAGTAGCATTTACTGTTACTCCAGCTTCTTGTGTTATTGTTAAACTTCCAGATCCTTTTCTTAAAATATCAATTTTATCACCTATAGTAAAGGCTTGAGAAGAATCTAAAGGTACAGTTACTGTCATTGGGGATGAGTTATCCATAGTAATTAATTTTCCTAAATCAGATAAAATTAAATTATAATTAGTTCCAGTTTGAACATTTACTTCTGATCTAGATATTGTGCTATTAACAGATATAGTAGGAGTTGCTGCTTCCCCTGAATTATTAGAAATACTAATTCCAGATCCCGCAACTAAGTTTTGAACATAATTACCATTTGTATCAGAAGATAAATTTATATTAGAATTAACCCATTGAGATCCATTCCACTTTAGGTACTCACCAGATGATGGCGATGGAACAGTAACATCTCCAATCGCATCTAACTGAGATACTGTTGCTGTAAATGTTTTCGCAATCCACTGAGATGTTACAGAATCCCATGCCAATACCTGATCGCTAGACGGAGTTGCGGCAGAAACGTTCTGGATATCATCAATGCTTGAAATAGGTGGAATTTGTGAATTTACCCAATTTGATCCATCATATTTTAAAAATTCACCAGAAGAAACAGATGATATAGCAACATCTGAAAGCTCATCTAAAGATGAAGTTAAGGCAGCCCCACTCAGTGCTGCATATATTGACACTCTTACTGAATTAGAACTAGGTGGAGTTTCAAAATAGATTGTAATAGAATTTAGCGTAGTGGCTTCCCACAATGTATTAAAATTAGAATACGGGGATGTTGTTTCTGTAAAGTTAACAACAACATCTCTTGTACTTAAATTGTGATTAATGACAAATGTGATATCTGTGCTATTTCCTATAGTTGCAAAATGCGTAGTTCCTTCTACCGAACTTGGACTAACGGAGTTCACCCATTGTGTTCCATCGTACTTAATAACTTGATTTGGAGTCGCTGCAGTGATTACTACATCACTTAGTCCATCTAGACTTAAAGGAATAGCTGCGTTTGCCCACTGTGAACCATTCCAAATTAAACCTTCTCCAGCATTTACTGTACTGACATTAACATCATTAAGGTCATTTATTGAAGCGCTAGATAGTGCAGCTGAGTGATCGTGTGCATCGTGTCTAGATACATTAAAATACTGAGTATGATCGTCATCAGAAAGCCCAGTCATTAGACCATGATCAGATACTGCAGTTGCAGCTCCGCCTATGCCTGCACTAATTATTTGCCTGAGGTCTAATAGATTAACAAATTTTGTTTTAGGAGAGTTTTCATAGGAAGTTGCTGTTTGGAATACTATTTTGTACAGTGGCCTAAATTCTACTACTGGAAAACCAGCTAAGTCTAACTCATCCCAAATTGAAGCTTCTGCTGAACCTTGATCTGTATATTGAGCTTGACCCATTATAGAAATAATTGGTTCATTTAAATTGTTTGTTGCTACAACAAACATTACTCCAAATTTACTGTTATCAATTGCAGTTGACGACCAAGTGCCCGCAGTATTTAAGTTAAACTGTGCTCGTGTTCCACCATTTTTAACAGGAAATTGAGTAGCTACATCTTTTGTCCAATGATTATTTAATCTATAAAAAACTGGTATGTATGCACCTGATTGAAGCCTCTGTTGCCAAGTATTTGCAGTTGGAGATGAAGCGTGTTCAATATCAACTTGAAGATCTTCGTCAAAGAATGTTCCATTAGCTATATCTATCTGAGCATGCGAGTCTTCTGATCCATCACCATTAGGCGGCCCACCAATGATTGATGAGTACCAGCTTGCGCCAAATCCATTTGCAATTGCTGCTCCACGAGTTCTGTGTAGGTATTCATGAGTTGCCCAGTCAAGAGTTACACCATGTCTTTCATCCGCAAAGAAGTACGCCTTATTATCATTTTCATTCCAATAAATATATGCTGTTGGAGTGTCCTGATCCCATGTAAAGAATGTTGTCTTATAAGCAAGAGATCCAGATGAGTTAAAATAAATATAATATAAACCAGATGTGTCTGGTATCGTTACTGATTCAGTAGTTGTTTTAACATATCTTTTACCAGTACACCAAACAGTATATGAAGTTGATACGGGCGCAATAGAAAATTGTCTTGAACCCTCATCAAAAGATATGACGCTGTCAGCTTTATTCTCATGACCAATTGGCTCAGAAGATGGGCGAACTGTATTAACCCAAGCTGTGCCGTCATATTCAAGTATCTGACCATTTTGAGCTGATGTTATTGTTAAGTCAGAAAGGTCATTAATACTTCCGCTAAAAGAAATATTTGGTGTTGCGCCTTCGCCAGAATTATTTGTAATTGTAATTCCATTGCCAGCAACTAAATTTTTAACATAGTCACCAACAGTATCTGTTGTTAAATTAACTGGATCATTAATCCAGTTTGATCCGTTGTATCTTAAGAAGTCCCCATTAGCAGCGTCTGTAATAACTACGTCTGACAAATCGGATATTTCATGATTAGAAATATCAGATACAGTACCAGTTACATTACCAACAAGACTTGCATTAACAGTATTAAATGTTACTGTATCAGTAGTTCCTACCGATTGGCCGATTGATATAGTTGGAGTAGAACCTTCTCCAGTGTTATTTAATAAACTTACGCCAGTTCCTGCAACTAAAGATGCCACATAGTTGCCCGTAGTATCTGTTCCAAGAGCTACGGAATTAGCTACTATTGTAGCAACGCCAGTATTGGATATTGTAATATCTCCCGATATTGTCGTGTATGTTGGGACTCCTGATGCATTAGCAATTATTATTTGCCCAGAAGTGCCAGATGCTAACTTGGATATAGCAATTGCTGCTGACGCATTAATGTCAGCATCAACGATAACTGCTGAAGATATTGCTGTTAATCCAGCTCCATTGATTGTTATATCTCCAGAAACAGTTGTTGCTGTTATTACCCCAGTTGTTGTGGTTCCTAAGAGAATTTGTCCAGCGGTTGCATTTGCCAACTTGCTATGGGCAATAGCGGCAGAAGTATTAATATCTGCATTAACAATAGTGTTGTCAACAATCATTTCACTTGTTATAGTGCCATTGTCTAATGTAGAAATTATATTGCTATAGTTTATGCCATCATTGGTAAATTGCCACTTATTTATGGATTCATTCCATCTAATTTGGACATTGGTAGAAGTTCCTCTTTCAACTTCTAAACCTGCTGTTGAAGAAGTAGCTGCCCCATCTGTAGAGTTGACAACAATAAAATTATCTTTTATAACGACAGACTCAGCGTCTACAGTGATCGTTGATCCTTCTACATAAAGATTTCCTGCAATATCAACGTCGCCAGTTATCTCAACCTTATCATCAGTTTCTATAACAGATAAATCTTTTCTTAACCAAGACCATGTCGTAGCTACTGGTGTTCCGGCATCGTTTAGGTACCAAACAATTCCATTTACTGGATCAAGAGCTATCTCACCCTGGGATATAGAAGGAGGCATGGGTAAACTCATTTATTCTCCTTTTTATTCTATAATAATATTAACTATTAAAATGTACCGCCATCAAAAGTGATACCATCAATAGATCCACCTGTAATGCTAACATTATTTGAGTTTTGAGTAGCTATACTTCCAAGACCAAGAGTTGTTCTTCCCGCTGAAGCATCTGCGTCATCAACTAAACTTCTACCAAAGCTAGTAAATGTAGCCAAAGATGCTGTACCAGAACCAGTAAAATATGGAAGTCTATCAGCAGCAGAGGTGAGACCAGCTATGGCTGCAAGTTCTGCGTCATAGGCCTGTACGTCTGTTCCTATTGCAAGACCAAGATTTGTCCTGGCTGTACCAGCATCTGTTGCACCAGTTCCACCGTAGGAAATGCCAACTGCAGTGCCCTGCCATGTGCCTGTTGCTATAGTGCCAACTGATGTTAAGCTAGAGGCGGTAACTCCAGAACCAAGAGTGTTTCCACTCAATACTGATGTCCCATTGATATAAAAAGCTTTTTCAGAAGCAAGGTTTAAGTGCTCAGAAGATGTCCATGCGTCTGTTGCGTCAACCCAGTTGAATGTTTTATCAGTTGTGCCTTTAAGGGTGATTCCACCGCCATCTGCACCTGCGTCAGAAGGTGAAGCGGTAGCACCAAGTTCTAAGTTTTTGTCATCAACTGTAACTGTAGTTGAGTTAACAGTTGTAGTAGTTCCATTAACTGTTAGGTTTCCAGTAATTGTTACGTTTCCACCTGCGGCTACGTCATTAAATTGAACATTACTATTAGTTGCAACTGCCTGACCTATCGCAATTGTTGCGTTTGAACCTTCTCCTGGAGTATGTGTAATTGTTACGCCAGTTCCAGCCGTTAGGTCGGCCATATAGTTGCCAGTAGTATCTGTACCAAGGGCAATTGTACCCAGAAGTGCTACTGTTCCTGTTGCGTTTGGTAGAGTAATTGTTCTATCAGCAGTTGGATCCGTTACCGACAGTGTTGTTTCAAAGTTATCTGCGGTTGCACCTTCAAAAACAAGAGAACCGTTTAAATTAAGACTTGCAAATGTTGGAGAATCTGAAGTTGCAACAGCCTGGCCAATAGATACGGTTGCGGTTGAACCTTCTCCTGGGGTATGACTTACTGTGACACCAGTTCCTGCTGTTACATCAACCATGTAGTTTCCGGTTGTATCAGTGCCCAAAGCAACTGAGTTAGCAGCAATTGTTGCAGTAAGAGTTGCATTGCCGAGATTAGTAACTGTAGCGCTACCACTTAAATCTCCGCCAAGAGTAATTGTAAAGTCTGCAACATCAAAATCTAAAGTATTATCAGTATCATCGTACGATACGCTGATGCCAGATTCTGTATTTGAAGAAACCATAGCGCCTACGGCATCTGCTACTGCTTCATTAAAGTCTGTAACAGCTGTTGAAGCTATGGCTATATTTGCTGTTCCAGCTGCAGTTAAACGACCTTGTGAATCAACGGTAAATGTACTTACAGCTGTAGCTGACCCATATGAACCTGCTGTTACTGCTGTATTGTCAAGATCAATTGTAACTTTGTCGCCAGTTCCTGCTGTTGCAGTAAGGCCAGTTCCACCAGAAACCGTAAGCGTATCTCCTAAGGTTATGGTCTGGCTTGTGCCACCATCTCCTGCTAATGTAAAAGATCCAGATACTGCAGAAACAGCACTATCAACATATGCTTTGGTTGCTGCGTGTGTATCGGAACTTGGAGTGGGAACTATTACTGTTCCTGTAAATGTTTTGTTTCCTGAAATTGTTTGATTTCCAGTAAGTGTTGCAAAAGCACCGGGACCAGCTATTGCAAGTACGGAAGTTGCATCTCCGCTTGAATCGCCCTTGCCATAATAAAGAGTCTCATCAACTTCATTAAAAGCTAGTTCTGCATTTTTTAAACCCGATGGAGCACCAGCTGCTCCACTAGTTCTTCTTTTAATTCTAATTGTATTAGCCATTTAAAAGTTTCCTCCATCTGTTATTTCTTTTTCCGGCGCGTTTACCCATGCAGATCCGTTGTATCTCAATACGTCATTGCTGCCAACTGAACTAATAGTAACGTCTGATAGTCCATTTAAAAGCGATTGAGAATTTATTAATGTTTCTACATTAATAATTCTATCTTTTATAGTTAAATGAATTCCAGCTGGATTAATTCCCAGGACTGTTTGTAGTGCTTCTACTGCATCATTTAAGTTTGCATGCTGCTGATGATGAGGCACAGCTCCAGAATTTAAAGTATCTGTAGCTGTTGGATTAATAAAATTATCTAAACCACCGGGATATGAGGTTGCCACTTTTTTTTCTCCTATAAAGATAAAATCTTACTTGCTTCGTTACTCCAGTTTACTGACACCGTTGTTGATTGCGATGAACCAGGAAAAGGAAGCCCTGTAGCTGTGTCTATATATAATAGTAATATTGAAGAAGAATCATTCACTCCAACCTGATATAAAATTGCAGCTTGCAATGCGGTATTGGGTGGTAATGAAAAATTAAAATCATTAGCGTCTACTACCCCTAAAACATTCGTAATATTTTGAATATTTTCAGATCTATAGACTACTGATGAACTTAAGATATCTGATACAAATTGATGTGTATTTTGATTTGGCACATACGTAGAATTGGTAAATAAAACTTTAAAATTATTAGAGGAAAAATTAATATTTCCATTTAAAATATTTTGCTTTGCTTTACCATAGACAAAATTAGCCATTACACACCTATGTCTTTTGAAACAATAATCCTATATTTATATCCAGTTTCAAAATATTCTTTGTTTTCTTGATAATATGAAGGAGTAGCGTCGTTTAATGATGGAAAGTCTAAATAAATTTCTGGCTTCCATGCGTGCATTGAAATAGCTGTTGAAATATTTTCCCAGCGAGATGGCTGTCTTTGTATTGGCTTTCTTTGTGCTTTAAAGTACTTTGTATTTAAAAAGTTTGAAGCTGGACGTTCATTAAATGTGATTGTAACTCTTCCGTCATTGTATGAGTTATCAATATAAAAATCTCCATTAACTGGATCAGCTGAAGAAATATAAAAGTTTGGATTTTTTGCTAGAATTTGAACACTGGAGTAGGCGTCTACTCTAATTGATTTGTCTTCTATTAAAAGCTCTTGGAGTTCTGGTTCATTAACAGAGTTAAAAGGCGGAGTTGCTGGTGCTTGATTGCTTGCTAGTGTTGTGAAAACAATCTTTTCTTCATCAATAGGCTCATTAGCCGCATCTGTGAAATTCTGTAGTTTTATTTCATATTCTGTGGATGCAGATAATAAAACATTCCATGTTAATTTCAGTGTTCTTGATATTTGATTATAATCAGAAATAGTATCAATTGCTTTAAAGGGATTTGAAACAATTGATGGTGTTGCTGCTGTTGTTTGAACAATAATATTAGAATTAGTTATAGAACTAATCTTTATTGTTCTTCCAAACTTTATGGTAACTGTACCAATACCAACTGCAGCACTCTGGATTAGATTTATGGCCACTTTTATCTCCAGTCAAAACTTTATAACATATATAGTAATTGATTAAGCCCACAAAAGTAACGAGGGGGAGTGGCTTTTACACCACTCCCCCTACGCCACAGGGTATCGTAACTATAACACCCTAAGGTCTATTAAGCCATTTCGTTCGTGACCGAAACCTCGTAGTTGCGTGCCAGTCTAACGTTCTTGGCGACTGTGATTCCTTCACCGTCTCCAAGCATTACGATGTCGTAACGCTCCTTCATCTTCATTTGACGAATGTCACGGCTTGGATCATCGAACTGATCTGTGCTCATGTCATCCTTGACAAGAAGTGTTCCCACTTCGTTGCGGTCAATGAGGAAGAGGTCTGACTTTGCAGCAGCTCCGCTTGTCTTTGCTGTAAAGCTAACAAATGGAGAAACTATAACGTTAAGTCCCATAGGAGCAGTTGCATTCAACGCACCGTCAGCAGACTGAGGACGATAGCCCCAGCTTGTATTCACTGCTGCAGCTGATCCGCCAGTGTGGAAGATCGCATCCTTAAGGAATACGGACCACATAAGTGGGTGCAGAATGAAGTCTGTTGGTACATGATTCTCAGCCATGAGAACTGCTGCCATATCAATGACATCGTCCCATGTGATTGTCTGGTTTGCAGCACCGGTGATACCACGACCTGTTGTATCGTCATATGAACCGCTATCGTTGTCAAAAACGACAGTTGCTGCATCCTTGAATCTGCTAAGTGCAATTTGCTCTTTTAGACGAGCCATTGCGCGTCCTGCAGCACGTACGTGCAAGCCGACTATATCCCATAAGGAGTCAGCGATTACTTCTTCGGTAAATGCTAACTTTACACCCTTCTTGGATACTTTGCCCTCTACCTGCTTTGCAAAGGCGAGTGCTTGCTCTGGATATTCTTGTCCTTCTGGGATCTCTGCGGCTTGAATTGCGTTAACTGCTGGGAACTCCAAAGAGCGACCCTTTCCAAGACGTACAGTTGAAAGAAGCGGAGTGACCAACAACTGTGGTTCTGCTGCTTCCTTTAGAGTGCGAGAGATCACCTTTGGAAAGAGTGCTGCTGCATCTGGTGATGCAAAAGCCTCTTTGATAGTGACTCTGTTTTCTCCATCAATGTAACCGTCTTCAGTTAATGCTGTTTCCCAAGCCGGAAGACCCGAGAGGAGCTCTTGGATTGATTTACTCATCTTAGGATTATTCCTCCTGTTTCTTTCTTTTGATTGTTTTTACAGTGTTAGGTTGACGCGGAATGCGCCCTCGACGCCATGTACGTCCAGGTTTGAACGAATACCTAGTTTGCCTGAGAATGCTCCTGCTCTTGTTAATTCAAAAACAGTCTTGAGCGCACCAGGGTCAGAAGGTAGTTGCATGTAGGACAGCAGACCATCGTCAAAATTCGTGGCGAATGTCTCTACTTCGATAACCTTACCCACCTGAAGGTAAGGATTTGTTCCCGCAAGAGCGGTGGTCAGCTTAACTGGACGACCCATATGGTCAGCTTTGACCAAGTCACCAGCAGCCAGATCATCGTTCAATCCGGAAACAATTGGGTACTCTACATATCCATGTGTAATGAAACCAGCACCTTGTGAGGTTCCCTTGTCAAATGGACGGTAAAGATCATATTGTGCAACACCAATTGGCGTTGAATAGGCAGCGACTTGTACGGTGTCAGTTGCGCCAGAGCTATAGTCTGGCGTTGCGCCGTCGAGAGGATCCCATGATGATGGCATTGTGTCACCCCATGTTACTGCTGCAGCTGTGCCGTTAGCGGGCACAATTCTTGAATCACCGTTTGCATCGGCTTTGACAGAAAGGATTGTGCCTTTTGTCAAGACGATTTCAAAACGATCATCTTCTGAATCTAAATACCAGGTTGGAAGAGCGACGCTTGGAAGAAGGTAAGCTGCTGGAGCAATACCTTCAGAAACGACAAATCTACCTGAGCCGGTCTTTGCATATACCTTACGGAATTTTGCTAAACTCATATTAATTTATCTCCTTAGTTATAGTGAACGGCGACCCATAAGGGCATCTACGAAAAGTTGCTCAGCTGAAACAGCCTTTGGCTCAGAATTATCCTCTTCAGAGTCAACAGATGTGACTCTGTCTTCGTCTGTAGAAACCTCTGCTTCGCTAGTGATTTCTGGAATTTCTGAAGTAACATTCTTTTTTGCTGGAAGTTTTGCAACATCCCTCAAAGAGTCTGCTAAAGAAGAAGCTGTTCTTGTCATGTGATCTTTGATCAACTCTTCTCTTTCAGAAACTGATTCTATTCCTGCGGCTATTTTTGCATCAACAACTCTTTCTGCGAGTACCTTATGAAGTGCTGCTTTGAGTTTTTTGTTTTCTTCTTCAAGAAGACGTACTTTTTCCTCAAGAACCGATTCTGTTTGCTCAGTGGCTTCTTCTGACTTTTGGTCATTGAGCTCTTCGGATTCTTGCTTTACGCCTTCTTTATCCTGAATTTCTTCAGGTGTCTCAACTGATTTTTCAGAGTCTTCAGATTCAGCTTTTTCTTCTTGCACATCTGACTGCTCTTTATCTTCGGTTGATACATCTTCTGACTTCTCTTCTTTGGTTTCTTCAACCTCAGAAGTTTCATCGTTGGAATCTTTTGCTTCTGTATTTTCTGCAGGTTCTTCTTTCGCTGCATCGGAAGCTATTGAGGACAGATCTTCGCTGAGTTCTTCTGAAACAGCTAAAATGTCTTCTTGCTCTGTAGAAACTGTCATCTCAGTCTTCTCCTCGTCTTTATTAATTTTATTCTCTGAAGATAGTAATGTACTGTCTTGAATATTGTAATTTTCAGACTCATTTATAGCCATTGCTGACAAAAATGCGCCTTTAACATGCAGATAAACGGGCCTTGATTCTTTCTTTTTCATCTCAGAAAAAATGGACTTCTGCTCTTCTATTGAATAGATTTCTTCTTCATTCATACTTAAAATAAAAGCAGAACTTCTAGCAACCCAATCAGAATCAGTAACAACAGCGCCTTGGCTATCTGAAGCTTTTTTCCTGACACCAGATCTTTGATCAGCTGGTTGATTCACAAATGAATATTCTTTAAAAGAAATGTCTTGCATATCTAAGAAGGCAACTTTACCCTTGTAAACTGCGCCTCTTTTATACTTTGATGCTGGCATTCTGCCGCTTGCATCTGGCTTAGCGAGATCCTCTCCAGTTATTGAGCAAACAGCCTTATTGGCTCTTCCTCCAACTGATCCGGTAAGATATCTTTGGTCTAAAACTTTTTGTGCTGCGATTGGATCTGTAATTGCAATCTGCAGCCTTACATAGGATGATCCATCTTGCTCTTTATCCATTTTAGCTGCCATGACTCTACCAATTGGCTCGCTATTGAGATCGTGATTTAAAATAATTGGCTTTGGATAAGGATCTACCCAAGATTGAAGAGCTTTCTCAAGTTCTGTCGCAGAGTAGTTATTATAGTTCCCAGTTAATCCGCTCATGAATGGCAGCGACTTCGATAATTAAACCTTTGCCGTCATTAAATGATTCGGAAAAATTAAAATCTTTTTCTTTGATTTCAGGGAATTCTACAGTAAAGCTTTCTGTAAACTCAAAAGACATATAATTCTCCATAATTTTAAATTCTATGATATAGTAATATAGTTTATATGATTAAACACATTTATGCAAATATATCAATCTTTTTATGAGGATTGATATAAGATTGATTCTCTAGAATCTCCGTTTTGCATAAAGTCAACCATGTTTGCCTGCCCCATAATATGAGGGCTGTATATGTAGGACGCACAATAAAGATTATATCCTAATTCTGCGCAACTTTTGCTCCAACCAAGATCTTCCCCTTGGGAATGAAATTGGTATCTGGAATTCATATAAGTTTTTTGAGACATCATTTTTGCTGCCATTATGACATCTGACTTAAAATATTTTCCTATTGGATAAGTTTCTTCTCTTCTAGCTTTTTCATATCCAGTTCCTTCTATCCATGTCATTACACTGGGAAACTGAGTATTAAAAGGAGTCATATACATAAGTGTGTTAACGGCATCTGCTCCGTCATTTATGTGACTTAATAAAAGCTCTATTGTATTTGTATTGGTTAACAATATGTCTGAATCAAGACTAAAGTAGGCATCTGGTTTTATTTCTCTTGCTTTATCTAAAAGAGAATTTCTCATAGAAACCATATTTTCATATTTTGCTGGAGTCCATCTTCTTGTACCTTCTTCGTGACTAAAGTGGGCAAGATCGTCTCTAACTTCTAAATCAAATATTTTTACTTCTGGATGAGATCTTTTCCAAGCCTGAAGAACATTGTGGGTATCTTCGTCATCTTCTCCCAGCTCAAAAAGAAAACCAATATCAGATAAATTATACGATTGATTTTCTATAAAATAGAACCATGCTGGCAGTATCCAATCTCTTTTATAGATTGGGCAGGCAATAATTAACATGTTAGCTTTCTAATTCAGTTGTGTTTTCTTCTGGAACTTTTGGCGCTTGCTTTGTTTTAGCAGAGGACTTTACAGGCATTGCCTCTTCTTCTGCTACTACTGCATCTTCTTTGGTGGTATTAGTTTCTTCTTCATCGGAAGACAAAAATTCATACATCTGCTCAACCTTTGCGTGCATTTCTTCTACTGTATCGAGAAGCTGCGCAAGAACTTTAACCATAAAAGTGTTAGCCAAGCGCACCTGTGAGTTGTCAACTGCTTCTACGAGGGCATCGAAATCTTCTTCATCTACTATCATTTTTGCTCCTAATTTTCTTTGTTAGTTTCTTCATCTATCATATTATAGTCTACATTTAGTAAGTTTTCAACAGTAGTTAACCATGACAAATCATCTGCTCTTCTAATGTTTGGAGATGTTCTTCTTGAATTTTGATTAGCTGGTCTAATAACATTTCCTGGACCTCTTCTTGAAGAAGGCAAGTTTCTTTGCCCGGCTGGAGCTGGCTCTTCTTTGTCTGAGTTATCTTGATTTTGCTGTGCTTTATTCATTTGTTTCATCGAAAGTTTAGCTTGATTATTTGCTATATCCATTTGGTTCTTTGCTTGCATTGCAGCGTAAAGTTGATCTTCTTCCAGATCTTGATCCATACCCATTTCAAGTCTTGCTTCAGGTAATGTGATTATATTATTAACATACTTTTGTATTACATGAGTTTCTTTTTTTACTTGAGTATCAACATCAATCTCTTTAAATTTTAAGAAGCAGCGATCTGACTCTCCATCTTCAAGTGGGTTTGAGATTGGATCAAAACCACCCTCAAAAAGAAGTTCATTAAATATATACAAACGAACCATATCAGCAAACTGTTTTTGAAAATGTTTCACTCTATCGTAGAGAGCAACATCTAATCTATCTGTAACAGATCTGTTTCCACCATTCATGTTCATACCAAGATGGTGAGGTGCAACTCCAAGTCCTACTGCAACTCTTTCTTTAAAGTGTTCCAAATAACCAGTTGCTTCTAGGGCTGTATTGTTTGCTCCTATGACTTCAACATTATGTCTGTATGGAAGTATTAGACCACCTTCTGATCTTAGGTTTTCTATTTCAGCTGCAGCTTTTGTTATTTCATCAGGCTCTGCTGGTTGCTCAGGTGTGCCAATTATGTATTTATATAGAGGAAACAATTCTCTATGAACAAGGTTCTGAATATCCTCCTCCATTTGTCTAAGGGCTATTACATCATCTAAAACAGTAGACAAAAATGGAGTGCCAAAAGCTCTTCCTGTTTTTTTGTCTAAGTACATATGTATTACTCTGTCTGCAGCCCAAACTGGGTCTTTATCATTTGGAGAATACGTTAACGGGTCAGTAGCCTGCTGATAGGCTTTTGGCCTATTTTGCTTGTCTCTTAGAATATAGGTTTGTTCTGTTGGAATGAGATAATAACCAGCAACTGGATTGCTTGCGTTAATTGGAGAAATATTATCTGGAAAATATTCATTAATATCTGCTCTTGCTTTCACAATAAAAACATTTGCGTATTTTATAAGTTGGTCAGAAAGCTCATTTAGAAACTCGGAAAAAGGTCTCTTCATCGCTATTTCCATATAGTCAATTCTTCTATATAGATATGCAACAGCTTCTGGATTTTCTCCTACTATCTGCCAGCCTTCTTTCCAGAACAGCTCTTTATACTTAGAAACAGCTTGGCGAACATAGCCATCAGTATCTGTTGCCTGAGTTATTCTATTGAAGTCATAAGGGGACGGCTCAAAAGAGGCCCTCATATCATAATAGAATGTAGAACCCCTAAACCCTAGTGCTAGGGCAGCAACTTTTATACTTTTGCTCAAAGACTTCATTTCGTCTTGAGATAAAGCTTTTTCTTCTAATTCTAGATTGCCAGAAGTAAACGGCAAAAAAGATCTAATACTAGCCATGTGTTTCACCTTAATTTGAATAAACTATTTGTTAAAATAGTACTCAAAAAATAGTAATTAACTAGTTAGCCTGTGAAAGCCCTGTTAGCTCAAATGACTTCTGGAGAACCAAAGACTTTACTGCCTCAAGCCAAAAGACTGTTTCTGACTCAGTGAAGTCGCTCTTGTAAGACAGATTCTGGTTTGTAATTTTAATTTCAATTGCAAACTCTGTTTTTGGTTCAGTTGCTTCTACCTCTGTTGTTTCTGCTGTATTGTCAGACATTGTTGTTCTTATCCTTTTTAATCGGTGTTACGTTATTTGCAGAAGAAAGTTCTTGCATCTGCATTTGAAGTTGCTTTATTGTAGCATCTTTTACGACTAACTCTGTCATTAAAGTAGAGAGTTTTTCTTGAAAAGATTGTATAATTAAATTAACATCTAAGTTTTGATCATTCATGAATTAGATTATACCAGACGAGATTCTAGTTCATCAACCTTTGCCGACAATTCTTGTATAGCTTTTACTATTGGAGCAATAAAATTATCATAAGAAATTTGCTGATATGAATCAGGATCATTTTCATCTTCAAGATTCCATCCCTCAAAAGTATCTGTGTAAAGAGGGTAGGATTCTTTAACTTCTTGAGCGACAAAACCATATGTTTTTTTATTCTTGAAAACCTCAACACCTTCAGAATTTTCGCCAAGATTTCTATAAAAGGATACTGGTCTAAGATTATTTATAAATGATAAACCAAGATTTGAGTCTTCAATATCTTTTTTAAGCCTAATGTCAGAGAATGTTGTTTGTGTTCTATAGGTCATCAAGCCATCATCGGCAACTTGCCATTTATTAGTTCCGTTTGGACCTTCTAAAACTAAAGAGAAAAGCGCGCCTGCGCCAGCATCACCGAGGTTTTTAAATCCTCTAATTTTTGTTACAGTAACATTTGAGGCATCAGGTCCATTAATTCTGACAAAGTTTCCAACATATAAGTTATCTCCAATGTTAAAGTTTGCACCAACACTACCTGATGCTCCAGAAAGGGTTCCAGTAAAAGTTAATTCACCTGTTCCGCTATTTGCATCGGGATTAAAATACATTTTATTTTTTAAAGAAAAATAACCATTTAAATCTAAATAAAATCCTGTATTTGCGTTTGCCCAGTTTCCATAAGGGCCTGAATATAATCTACCTGCACTAAAGTTTATTCCAGCTATGTCTCCAGATGCTGCACTAACGTTTCCTGAAAATGATGCGGATGAACCATTGACTTCAAACCCTGCTGCCTTTATTTGTACAGTGCCATTTTCAAATTTAATCCATTGACTTCCATTATCTGCCCTAAGGTAAACTTCTCCAGCATCGCCTCTGATGAAGCAACTTTGGAATTGAGTAGCATTATTGGGACTTAGATTAATTCCTTTGTAATAATTACTACCAGGTCTTAATACTCCAATGTCAACTCCACCAGAAGTTAAGTATCCAGTAATAGTTCCACCAGATGCATTGATTGTTCCGGAAACATTTGCGTTTGTTGCAACTAACGCACCTGTGTTAGATACTCTAAACGGAGCTGTTGAGTAGTTAAGAATGCCTGCGCCAAGCCACATATTTCCATTATTATCAACATGGAAAGATGAGGCGTCATCGCCACCTATATCTAATCTAGATCTGACTGTTAAATCATTAAATTCAGCTAGGCCATCACCTCTGATTAGCCATCCAGCGGTACCAGCAGAATAATTAGAAGACCTTAAAACAGCGGTGCTGCTAGGTGGAGTATATGATGTTTGTGTTCCAGGTTGAGTTAATATTATTTCATGTGCGCCGATTGTTCCAGCTGTTATCTTTGATGCAGTGATTTCACTAACTTCAACAGAATTAATTAATGTTGGAGCAGATGCCACAAGAATAGTCCAAGGGCCATAGTTGTTGCTGTTGTCTACGGTCCTAACCCTTCCGTAGTAAATTGGGGGAGTAGTTTGGCCTGCGTTATTTACATCTATAACTACAGAAAAAACAGGTGATGCACTATTTCCGGAAAGCTAACCTTGTTGAAGATAAGCTATTAGATTGATATAGCTCATATTCATATTCTTTAAGATCGTTTATTCCAGCAGGATTGAATTTAAACATAACAGACTTTGCGTTACTGAAAAGAGTTAAGCCCGCTACTTCATCTGGTGTTGTTTGATCTGATGGCGTCTCTACAATAATATTTTTTTCAGCTACAACAGAATTAATATTATTGTCTACTGCTTGAACTTTAACGAGATATCTTTTGCCTGGCTTTAGGTCTTGTATGTTTGATTTTATTACTGTCATAATATTCTATTTCCTGTCGATCTAAAACTAATAACTGGATTCACTTCTGCTTCTGCAACATTTATTTCACTATTTCTTAAATATTTTAAAGTATGAAGTTCTACTAGGTTTCCAGAAGATAGTCTATTATCTTGATTAACTATTTCTATCAAGACATAGTACTGCGCATCTTCAAGGGCAGTGTTTTCGTATATTAATTCTACTGATCTAGTATTTGAATATAAGTCAATATAAACATCCTTAACAACTATCTCCTCTGGACTTAAAGATGTTAGTCCAGTAGCAGAATCTATGACTTGTCTTGAGGATTTTATAATATTTAATTTTATTTTTCCTCCATCACTTTGCTTGTACGCATATAGTTTTATCTGTGGACCAGTAAAATTTCCTATAGTCTTTGCACCATTTGTTGAAGATTTAAAATAAGCCCAGTCGGTATTTGCGTTTAGATACGAAAAATTTTCTTGTCCAGCTATATTTTGGTTTGCATATACAGTAACCATATATTGTTCTAAATTAGATATGTCTAAATTGTAGGGTTCTGTTTCATAAAGTGGCGTTGAAGAATTGTATTGACTAATTCTAAAATTAGTAATTTTTGAATAATTTGTTATAGGCAAAGATGGAGTTGCACCAACGTATTTTAAATATTTATTTCCATAATAAATATAATATAAATCATTTATAGGTCTACCAGCTAAGTGTTCTGCCGCTGTAAGAAAATATATTTTTCCATCTTTTACATTAGACCTAACGACTGCATGGGGAGGGGTTGCGCTAGAGTTCTCGTATATAACAACATATTGACCATTGTCGGTGACAGGACTACCCTCTTGAGAATACACCGCATAAAAATCGCTTGACTCAATATCTTGAAACATTAAAGATCCTGCTGGCAAAGTTTGAAAAGGCGCAGAAATATCTAAAGAATACCTTATCGGAGGATATACGTAACTAGGCGTAGCGCCATTAATTAAATCTGAAGCGTAAGAAAACCATGCCATATTATTTATTCACCTATTTCTACATAAGAAATCTGTATAGAATATTTCCTTTGATCTACTTCTTGTATATTTATTTCTGAAGATAGTATAACATCAACAACTGGTCTTCCTCCAGTTAAAATATCTGGAGCGAAAGAATCTACTGAAATACTTAGAAAATTATCAGTTATAGATGAAGCCAAAAGTGATGCTTCTTCTCTATCTTGTGTATAGTCTATGTTGCTTGCTCTTACGTAAGACGATCCATCGGTGCCATCGTGAGAATGGTTTGCTAAGTCTATTCCTGCAATTCGTGCTGTACCAGCTATTTCTATATCACCAGTAATAACTCCTCCTGATCTCATTAAATACTGTGGATGGTGATCTTCCAATAAGTCATTAAAATAACCATGACTAGAGTTAAAAGACTGTGATTTTAAGTTTGTTACAATAGCCTGCTCAAAGTATGGGGCATGTTGATCTTCTACTACATTAACAAATATATTATTATCATATAAGGGATTTATTTTAACAGTAGCTGAAGATTTTAACTGAAGCTGTCTTATATATGATATAAATCTTCTTTGTTCTCTCATTATATCTCTTACGGCATTGAATCTTTTATCAGCATTTATATTTTTTTGATTTAAATCTGCTAAAAGTGAAGCGATATTTCCATTAATAGAAGACGCTGCGTCAACAACTTCTGCTGCCAATTCTGGAGCTTTGACTCTCATTGTAGAAGATAGTAATTTTATCTCCAAAGGGTAGGCTATCATGCTTCTTGATTTCATAGCTGGCCCTAAAAGATTTTTGTAAAACATTTCGCATGTATCGACCATTTCTCTTTTTAAAAGACCTAAAAGTTTTTTTGTTTCAGATTGAAATGAATTTACTTTGAGCGAAAAAAATGCTTCAAATTGTGCTGCTTCGACTTTGTTGATAGTATCCAGTTCGGACTGTGGTAATTGTGGCGGGATGGCTGTGATTTCCTGGGCAAGCTGTTTCGTATATTGCTTAATCGAAATTGCCCAGTAGTAAAATTCTTTTGCAACTTTTTGCTCTGTTTCATCTTCGTACTCGTCTCCTATTAAGTCTTCCGTTACTTCTCTTACGCATGAAATCTCATGCATAAAAAATTCTAAAATTGTTCTAATTGTAAAATAATGACCTATAACTGTTTTGGATATATATGAATCATATTCTATAACCAGTGTTCTACACCCTCTGCATGCATGCTCTTTTGCATATTTGTATTCTGCGTAACTAATATAATCAGGAGCTATGTCTTTTGCTATTGTAATTTCATCGTCTATGTCCGTATTTGTCTTATTTACCACTTCCGACCAAACATGATGGTGGGCCTCTTCTAAAAGAGGAGAAATAGATGAAGACACGTATGTAACAGAAAGAAATTGGTCTATCTCTGCAATTACTTTATGCAGAACAAGTGTTGTGTCAGTAATCTCAGAAATAACAATTTGAGGAGAAATGTTTTGTTGATACGCACTTTTCATATCAGAACCCCTAACGAGGTCTGTGTATTTTCCTAATGGATTTTTTACGTCATCAAAATATCCAATGTGACTTGAATCAGGTGCAGCTTTTGTTATAAATATATCTTGATAAGATTCTGTATTTGGTGTATTTACTGTCATTTTATTTCCTAAAACATTGATCTATTAATTCTTGTTGTTGTTTTTTTTCTTAGTCCAGCTCTGTGAATTTTTAATTTGTCGGCTCTACCAGAAGTTTCTGTTTCTTCTGAATTTGTGACCCTTTGTTCTGGTGGCATAAAAAATGTATTAGAAAAAGACTCTACATTGTCTGCATATTTTGTTTTGCTAAACTCTCCATAGTTTTGAGAAACTGCAAGTAGTGCTAACATCAAAGCATCGTGTGCGTGATCTTGAGCAGAACCTGCTGCTTCAAAAACTGGTCTTCCAGTTTGAGTAGTTCTGACAACAACATAAGAAATAAGCTGCATGTAAAGCTCATCATCTCCTATTGGTATAAACAATTGTTCTCTTTCAAGGTATTGCCTAAGATTATCTACCATAAAAGGCTTAAGTTCTTTTTTTACCATCAACTTTGTGTATGGGTCTCTTATCTCTATGGTCTCTGCAAAGCTTACTCCTTTGACTTTTTCTTTCAAGCCAGTTCTTGGATTCTCCATACCATATTTGTGTAGCAACTCTACCTGAACCTCGCCAAAGCCCCTGTCAACATATATATGTTTTGGTCTAAGCATGTTGTTTAGCTCCGCTATTCTTTCAACTGCTCTAGTTAATGTGTATTCAGATCTTTCTATTTCTTCTCGATGTGAGAGTTTTATTTTTCCTCTGAATTGTGGATCTTCGTAATTTTGAGAACAAACTTCTAAAACTACAATATTTGTTCCAGCTCCATATTTGTCCCAGTCAACACCAATAACATGAAAGCTTCTTGCTGAATTAATAGACGGAGAATAACTCCAACCTGGATCTCTAAAAGCTAAATCAACGTACCTTCTTGGGTAGACTCCTTCTGAATCCTCACCCCAGTCTGCTTCAATTTCATGTCTATATCCCATTTCAGAGTATTGTTCTCTGAATTCATCTTCCTGCTCTTTAGAAAAAAAAGGGTTTGCATAAGATGGATACCAAAACTCTTTAAATCTTGAGTTTCTACACCATTCCCAAAATTTTTCTCTTCTTCCTGTTGGAGTAGATGCACCAATAAGAACTTTATCTGGTTGATCTTCTGCCGTTTTCTGAAGCATTGCATACAGAGCATCTAAGTCGTCTGTATGCATGTAGTCCATTTCGTCTAGGACAATAACATGGGCTTCCTGACCACGAGCTACGTCAGATTTTCCGCCCAGATCTCATGCCAGAAGTAAAGAATCTAATTGTTGATCCATTTGTAAATTGAATCATAAATTGTGGACTTGTAACTTTTCTTGCAATAGAGTTTAAAACAATATCATTTTTTGTTGCTAGGCGAACCATCTCTTGGTATATTAATTCAACATGAGACTTCATTGGTGCGACCACCAGGCATCTGCCGTCTTTGTGAGTATAGCTGTAATGAAGAAGGTAAATTGCCATGGTAAAAGTTTTACCTAAACGTCTTCCAGCTCTTAAAACTTTTCTCAAAGCTGGGTCTCTTAACATAAGAGTTTGATAAACTCTTGTTTCTGCGTTTAAAAAATGTTTAGCCCATAGACATGGATCGTTTGCAATATGAAGCTGTCTTTGTTGTTCGGAAGAAATTCCCATATTTAAAAGTTCGTTGTCAACCTCAAATGGTTCATCTACTAATAGAGCTAGCTCATAATTTGTTAAAGGCCTTCCTTCAACAGGTGTCCCATCAGCCCAAGATATATGTTTTAATTTATTTTCAAAGACCCATTCAATTCTATTAACTTGCCTTACCGTTTCTGGATCTTGGGCTCGCAAAATTTCAATTAGATCTTCTCTGGAAAGAGCTTCTAATTGTTTTCTAAAATTCTTACTTTTTTCTTTTAAACTTGTCATATTATTATCCGAAATGTGCTGACATCATTGATGCTTCAGCACCTAGTGTACTTCTTGCGTTTAGTCTTGAGTTTTGAATTGCCATAACACCTCTTGCCCTGGAAGTTGCTGCTACTTCGTTGTCAACGAATCCCATACCAAAACTTGGTTTATTAATAGATCCTTGCATAGATTTTACAGCATCTCGGGCCATTCGTGCGCCACCGCCAATAATTGCTGTTGATGCCATTTTTGAGATGTCGTAGACAAATGACGCAGTCATAATTGGATTAGCAAATCTCATGGCTCCTTCTGCACCTCTGGCTATTGCTAATTTTCTAAAATCTGCACTACTCCTCATGAGTTGGGCGGAATTTTTAATTCCAAATGTTTTAAGTAGACCTTTACCTTGGGCTCCAATTGATCTTTCGTAGAACTCTCTCTCGGCAACTTTTGTTGCTTCTTTTCTAACCAAGTTATCACTTACATCTGTTGTAAGGGCAACTTGTTTTGCTGTACTTTCAACAAGTTCTGTATTTTTGCCTATCATATTTCCAAGGCCACCTTGTTGCAGCTTTACTAAATCTTGTCCGCTTGCATGATAAGGCACATTGTGACTTAGTTGTTTTCTGCCGATTCTTCTACCAGTATCTCTTTTGACTCCAAAAGATTCTGTAGTAAGAGTTCTTCTTCCAGCATTGCCTCCAGCCCTTGCAACATCTGCTTGAGCTGCGATAATATCGTCAACTGTTGCGGTTAATCCAATTCCAGGACCACCACCAGCTCCAGGTAGGTACCTTTTTGCGATATCGTCTACGGAGGATGCTCCTATGTTTCCTCTTATTGTAGCTTGAGTTGCGTCGTCTAAGCCGCTAAATACTTTAAATAGATCAGATTGAGCTTTTAAAGCTTTTTCTCTTGCAAGTCCTGTTAGATTGCCAGAATAAAGATACCCTTGAGCACCTCTCATGTATCCCATCATGGATTGATTAACAGCTCCACCAACACTTGAGGCTAATGCGTTACCGCTAGCTCCAACTGTGCCTTCTGCTGCAAAGAAAGAAGATCCTATACTTCTATTTATGATTCTACTTTCGCTACCATCTGCAAGTGTTGCGGTATATTTAAAGTTTCCTCTTGCGTCTTTTACTCTGCCAATTGTTACTTTAGAATTGCTTGCGCGAGACCCCATGGCTGCATCTGCTGCAGTATCTATATTTCTTGCGGAACTAGGAACTGCAAAATAGTTTCTATTTCGCAATCCTTCAAATTTAGCTCTATATCTACCGCCCCTACCTCTGACTGAAACTGGATGACCAGTAGGAGAAAGAACTCTTTCTCCACCTTGCATTCCTCCAAATCCAGGTCTTCTCATTATCTGTTCTGTTTGAAGTTTACCTAAAGTAGTTTCTGCAGTATTGAAAACATCCAAACCTGGAACATTCATACTTGCTATTTGTCTTACAGATGTTTGGGCTCTACTGAGTTTTTTTCCAAGCCTTGAAGTATCTTTGCCCGCAGCTGTTCTTTTGGCTATTTTTGTTTCAAGGCGATCCATATCGCCTGCTGCTCTAATTGTTGAAAGAAGACCGCCACTAGCTACTTGACCTCCGGCCCTTTCTACATCATCAGGAGTGAGTCCAAATCTAGCTAAATTCTGTGGACTTCTTCCTATAAATTGACCAAGGCCAGAAGCTGCTTGAAATGGACTATACAGCCCTGCGCCTTCTCTTGCTCCAAATATGGAAACTGAATGGAATCTTCCTCTAGGGTTTAAATTGTTCTTTAAAGAAGGTCTTAAAAACGGAGAACTTGCCTTAACAGCTGGTCCAGTTTCTCCGGTGCAGGGCTGTCATTATCCTGTTGTATCGAGCGTTGCTTCCTCTAATTTGTCCTCGTGGATCCAAATTTGGAGGACCAAGAGCTCCTGCTGGCTGCATTCTTGCTTGCATTCTTGCAGCTTTTTGTTTTCTTAAACCTAGTGGACCGACATAAGAACCTCGGGTAAATCTTCCTCCTGAACTTATGCCTGTTAATTCATTTCCTCTAAATCTTCTCAGTGCATTGTTTCTTTCGAAACCTGCACTAAATGGATTCATGGTATTGACTGGCCCTCTATCTAAAAAGCCACCCTTCATTATTGTATTTGCGCCACGTCTTTGGCCAAGCATCATGGATGCAGTTAGTCCCGGCATTGATCCTGCTATTTTGCCAAATTGAGATTCCTCCATGCCCATAGAACTATATGAAGTTGAGTACGGCATTTCTTGCCCAGTCCTAGGATCGTAAGGCATTAGTAACCCCTCCTAGTATTATGGGCTCCCAAAACTATGTCTCCAGATATATTTAGTCTATTCATAGTTGAACCTGTAGTATTGACAAATGGATTTTGTCTTATTCCCTCTTCTTGATATCCGGCTCTAGCGTTATTTATTCCTCCAGCTGAAATTCCTGCCCCTACTGCAGCTATTCCTGCTCCTGCTAGCATTCCTTTTATTCCAACGGGGCCACCAGTTGCAGCGCTTGGCAATCTTTGCATTAATTTTCTAAAACCATATGAAGCTCCAGTAACTCCTACTCCAGCAGCCATTACGCCAGCTCCTGCAGCTGTAGTCATATATCCACCAGCTATTTGGTTTGCGTTTCCATATAAGTGAGATCTAGATACAGAACCAATAGGACCGCCTATGGAAGATCCTATTAAAGTTCCTAGTCCAATATCAGAACCAACAAAGGCTCTATCTGCTTGAGGGTCATCAAAAGCCACGTCAAAAGCAGAATCCATTACATCGCCAGCACCAGATATTACGCCTGCGCCAATTGCACCTGCAGTTAACATGCCCATTCCAACTTTTCCAGCGGCGGAGTTTCCTCCTACAGCTTTACCTGCTTTAACGCCACCTTTTAATAATCTTTTTCCAATCATATATTACCTACCTGGAATAAAGATGATCATATTTATTTGATCCCATTTGAGTATGATTTATTTTGTTTCTGTCTAAATTGCCAACAACTCCTGCTGTTGCCAAAGGATCAGCTGTTACGCTAAATTTTTGACCTGACATAAAATCTTCTCTATATATATCCTGCCTTGGAGCCCTTGCTGGATCGGTCGGCATAGGATCTATAACTTGATCATATTGATCATCTTCTTTAATTCTTTGATACATATAGTAACCAAGTCCAGCTGCTGCAACGCCAAGACCCGCTAAACCTGCAGGTTTTTTATATTTTTGATATGCTGCCCTTGCTTTAGCTGCTCTGGCTGCTATATCTGATCCATATTTTAATGATTCTGTTTCTTCAAGGATTGCGCTTCTTATTTTTTTATTATCATCTAGATGATCTGAGACTGTAGCAGCGATGTCTTTTGCTTTTACGTCAGATTGTACAGCTCTAATTGCTTCATCTTCTTGAGATAATCCTCTTGCTAATCCAGAAGCTTTTGAATCTTCAAATTGAGAAATGACAAATGCTCCAGGTCCTCCAGCTGAATTTGTCTTCCCAACTATTCTTGCAGTTAACCCAGGCTGAAGTGCTTCATCGCTTCCTTCTCCTGCCATATTCCCAGATCTTTCTAATACATCCATATAAGCCTGACCAACATCTCCAGCCTGCCTTGCAAAACCAAGTCCGCTTGTATGTATTTTTTCTGTCAACTCTTCTACTGCTTCTGTTCGTGATTTTCCAGAAAAATATGCTTTAGCTCTTCTAGCTTCAGATAAACCTCTTCTTGTCATTTCGTCTGCTTCTTCGATTGCTTCATCTGTCGTGTCTGTATCTGCTAAGTATGAATCCATTGCATCAAATAATGACTCTGCTAAAGCAGATGATTGAGCTCTTGTATGTACTCCTTGGCCACCAATGAAAGCATTAACTATAGACTTATCGCCGGCAACACTGGACATACGAACTTTATTTAATTCTGCGCCTACGGCAATTTTATTACCAGATTCATCTATTATTTCTCTTGCTGCATAGCTTTCGTCAGTCATTGCTTTTAGTAAGGACACTCTCTCGGTTGGTTCTGTAGAACCTGGTGCATTTCTTACTGTAACTTGCATTCTTTCAAATATATCTTCATTTGCTAGAATCTTGCTCCCTATTAGTCCTCCACCTTCTTGATCTACTACTTTTAATATTCCTTGACCGCTGAAAAGTTTGAAAACCAAATTCTGTTAGTACGTCTGCATTTTTCAGAAACCTTAAGCTTTCTCCTCCGTATATTGCTCTATCAGCACCTTCTCCAAGTGCACTGTATGCCATTTTTGATGTTCTTGCTGTTACTGTAGAAAGCTCTGTTGATAATGCCCTATGCATTATGTCGGTGTCAGCATAAGGGTTGCCTATACTTGCTGCCATTCTAGAATATGCTTCCAGAGTTCTTTCTTCTGTAGCTTTTCTAACTACAGAACCAAAAGCTTGATCTAAAGTATTTGGAACTGCACCTGTAGAAGCAGCACTTATTGCTTCGTGCATTGCCAGCGTAGGCGATTTCATTCTTGCTGTTGCAGTTAATGATTCTACAAGGGATCTTTCATCCATTGTTTTTATTGAGGCCTCTAAACTACTTGCATCGATTGCCTGCGCTACCGATGTTATAGCACTGTCATATCTACCTATCATTCCCATTTGACCGTAGTTTAATTGAACGCTGAGCTTATCAGAAGCCTCGTTTACAACTGCAGATTGAACACCTGTTATGCCAAAAGAAACTCTTTTTGCAGCAGAACCATCTAGAGCGCTATTTAGTGTACTAGAAATATATCTTCTTGCTCTTACTTCATTAATGTCGAATCCTTTTGAAAAACCAGAATCAGGCCCTAATGCTCTTTGGTCTGATGTAAAGAATTTAAAAGCTTGAGCGTTTTTATCATATCTTACAACTCCAGACATTCCCGAAATATCCTCTCCTAAAGAAGAGCTTAAATCAGATATCATTCTTGCAGACATAACGTCTTCTATATTTGCTTGGGCAGCAAAAAGTTTTTGTCCTTCGTTTGTTTTCAGTAGGTTTAAAGTTTTTTTAGTAAGCTGTTCAACATTTGCTATATTAGTTGTCATTGTGGGAGCCGATGATTTGGCAATTCTAGAAGACGCAAAATCTATAAATTCTTTAGCTTTTGCTTTATTAACTCCAGCCGGTAAGTGGTCTAAATTTTCTGGTCTATAACCTAATTCTCCAGTTTGAACAAACTTTGCAACGAAATGTGCTAGTGGTGCGTCAGTTTCTGCTATGTGAGAACCCCTGGTCATCATGTTCATTAGATCTTTTGCGGCCCTTGAGTCAGGACCATTAGTGCCTGCTTCTCTATATATTAATTCAAATAAATTTGAGTTTAAGCCTAAGTTGTCCATTGCGTTTGGAGTAAATGCTCCTCCGATTTCTTCTGATGCCTGCAAAATGCTTGGATGTACTGCTTTTCTTCTGTATAAAAAGTTTCTTGCATCTGCTTCAAATTTAGAAATATCTTCTGGGTTTGTTGCAGTTCCATCTAGAACGTCTCCACCTATTCCCATTCTTAAAAGTTGCTGCGCCTCTGGGCTTGACATATCTGACCTTGCTGCAGCTATAAAAGAATTTGCTTCATCATCAAAAACTTTTGACATGTGTTGTCTTAAAGAAAAATCTATATCTGTTACAAATTCAGGGTCGTTATATGCTCTTTCTGTAAACCTAGAAACAACATCTTTTAGTGCATCGTCTTCTGCAAATCCCGGTAATCCTTCTGCTGTTTTTATTAGCATTCTTACGTCAAACTTTGCGTTTTTAATTGCTATTCTATCAAATGATAGCATGTGCTCCATTTCTCTTACCATAGCGTTTCTTGCTCCGGTTGGATCAGCAACAACGTCTATCATGGTATCAGCTGAAGTCATTTCCATCATATTTGCACCAACAGACAAAGATTTAGCTCCTGTTGGCGTTTGAATTAGTCCGCCTTCCATTCCAGGTTGTCTAAAAAATAATTTTCTAGTTGTACTACTATCTGACATTGTCATGCTACCAGATGAATCTAAGGTAGCTTCTCTTGCAGCATACGACCTAACTCTTGACTGAGAGCTTACTCCAGTTGTTTCAGTGTCAAGAACTAAAACTCTTTTTGTTCCAGTTGTTGGTGGTTTTCCATAAGGATTAAGCGAACCTGTTGGTGTTACTTGGTTCATAGCAGATTGAAGTTCTGTATGTGACATAAAGTTTGTCAAGGTTTTTGCCATTGCATCTTGTAGCGATGCATTGGGGTCTAAGTTGAAATACATTGAATTCAACATTAACTTAGCTGGATGCATTGCAGCTGGATCTGACATGTCGACATCAAATTTAGTCAGATGTCTGTAGGGGTTACTTGATGGAAGATCTATTCCAGGCATTCCGTATTTATGCATTACCTGATCTAGCTGCAAGGTTTCATACATCATCCCTTGCATTCTTTTTCTTGCATCATAGTTTAATACGTCTAAGTCCATTCGACCTGTGCGTCTTGCTGATTCTACTGCTTTTTCTGTTCCTGATCTTTTAGAAAGATTTTCTGGATTATTTAAAAATGAACGATAAAAATTATGAACTTGTTCATATCTTTGCATAAACTCATCTGGAGTGCCGAAATATACTTTCCATATCAGCTGCTGATCCAGTTATTCTTGAACCACCAATTCCCGATATTCTTCCACTTGGAGATCTACTGTCTCTAAGGAAATTTGTATACATTGCCTCTCTGTTAAGCATTTTTGATTACTCTTCTTCGTTTATTGTTTGTGCGTCAATATAATCATCTTTTTCAAGAGTTCCAAGTTTTTTCTTGATAATCTTTTCTCTTTCGACTTCAATTGATCTAACTTTGTCAACTATGTCAGAAATAGCTTGAGCCGTATCTAGTTGTGTTTGTCCAACTTTTGCTCTTGCTTCTCTTGTAGCAAGAAGTTGATTACGTAAATCTTTTCTTCTTTTATGTAATCTATCTTCTAGCTCTACTGCAAGGTGTAACTCTTTTTTAAGAATTGGATTTCCTTCTTGATCTATTCCAATAATATTTTCTTGAACAAAATGTTCTTTTGCAAGAAGTTGTGTTTTTCTCATGTATTGAATTTCCTGATCAACTAAATCTCTAACCATGGATACTTCAACTAGATTGTCTGGACTAACGTCTAATTGCTCCATGTACTCGTAGGTAAATTGAGAAACCATTGACATTTCCAATGGACATGCTTCACCTTTTGGTGCAAGATTTTCCTTCAACAAAGGACATGTGTTAGCAAACGTGCATTTGTGTGCTTCACACCTCATTGGTATAGACGCAAACATTGATGTTCTTGTTCTTTGTGGCCTAACTAATTCCGAGGCTCTACTTCTTTGCTCGTCTGACCATTCTTCCGGAAAAAATAAATCAGGTCTTAAAGATTCTAAATTTTTTAAGAAATCTTTTTTATCACTAAATTTTTCTACATTAGACATTAAAATCAATCCATTCTGATCCGTTTTAATCCTCTTTCATCGAATGTTTCTATTACAGAGGATTTACAATTGACACAATAATAATCTCTAGTAAGAAGAAAATTATCTTGGTCTGTAATATATTCTATTACGCTTTGCATTTTTGTATTGCAGCGTGGGCACAGCATTTTTATTCCAAATTGGCTAATGCTTCTTGTAAGCCTTTTTGAAGCTTCGCAACAATCTCTGCATTTTGGCCTGCGTTCATAAAAAGACCAACTTCTCTCATTTCATCTGCTGTTAAAAATGAGCTTGTTATATATCTTGCACCTTTGCATACTTCGCAATATATTTCTTTTTCCTCAAAAAAACATGAACATTGTTCTATAATTCCAAAGTGTTCTAAAGACTTTGCAACTTCTAACCATTTTTGTTTAAATAGTTTTTTTGTTTGCTCTTTGTATGCTCTTAGCTTTATTTGATCATTAGACAAAAGTGTTCCCATATCTAAAGATTGTTTCATTAGATTATTAATAGTTTTATATAAAAAATTTGCTAATTCAAAATCTCCATTTTGATTTAAATACATTTTCCAATCACTCACATTTTCACATCCTTATTTAAGCGTTTCTTCCAAGTCCTTTAGGTGTTTGGATCTTTGAAGATGGACCTCTATAGCTTCCGCCTCTATTGTTAGAAGTGGCGGCATTACCCACGCCTAACCCAGCACCTGCTGCTCCGTATCCAAACAACCTTCTATTTCTATTTCTCATTACATATTGACTATCTTCATAGTTTAAAGAGCTGCCAGGAGCACCTCTACCTAATCTATTTTTTGGGTCATATATTGTCGCTCTTAATTGTCTCATTCTAGCGCCTGCATTGTTCATGGAATTAATATCGACTCTTGTTCTATTATTAACTCCACGAACGCCCCTCATTGATTGAACTCCTCGTCCAGTCAATCCGTTTAAGTCTCTACCTCTAGCAAGTCCTCGACCTTGATAGTTCATTGCGTTTCTAGCAGCAGATACAACCCTTTGTCCAGTAGTTCTTGTTCCGGCAGCATTAGGTCTTTCCATTCTGTTTACTATGGATCTTCCTACTACTCCCAGTCTTCTTTGTGGATTAAAAAACCCACTTGCTGGTATTGCTCTTGGCATTTTTTTCTCCTAGTACTTATACATACTTGTTCTACCCTTGGTTAGACCAGAGGTAGTTCTGTTTCTCATTCCGCCAACTGCAGCACCAGCTGCAACAACGCCCGCTATTCTTTTTGCACCTCGTGCTTGAAAAGCCTTATCAAATCTTTGTGACGAGGTTGCTGAAAAACCTCGAGTTTGCTTTAGTCCATAAGCTCCACCCATGGATCCAACAGCGTGTCTTACCCCTCGTGTTCTGACTGTGTCCCCAAAGCCTCCGTGGAGTAGTCATAAGCTGTCTTGCGCTAGATACCCTATTGGATACTATGTTTCCATAGGATCTAAAATTATTCATTGGCATAATACACCTCTTTTAAAATATCTATAGATATAGTAATCTTTTAAATTACTAAGCTATTGTTTCTGCTTTTTTTCTTGGTTTTATAACTTTTAAAATAAAATCTTCATTTTTATAGTCTATTTCAAATAAAGAACCTTTTGGAAGAATGCTCGTTAGAAGTACATCTGCTAACTTATTTTCTATTAAATCTCTTCTAACTTTAGAAATTCCTCTAGCGCCTTTGACTGTATCTACGCCTTTTTCAATTAATCCATCAATTACTTCATCTGTATAAGATGTCATAAAACCTTTTTTGGAAAGCTTGTCTAAAACAACATACATTTCAAGTTCGGCTATTTTCTCATAATGACTTTTTTCTAAGTGATTAAATATTACTGTTTTATCTATTCTATTTAAAAACTCTGGTCTAAAATGTTTTTTAATAGCCTCTAAAGTAACTCTTTCCACCATTGATCTTACTGGCGTTTCTTTAGTTGTTGCTTTTACTTCAACGGATCTCATGAATCCAGCACTTGCTGATGTTAAATGATCTACAACTTTTTCATTACCAAGATTTGTTGTCATGATGATAATTGTGTTACAAAAGTTGACCTGCTCACCTTTTCCATCTGTAAGTGTTCCATCTTCAAAAACTCTTAAGAATGTATTCCAAAGATCTTGATGAGCTTTTTCTACTTCGTCTAATAAAACAATTGTGTTTGGATTTTTCTTTACAGCATTAACTAGTTGACCGCCTTCATCATGACCAACATATCCAGGTGGAGAACCTATGAGTTTTTGATTTTCATGTTTTTGTTGATACTCTCCACAGTCAATTCTTACAAGTTGTGCATCGTCTCCATATAAATATTTATTTAAAGTTGCAGCTAGGTGCGTCTTTCCAACTCCGGAAGAACCAGCAAAAAGAAAAATTCCTAAAGGTCTATTAATATCATTCAGGCCAACTTGAGATCTCTTAAGGGCATTAACCACCTCAGTAACTGCCTCGTCTTGACCAATGATATTGGATTTTAAATAATTTTCTAAATCTAGAAACTTTTGTTTTGTTATTTTTTTAGGTTTTACTTTTTGTTGTTTGCGTTTTTTTGCTTTGTCAAATAAATCTTTTAAAGACTCTTCATCTAAAAGTGAATCTTCCATATCTTTAAGTCTTTTGTCGCTTAACGAATTCCAGTCTGGATTAGACAACATCACCCAAGCATCAATGTCGATTCCAGGATTAAGCATTACGCATCCGTTATATAAAGCTTTAACAAGTTTTTCTGCAGTAATTCTATCTAAGGATCTTAGTGCGTCCTTTACATCGGTCTTCATGTTGAAGATAGCATGTTCCAAAACTAGTCTTTTTGCCGTTTTTTCGTCAAGGTCAGAAAATTTATCAGTTAGGTCTTTTATTTCCTCAGGTTCCATCAGCTTATATTTTACGTACAAGCCAAGATCTGGAATATATATTTGATATATTTTCATTTTAACGTCCATCTACTTAAATTAAAAAAAGAGTATATGGGTATATATATATTATATAGTAATATAAATATCCCCTTAAACGTAAGGGGGAGGGGGGGAAGGGGGGGCGATAGACAATTGTAACGCAGTGTCAAGTCACTTTGCAAGTCAAATCTCTCTTTTCTCAATTTTTTCTATCTCAGGACATTCTTCTGTGCATGGTCCGCATATGGACCAATACTTGACAAGATCCATTGCTGTATGTAATCTTGTCGACAGTAGTTTTACTGCTCTTAGATAATCTACGTTAACTGTATATTTTTTTGATGACATGTGGTTGTGCTCCTTGTTTGATACATGTAGTATACCAAACCTAAACCTTCGAAAGGAATTTCATTGACAACTTTAACCAATCACCAAAATGAAATAAAAAAACTTTACAAACTAAGACAAGATATTAGAAATGCAATATTGGGAAATGATTACTACATTGCAAGAGATCTCAAAGAGATTGAGCTAAAAGTTATAAACAAAATTAAAGATCTAGAACAACAATTAAAAACCATGCAGAAAGTGGTATAATCTGAGTATGTCAGAAAACAAAGAATCCAAAACTCTTGAGTTAGCCATAGCTCAATTAGAACGTCAATTTGGAGAGGGTTCAGTAATGAGACTTGGTAAGTCACAAGCTGCATCATGGCCAGCAATATCTTCTGGTTCATTATCTCTTGATAATATTTTAGGAATTGGTGGATTTCCACTAGGAAGACTAGTCGAGATCTATGGTCCTGAATCATCTGGTAAATCAACGATTGCCCTATCTGTTGTAGCAGAAGCTCAAAAGCAGGGTTATAAGTGCGCATACATCGATGCAGAGCACGCTCTCGATCCAGTTTACATGGAAGCTCTAGGAATTGATCTTGAAGATCTTTTACTAGCTCAGCCCTCATATGGGGAGGAAGCTTTAGAGATTGCAGATAAGCTAATTAGAACTGGCGAGATTGGAGTCGTTGTTGTTGACTCTGTTGCCAGTCTTATTCCTAGAGCCGAGCTAGAAGGTGATATGGAATCAGCTCAGATGGGCCTACAAGCCCGTATGATGGCCAAAGCTATGCGTAAGCTAGTTTCCCTAGCCAATCAACATAAAACGCTTATTATCTTCATTAATCAGCTAAGAAACAAGATTGGTGTAATGTTTGGTAATCCAGAAACAACACCTGGTGGTTTTGCTCTACGCTTCGCTGCGTCAGTAAGAGTTGACGTCCGCAAAAAAGAAGATCTAAAAGATAAATCCGGCGACTCAATAGGTATCAAAGTAAAAGCCAAGATCATTAAGAACAAAATGGCTCCGCCAATGAAAGTTACTGAGTTTGATATTCTTTATGGAAAAGGCGTAGATCAGTATGGTTGTGTATTCGACGTAGCTATACAGTCTGGAGTCTTTTCTCAAAGAGGAGCTTGGGTTTATTATGAAAACGAATCCTTCTCACAAGGTCGTGAACAAGCTATTAATAAACTAAAAGAAGACAGTCAACTTTTTGAAATAGTCAGAGGAAAGATCAACAATGCCGTGTAATCCAATGGTTTGTCCAGATTGCTCGTATCCACCAAATTTTTCAATACTACAACTTCCAATAACATCAGAAGCTCTCATTAAATATGAAATTGAATGTAGAGACTGCGGAGATGTTTGGGTTGAACTAGACGATGAGGCGCATCAAGAAGATGTCCTCTAGTAGCTTTCCTACCCAACAAGAATCTGAGATTTACCTTTGCCTTTATCTCGATGCGATATCAATTCTGAGTCAGTTGAAGTCTTCATAACATCGTCGATATATTTTTCAATACGACACTTAGACTTGGTTCTCTTTAAAAAGACTCCATAGCTTGGACGTAAATCGTTTATTGTTTCTGGATTGGTAATATATATCAATTCTTTTCACTTTCTTACATAAGGTTCTATACCTATCATTAGAACATATAGATAACCGCTATTATTCTTAAATAGATTGTGAAATCAGTAACAATGTTGTTTCTGTTTATTTTCAGCTTTCGACCGACAAAATTTTTTTGTTTTTTTTAGATTCTGGTAGACACGGTACTATATCCGTATAGTTCTTTAAGAAAGAATCTGTGATAATAATATGAATTTTTGGGATATCATGAAAAAATTCCTGACAGGCTACGATCAGGAAAAAGACAAGATGATGGTTATGGAGTATTGCTCCGAAGAAGAAGAAATCATGGGAGTGTTCTGTATTTTAAAAGATAACAGACAAGTTCCTATGTTTTGCTACTTTAACCAAGAACAATGGGAAATGATATTGGACACCTCACTGCTAGCTTCAATAGAGCTAGAGGAGGTAGTCCGAAATATCGTTTCTGATCTTGAAACTGTAGCTTTTTTAAATCCAGAAGATTTCTAGATCAAATTCTGTAGAGAGCCCACAGAAGATGTGTAATTTTCTGATGGGGTGTTTTTGTACTCTAACCACCCTAAAGCCTCTTGTGCGACTCTAGGAGAGTGTGTGAAGGGCAGTAGTGTGGGAATTGACTGATACATAAACCTATCATCACCATCAATCAACATATGACACTGTTCTTCTAGTTTTCTGTTAATAATCAGATAGTTAGTATCTATGAAGTCCTTTTTCATTTTCATTGTTGTTTCAAAGTCAAATAAACAGTTCAACAATACAGCTGAGTCAAATGAGAACTTTTTTAATCTATAAAGTTCATAGAATAGATCAGTAGACTGTCTATAGCCTATAAAGAATAACTTTTTGTATCCTGCCTGATTTAGGTCAAATAACGGCTTTGCCATTTTTCTAGCAGAGATAGTCTTATCTGATTCATTGTACATTTTAAAATGATATATATCATGATTTATTAACAATAGATTTACAAAGCTATTGGACAGTGGTGAGGTGATGAGACGTTCATCTATCACTATGGCTCTATCTTTTTTAATATTAATAATATTTCTTGTTGTGTTAAGCATTTGTGTGGTTGTGGTTTTCATTTTTCTCTCAGCGATCGTAGTCGTCGTAGAAGCCGTAGTTGTCTGCGTCATAGTCGTAATCTGACTCTGGGTATCTTTCATAGAAGTTAGATGATGTGTATGTCTTTATGAAGTCACTTTTTTCTTCGGTCGATTCCAAAAAGTACATGTCTTCTGGGTCATTATCGTTTTGGCTGATTATGTTACGTGGCATTTGTATATTTCTCCTTGTGATAGTGATTTTGTTTTTCGCCGGCCTCAACCGACAGGAGATAATCTATACACCCTTATACGGGTTTGTCAACCCAAAACGGAATAAAACTTATGAAAAGGTATATAAAGTTCATATATGACTAAAATTTGAAAAAATTTATAAGGGGGTAACTAGTAATACATGTTATGCGGTGAACCTCTAACGAGGCCACCGGGGTATGGGGTGACCCATATT